GGACTTTGAACGGAACTTTGGGAAGGACTTTGGGAAGGACTTTGGGAAGGACTTTGGGAAGGACTTTGGGTGGGACTTTGAATGGAACTTTGGGAAGGACTTTGGGAAGGAGTTTGGGAAGAACTTTGAACGGAACTTTGGGAAGGACTTTGGGTGGGACTTTGAATGGAACTTTGACTGGGAGTTTGACTAGGAGTTTGGGAAGAACTTTGAACGGAACTTTGGGAAGGACTTTGGGTGGGACTTTGAATGGAACTTTGGGAAGTAGTTTGACTGGAACTTTGGGTGGGACTTTGAATGGAACTTTGGGAAGTAGTTTGACTGGGACTTTGGGTGGGACTTTGGGTGGGACTTTGGGTGGGACTTTGACTAGAACTTTGACTGGGAGTTTGACTAGGAGTGTGGGAAGAACTTTGAACGGGACTTTGGGAAGGAGTTTGAGAAGGAGTTTGGGAAGAAGTTTGACTGGGACTTTGTGTGGAACTGAGGCTTGGGCTTTGAGTCAGGCTTCCACTAAATGTTACACTAGGAGTCCAACTAGACGTTTCAGCTAGACTTCGACTGGGGCTCAAAGTAAGAGTTCCACTAGACGTTTCGGTCAGACTTTGGCTGGGACTTTTGGTCGGGCTTCCAGTAAACGTCACAGTAGGAGTCCAGCTAAATGTTTCACTCGGACTTTGACTTGTGCTTGCTACAGAAGTCTTACTTGAGGTTATGCTAGGAGTTTTACTGGATGATTCGCCAGGACTAATAGTCAAAGTTACGCTGGAAGTTCCACTTGTTGTTCCGCTAGGCGTTATACTCGAAGTCACTTCAGAAGTTCTACTCGATGTTTCACTGGAACTTTGACTGGGACTTTGACTAAAACTGGCGATAGCAGTTCTGCTAATAGTTAAGCTCATTGAAATACTAGAACTTTGACTGGCACTCTGACTAGGACTTGATACAGGAGTTTTAGTAGAAGTTATACTAGATGTTTCACTAGAACTTTGGCTGGGGCTTTGAGTAGGACTTGATGTTCTACTTTCACTAATTGTAGCGCTGGCGGTTACACTTGAACTCTGACTCATACTTTGACTGGGGCTAGTTGTCGGAGTTATGCTAGTAGTGACACTAACAGTAATACTAGGAGTTTGGCTCTGACTAATACTTTCACTAGATGTAGGAGTTTCGCTCGGAGTTCCGCTAGAAGTTAGACTAGGACTTGCAATCGGAGTTCTACTCGACGTTTGGCTCCAACTTTGAGTGAGACTCGGGGTAGGATTTGATGTTATAGTTGGGCTAAAAGTCAGGCTGGGAGTTATGCTGGTGCTCTGACTAAAACTCATACTGGGGCTTGATGTTATAGTTATACTCGGAGTTTCGCTCGGAGTTATACTAGAAGTTAGACTGGGACTTGCTATCGGAGTTCTACTAAAAGTTACAGTCGGACTTTGACTCGGACTGATACTTATACTAAATGAAGGAGTTCTACTAAAAGTTTGACTAAGGCTAGTTGAAACAGACGCAGTTTGTGTCATAGTTATTATCGCTGATTCGCTAATCGTATTAGTAGGTGTAATACTATTCGTATTTGAAGTTGTAGCAAAAATAGAACTACTTATACTTGATGTCGATGTGGCAGTCGAACTTACACTAGGACTTCGTGAAGGAACTAAATTGACATTTAAGACCACACCAGATGAAACACCTCCATCATCAGATGTAAATTTCATAAACATATTCGAACCACTATTTGTAGAATTTAAAGGAAGAGATGACCCAGACTGGTAAAAAATACGCGGCGAAGATTTGGATAATCCATTAAATATCGCAAAAAAATCGTAGTCTAATTCCGTATTAAACTCAATAAAAGATACTGATATATTCGAGTCTGCCGAAGAAGTTAAATATAAATTACAAACTAAATTATTACCATACTGAGTATTATTATCATTTGTTCGAATAGTATATCTACTATCTGTATTAATAACCAATGTTCTACCATTATCTACATCAGAGCAAAAATTAATATCCTGCGTGTATCCTGAAAACAAACCAGATAGTAGAATGAGACTTTGCAAGATCCTTAGCATCCTACCAAGTGCTGTGAAGAATAGAATATAATCTACCGCCTACTGCAGGACCAATTCTTCGACCATTTTCCATTTTTAGATTTGTAATATCATCCACTGAAGCCAATAGAAGTGCTTCCCAAGACTTCCATTTTTCCGCGATTTGTTCGGCTATTTTTATACTAATTCCAGGACAATTTATTAAAGAACCTATCATAAAAACTCTCGGATCATTATTATTACTTTTCTTTGATACATGTATATTTTCGGATAAAGTAATTTCATCTGTTCGAACGCCAAAACTCTGGGGATTATCTCGCCATTGCTCTACCCATGATACTATTAAATCTGAAGTATCTTGACTATTAAGAGTATAAAATACAGGTATTTTATAATGTAATTGTAGACGCGTTATTAATTTCTTCAAAGTATTTCCTTGTAGTCTAGAATGTTTTCCCTGTTCACCTTCTAGAATATATGCAATATTGGCTTGTTTGTCTTTACAGAAACTTAATAGGCGTGCTCTTTGATCCCTATAACGTCCATCCAAGAAAGACGCTTCGAAATCAGCAATAGTTTTCCTCTCAATTACAAGAGAACCTTGTTGTAGATGTCCACTCGCGTCTGTGCCAATGATAATATCTCCAACTTGTAAATTTTGTATAACTGGACAATATTTCGAAGCCTTTATAAAGGGTGTTTCTTGTTGCCGCGGTTGAAAATATCCAAGTAATTCATTTTCACGATAATCTATACAGAGGTCTATACTTGACATTTGTGTAAATTAATACAATAGTATTTAGGTTAGTTGTGTTTTTCTATTATGATTTATGGACGATGGAAGATGAATATTAAACTTTTTCTTAGAGAGGCAAAATACACATTGAATTGATCAAATTATCAATCATTAAAAACAACTCATCCTCTGAAAAAGGACACTCATGTGCATACAAATGGCAATCCGAAAAATTTAAAGAACGTAATTTTTTTATAAATAAACTAATATTATAGTTATGTCGTGGGAAATCGAATCGTGAAAACCCTGTTTCTTCGTCTGTCAAAAAACGGTAGGATTCAGGGTTGAAATGTTTCCATTTCATAAAATAATTATAAAAAAGTTCTTGATCTGTAAACCAACCTTTTCCGCCGTGAAAAGAATCGTATTCATGATGAAAATTTTGAACTAGGAATTTATGAATGTCTTCAAGTCTATAGATATGAAATATTTCACTCCAAATATTTGACGGTGCCACATTGTAACACATATAAATTTGGTTAGTAATTCCATAACCTTGTCTATAATTAATAAATATATCATCTGGCAAATTCATTATAGATTCTGAAAAATAGCTTCTGTTTCCAGGTATCATATCAATATCAGTTATTAAAACTCCGTCCTTTTCACCTAATAAAGAAGGCCATAGAAGCCGAATAGTCTGTGCTATATAGGACGTCGGTAATCCGAACGGAGGATTAAATTCCACAATATGCTGGTTATATTTCTTATAATTCTCAGGTAAACACCCTATAAATACTATTACAATTTTTATCGAAGGATAGAAATAATTCCAGGATTTTATAAAAATTGGAATAAATCTTGAGTATTTTAAGTCACATGCCGTCAGAACTGTAGATAATTTCATGATTTAGATTATAAATTTAGCTATTGTTGTTATATTTTTATCTCATCTTTAGACCGCTAAACACATAGATTTCATAATTTTTAATAAATATTAATTATACTACATAAAGCATTAATCATATATCAATCTAAACATACATTTATTTAAATGAAATTAATCACTAATTATAATTCATTTGAGCCATACACAGGTAATTTAGTTTATCACTGTGTATGGTTTGGAACACATCTTGATCATCATATTCTATCAATATCATCGCTATTGTGCACTCAAAAAAATCCGTCTGTTATTTTATGGACAGATAATTCATCATTCAAATCCCTTAAAAAACTTATTAAAATATTTTCAAATTACGATTTTACAATTAAAATTGGAGAATATGATGAATGTTCTCACTATGATTCAATAATATTTCGTGCAGATTTTTGGAGACTCCAAATACTAAAAAAATGGGGGGGTATTTATTTTGACTTGGATATTGTATTTTTAAAGGATATTTCATGGTTTGTGAATTATGGTCCAATAGTAAATGAAGGATATAGTTCCCATAAAATATTTAATAATTCTATTATGTATTTTCCGAAAAATCATTTTGGTTTAAATTATTGGCTTGAACAAATAGGAAAGGATAGTCTAGGATGGAAAAAGACATTTGAAATACAAAAAATAAGTAATAAATTTGGAGCCGACATGATTCCTAATTCAATTACAGATCGCGGCTGGACTCAACTAGGTCCTTCGTGCGATGATTTCTTTGACAAAATTGGACTATCTCCCGACACTCTGGGGAATTCTTTATTATATCATTGGCACAATCGTTGGAATAAATCGTTACATAAAAAGGAAACACTTGTGAATTTTTTTTGGAAAAAATTTGTAGAAAATAATTTTCTAATAGATATGACTTAATACCAATCCATCTTTGGATATGTTGGAGCAAACATTCTCTCAAGTCCTGGCGTCCATTTTGTATAATCATTTTTATTCATACGTGTTGTTGGCCTTGGCTCAAAAAAAGGATCAAGACTTGATGATAATTCATTCACCGTTTTGGGCACCTGAATGGTCTGTTCACCTCGTATTTCCTGCCGAGTCGGCTCAGGCATCTCGTCTTCCCATACAATCGGCTCTTCTTTCTTGAATACTTCCGTGATTTCCCAGATATTTTGTCCTTGGTGACTCGGTTCAATCACTGCAACCTCACCGCGCTTATCGTATACTTTCTTGACCAAACCTCGAACACGCTCAAATGGTGTCTCCTTTTTACATTCTTCTTTATTTTCAGCCAATGGCTCAGGTGAATAGGTTGCAAGTATTTTTTTCTCTTCATCTTCAATAGCATCCATATCAGGAGGAACCATAGATTTCCCAGATATATTATCAAACATACTTAAATCCATCTGCGGATTATTAGGGTCTGTTTCTGCCCTTTGCTGATTTTCAAATGCCTCTAATCCTTGCTGAAAGACAGCGGAAGAAGGGGGCTGAACCGACCAGTCCAATGGATACCGGAACATCGCATTGGAAATTGCACGTCGCCCTATTTCACGATTCCCTTCATTCGCAAATACCAGATTATATTCATAGTCATCAACGGAATTAATAGGGTTGGTTTCATATGGAGTCTCTGGCGGTGCCATCATTATTGAATCATTTTCCTGACGAAATATTTCACAATCTTCGCCAGTGCATAATTGGGATGCCACTGGACCCTGTGTGTGGCCACTGATAGCTTGTCCGCCGCCACCCATTCCTCCACGAAAATATTCTCGTAGATATTGACCAGTCATAAAAAACATAATGAGAAATGAAACAATTAGGACTATAACTATATACATTCTATATCGACTCTATAAAGTCGTTCTGACCCTATTCTGACTTCAGAAGATATTCGTAGCACTTAATAGAGAATGCCTCGCAGAATTACGCGAAAAATACGACGGCCTAGAGCGGTTCTAGGGTCAATAATGAGCCCTGTAAATGTTACAAAATCCTCTGAAATTACTCCTGCATTGAAGAGAATCCGTAATGCTCCAATTACACTTATATTAATTTATGCGAATTGGTGCGGTCACTGTCACAGTTACATGCCATTCTTTGATAAGATGGGCAAAGTATCGGGACGGACAGCCAATACCGTCAAAATCGAAGAGAGTGAATTGAATAATTTTAATAAAAGTCTCAAGCGAAATTTCCCAAAAGCAAAATCATTAGAAACCGAAGGATATCCCACGTTACTAGCGGTAAGTCGGGAGGGTGAGGTCATAAGCCCATTGCCAGTTGTTCGCGAAGAAGAACCCAATACAAAAATGATACGCTCTGTAGGAAATATTGCAGCCTCTATACCTGAGCCAAAATCCAAGCAGAGTCAGACAATAATGACTCCGAATATAGCGCCAAAGTCTGTATCAAGTAGAGCAGTTGACATTTTCGAAACGGCAAATGATGTAACTATGCCTGAAATTAACTTTTCAGAAAGAAATTCAGCGTCGGCTCCTGCCCCTGCCCCTGCCCCTGCTTCTTCTTCCGCGGCCATTTTACCACCCAATGTCTCAGGAGATCTCTCTCCAAAAGTCGAGCAGACCACACGGGAATCTGAACCACTTCCTCCAGTGCCAAGTCGACTTGTAGGTGGAACAGGATTATACGGTGCTCTAGTTAATGCGACATATCAATTGGCACCCGCTGCCGTTCTCACTGGCATTGCGACAGGCATTCCGCGTATCCTCCGTCAAACGCGAAAGAATAAGAATAGTTTATCGAGGAAAAGCAAAAAAGGCGGGCGACGTTAAGAATGTATTTTACATCCATAAAAATTTGACTTCTTCGGCATGACCAACGTCGTTAAATCGAATATAAGATATTGCTTTGATTGAGTAGCTAGTAAAATGTCAGATAATTTGGTATTTCACTTGCTTGATATTCAAACGCGTGATGGATATGTGACCTCTGAGAGTAAGACTTCAAAGGAGGTTATTTATGAAAGCGATGGCGATATAGAAGAAGATGCAGAATTTCGTCCGTGGAATCGCCGCATTCGCGGAAAAACCACGAAATTCGCTGGAAAAGGAAGGAGAGAATATACTGTCCACTTATTTGGAAATACTGCGAGTGGTCAGACTGTTCGCGTGGACGTTACTGGGTTTCGTCCATACTTCTATATTAAACTGCCATCAGAAGGGTCGTATAGTGATGCGAAAAGGGAAATCCAGAATTATATTGAAGGTCAATTGAGCAACAAACACAATGTTGGCGACGAATTCACCTATAAAGTCGTTAATCGCCGCGATTTTATTGGGTTTACTGGTCGTCAGGATTTCATGTTTCTGCGTATCTCCATGCCGAGTATTTCCGCGTTTCGGGACTGCCGTGGTCTGTTTCTTGACAAGGACAACCGCTCAGAGACACGGAATCGTCTAGGAGGACCATGGGAAGGAATCACTCCAGCTGTATACGAGGCCAATATTGACCCTATGCTTCGCTTCATTCATGATACTGGAATAAAACCATGCGACTGGGTCTCCGTAAAGGATGCTGGTGACTTTCTGGATGATGCTGAAAAGGGTGAATTGCTCGTCTTGGATGCGGATGTCTCAAGTATTGGGCCAGCTAATAGCGGCCCGAATGGTGTTCCGACTGCGCCGTTCCTGAAGGCATTTTGGGATATTGAATGTTATAGCGAAACAGGTGACTTTCCCGTGGCGAAACGCACGTGGTCGAAGGCGGCCAAAGATATTCTATTGGCGGTTCGAGACGGAAAAATTACGCGGCCAGAGCAAATTCATGAAGAAATTTCAAAAGCGGTCGATGGAAAATCCGCCGCGATTGGGCATATTCTTTGTGAACCAATCACCAGCAAAGGCTCCGTTGCTCTCAGCAAAGCTGGTGAAAATAGTTTGATTCTTGAAGAAATATACAATATTGGAAGAGGAAGTGCTCTAGATATTGAAAAAGCAAAACATAGTATCTCTGATAAACTTAATAAACTCTATTCGACCACGAATAAAGCCCTAGTTCTCCGCGGAGATCCTGTTATCCAGATTGGAACGATTTTGACACGTGGTTCGTCGGAAACTACTGAGCGTCATTTATTTACATTCAACACATGTGGTGAAATTCCTGGTGCTGTTGTGCATGCCTTCAAAGATGAAGCGGAGATGATTGAGGAGTGGTTCAAGTGGCTCGTGAAAGCGAACCCAGATGAACTCGTTGGCTACAACATATTTGGTTTTGACGAGCGATATCTATGGGAACGCTGTGAAGTAAATGGATTAACCGATGATGATTGTGCTGTTCATGAATTATCTAGACTCTCTGACCAAGGTAATAAAGTAAAACTTTCTGAAAATAGACTAAGTAGCAGTGCACTTGGCGACAATTTCCTTTATACCTGGACGACTGCTGGACGTCTCCAGGTTGATTTATACTTTTATGTAAAACGTAGCGGAGCTTCGCTGACTTCCTATAAACTAGATGATGTTGCTAAACATTACATGTCTGGAAAAGTAAAGGCCATACAGGTGCACGCGGAAAGTCAGGAAATCATTCTGAATTGCGGTGGAGCGGTGGGAGATGTTCGTCCAGGCCGCTTTCTTCAACTTATGGATGATATTGGGGAGAGTGTATGTGACAAGATTAGTGTTTTGCGGGTTGATTTGAAAGATAATAAAAGTGGAACAATTGTATGCTCGGCGACAGACTTAACAGAGGATGAACATGAAACAATTGGACATGGCACAAAATGGGCTATTGTAAAAGACGATGTATCACCACAGGATATTTTCCGACTTTGGAGAGGAACTGCAAAGGACCGTGCTCGAATCGGCGGTTACTGCGTTCAGGACTGTGAACTAGTCATGGAGCTGTATAAGAAGTTGGAGGTATTTAATAATTCAATGTCGATGGCAAATGTCTGTTTGGTGCCGATCTCTTTTATCTTTATGCGAGGACAAGGGGTGAAGATTGAGTCACTCATTTTCCGTGAATGTGCTGCGGCAGGAACACTAATTCCCGTTTTGGAAAATCCACCTCAAAATATTGAAGGTGTTCCAGAAGAATCCTATGAAGGTGCGATTGTTCTCGACCCTGAACCTGGGCTGTATAAGGACTCACCTGTGGGGGTATGTGATTTTGCCTCTCTATATCCGAGCACAATTATTAGTGAGAACATCTCTCACGACATGTTGGTATGGGTGCGAGACTACACAGATGGCGGTGACTTAATAGAAAATGTATGGGGCAGTGATGAATATTCCGAGTGTGAAGGATACGCCTATACTGATATTGAGTTCGACTTGTTGAAGCCTGACCCTGCCGACCGCAGGAAAAATCCTGAGAAAATCCGCTGTGGGCGACGGATTTGCCGATATGCCGAGCCTCTAGATGGAACAAAGGGATTATTGCCTGAAATTATCAAGAAACTCCTGGCGGCACGAAAAGCGAAGAGAAAGGAGGCCGAGCGTGAAGAAAATCCCGAGAGAAAGAATCTCCTCGATGCCGAGCAACTTGCCTATAAAATAACTGCGAATTCACTTTACGGACAATTAGGCTCTAAGACGTTCAAAGTTCGCCTAGTATATTTGGCGGCAAGTGTAACCGCATATGCGCGAAAGCAGCTCCTATTCAGTAAAGACTGTATAGAGGTGTTTTATGGACCAGGCGCGGGATTGAAGAATTGTTCGGCAGCTATCAAATATGGAGATACAGACAGTGTATTTGTAGAAGTGAATCCTCGAAATCCCGAGACAGGTGAGCGACTTCATGGACGTGACGCGAGACAAGCTGCGATTGATTTGACGGAGGAGATGGGGCATTTTATTACGCAAGCATTGCGTGCTCCTCATGATTTTGAGTTTGATAAAATCTTTGATCCACTTCTCATGTTTAGTAAGAAACGTTATGCTGGTAAAATGTATGAGAGCAATGCCGATGATTTTGTTTACAAATACATGGGTATTGCGCTAAAACGCCGTGATAATGCGCCGATTGTAAAAACGGTATTTGGCGGGGCCATGCGTGAATTGCTTGATAGGAATGATGTAGCAGGGGCTGCAGAATTGGTGAAGAAAGTGTGTGATGACTTGGTGGAAGGACGAATGAGCATGGGTCAATTGACAATTACAAAGTCTTTGAGGGCTGAATATGCGAATGCGAATGGTGTGGCTCACAAGGTTCTGGCAGAACGAATGGCAGCACGCGATCCTGGAAATGCTCCTGCGGCAGGCGATCGTATTCCTTATATTTACATACAGCCTGCTCCAGGGCAAGTTGCATCGAAACTTCAGGGAGATAGGATTGAAACTCCTGCGTGGGTTCGTTTACACGATTTGAAACCCGATTATTCCTTCTATTTGACGAATCAGATTCAAAATCCTGTTTGTGAAATGTTCGCCATTGTTATTCGAGATTTGCCTGGGTATTCTGCTGAACACGAATTACTGCTCAGTAGAATTGATAATACAGAAATGCGTCTTGTGCGCGCTGCGGAAATTGCGTCTGAAATATTGCTGGGACCTGCACTCGCAAAATGCGTTGCGGCTGCGAGAATGGCGTTTGCTACGAAGTTCTTTGGCGCACAGTCCAATTCTGTGGCAAGTCGGACTCGTCTAGCGACACAAAAAAGAGCTGCGGAGAGTGGTCCAACTGGGGCGGAATCCATGCTGAAATCTGCAAGTGTTCAGTCATCTATTCATTCATTCTTTAGTAAAGGAGGAAAAGAGAGCAAAGAACTGGAAAGTAAAAATATAATATCAATGGACCCATATTTGTATGATTCGATGATTGTAGAAAAAATTAACAAACAGCGGGCTGAAAAGAAGAAAGCGGCGGCAGCCGCCGCAGCCACGACAGCATCTGGGGCCGCTGCTCAGGGAAAGGTCGTCATCAAACGAAAAATCAAGTAGAATTTGAACAAAGTAAATTTGAACAATCTAAAAATTTTATAATGTATATAATAGATTGTTCATTTGATTATTCAGACATTCAAAAGTAATTGAAAACATGGGACAGCAAGAATCAATGCCCATTTTCAATTTAAAAATAGCGACGGCAAAGGAAGGAAAAAAATTATTGGATGAGGCGGAGTCAATAGATAATTATAGGGGCCGAATCGCGAAATCAGAAGTTGAAAATAAGGCGCGAAGTAGTCATAATTATTTTCCTCTTGGAGATAGCCAGTTCAATAAAGAAGAAACCCAGAATTGGCTTGATTCATTTTGTATGGAAATAACGCAATCCAAAGAATATAGAGGGTTATCCACATATTTTATCAGGAATAAAATCAATATTTACATTGTTAATTTACAATTCTCGGCGGATGGTGGTATGCCTCATACTAGACCTCTATCTGGCAATCGCGGTTTGATATGTTTTCCTGGCGGACTTCGTCTTAGTAATTTGGAGAAAAAGACATTAGTTCATGAATTAATCCACGTATCGCAAAGATTTAATAATAATTGGTTCAAAGTATATGAAAAAAATTGGCAAATGAAACCCTACAATGGAAAAATACCGAAAAAATATAATGATATAATTCGATATAATCCTGATACCTTATATGCGGGTATATTCTATATTTATAAAGATAAGTGGGTTCCTTTTGTAGTGTATAACGACATTACAAATCCAGATATTCACCAGACCCATATAAAATATCTAAATGTAGAATCGCAAGTAGTATGGAATAATCTACCTGATGAATTATCTGTAGACCCCATATTTGGAGAGCGTCGAATCACCACCCCTATGAAGGAGCATCCTCACGAGATGTCAGCCTGGATGTTTTCGGAATCCGAAAAATTCAGTGATTTACCTTTTTTCCCCAGCATATTTTAGGAAATTACGGAACTTTCATTAAAAAGTGAAACTAAAAATAGATTTAAATGATATAGGAATTAATTATTGTGGTTCTCTATGTAGTTCTAATTTTTTCACTAATGTATTTCCTCAAATTCACCATAGCCACAAAGAAGATAAATGGATAGATAATTCAAACGTAAGTTTAATATTTGAGGATTTTATCGATAGGGGTGCCTATGGAGCATTAGCACTATGTAGAAGATTAACGCATGGTGATTCGGGTAAAATAGTTGATGAATTAGTTTTTGCTAAAATTCCAGCGAGGCCATTTTTAACAAGAGATTGTTTATTCTGGGAGGCATGTATTCAAATGATTGTTCGAAAAACACTGACGAAAGCTGGGTTTAAAAATGGTGCACCGCGTGTTCGAGATATTTTTGAATTGCGCGATGGAACTATTGGATATACAATGGATATAATAATTGGTGCGAAATCATTTGATGTCAAATTGCGCGATTCTGACAAGAATACTTTTTTACAATTAATTATTGAAGGTATATTTCAGGTTGCTTCAATGATAAGTATATTACAAAAGGAATTGGGCTTTAATCATCGCGATTTACGAGCTGCGAATTTACTTTGTAGAGAAATTGAGAAAAATACACCTACAAAAATTATAGTTTGGGATGAAGAAACCGAAGTTAATTGGCAACCTTCTGAATCATTTTCAAACGAAAAAAGAAGTGAGAGGAAACATGATATTGAAGTTCATTCAAATATGGAATTCACTCTCATTGATTTCGGCTTTACAAGTTTTAGTAAATACCAAGATTGCGATGGATTTCGATTAAATGGACACGTATATAGCCCAATAGACCCTTGTCCGAAACCAGGTAGGGACATGTTCATGTTCTTAGCATTTCTTTTAGCAGAATTTGGTAATAAAATGAATAGCGAATTGCGGAAATATTTCAAAAAATGGTTACATACCAGTTGTGGTCTAGAACTTCCACTACGAATCGCCAAACCTGGCAGGGGTATATATCAATTTCTGCGGAAATATGGCTTAAGAGGGGATAAATGGATTTATTTTATTTCAGGAAATGTTCATTTATCGCAAATTAGACCCACGAATGCGATTAAAGTTGTGGCAAATTTACAAGGATTATAGGAGAGCAATAATCATAGTTTCCTCTAAATGGCCGAGGAAAAAAAAATAAGTATATCTATCGCTAGTGGAGCAACTAGGCGTAAAATGATGGGGGTTACAGTGGGTAGCACAGTTGAGCCAGGTGATAATGAGACAGTGGTTCCAGGTGAGGGAGAAATAGGATATATTTACTTCCTACGCACAAGAGAGTTTCGTCTGCTTGGTCGCCCTCTCTATAAAGTCGGGCGAACTACACAGGTGCCTGATACCAAAATTCGACGATTACAACAATATACGAAGGGGAGTGAGGTAATTTGTCTAGAGAGGTGTGATGCTACAGCAGTAAAAATAGTCGAGCGCGAGATAATGAGGAGATTGCGAGCAATTTTCCCCCCTGGGCCCGATGGTAGTGAGGATTTTTATTTGCCTAATGCGGAAGATGTTTTTCGCGTCCGTGAATTTATTCATGAAGTTGTCATGGAGGCTGAAAAGGGCGGGTCGGCTGTCTGGAGCGGTTGGTGATTTCTAATTCAAAATTGGCTCATCAAAGTCTTGAATTACATCCCAGAACTCGTCACTACTAAGAAGAGTGGCTGGTTCCTTTGCAGCCAGATTTAGAATACAGGAGTCCCACGACCAATGGCCAATCCACTTGCCAGCATTTGCTAGGCAGTCATTTTCTTCAATGACTTCCCAGCAATTTCCCCAGCCATCCATCCAGACTTCTCCGAACTGGGGAATCACTGTCTTTAAAGCAATCCAGAGTTCTTCTTCATAGGGAAGGTTATGATGTGTAATCCATGGATATGACTGGCTGAATGCTTCATAATCTAGTTCCTCTTCAATTTCATCCAAATTCGCGTCATCTTGAAGAAATTCGTAATACATTTGTGACCAAGATTCTACAAAATCAGTCTTAGCCCAAAATTTCCATTGCCAGATGTGAATTGTATCAAGATGTTCCCAGGTTATTCTGAAGGGAGAATCTGACTCAGTGTCGATTTCTTCCGACGAGTTTAGTTCGGATATACATGATACGAAAGACTCAGTATCATCATCCATTAAATCACATTTCTTTATTGCATCTTTTTGGACAAGTGCAGTCGTCGAAATTGTATTCGTCTGCGGGACAAATTCAGACAAATTTCGCCAACAATTTGAATCTGTTTCCCAATACTGAACTATTTTCCAGGGATTTCCATTGACTGAATGATATCGATTCCTCTTAATTTTTGCGATTTTATGTGCTCTAATAAATTCCATAGGATTCTTAAAACGTTGGTTGAGACCGAGCTCATTCGTCTCTATCATTCCGTTTGTGATGACTCCATACAGAGTGTTTATTTTTACATTACGAATATAGGCTTCATGGCGAACCTTTGTTCCGTTTGGAAAAATTGTGAGGGAAGGCATTTTACACTGTGAGTGGGTGAATGATTACAGCATCGGTTGTATTTCAATTTTTGTATTTTATTATTGGATATTTGTTTGTTGTTTTTGTTGTTTTTGTTACTTATAGTAAAAAATTTATTGGAATGTAAGGGGCTTTTTAAAATGAATACATTAAATACCAGAGCTAATTCTTTCACAACCAGCATTTTTTTAGGCATCGGAAAATATAATTAGCATCTACATTAAATTCCATATCCTTTGTGACAAGTTCGGCAAGAGAAAACCAGCCAGATTCGGTTATTTCCGACATGTCATTTGGATTTAGGACAATTTCGGTGTCCGTTTCAAAGAAATAGTAAATACCTACTTTAAGTTTTGCGATGTCATTTTTCCGACTAAACTCCTTAATAATAATACCAGTCTCCTCACTCATTTCACGTTTAGCACATTCTTCAGGAGTTTCTTCATTTTCAATGTGTCCTTTTGGAAGAGACCACTTGCCTGTTCTTTTTCCACGAACAAGTAGAATTTTTTGATTCGTAGTAATTGCAATAACACCATATACTTTGTGAGAATCTTCGATTTTATGACAAAAGATACGAGACGAATCACGAATCTTATTGTAAATAGTTAGATACTCAATAAGTTTATCGGCCATTCTGATACGATGCCTTTAGCTTTAGCTATGGCTTTAGCTATGGCTTTAATCAAAATTCTTGTCTCCAAAATACGACTCAATTTTTTTAAAAAATAAATTATTGGACCTTTATAGGTGTGTTTTGATGGCCTGTTGTCTTCCGTTCCTATTTAGTCAGAAAAATACCCAGATTGTTTTAGAACAAGTTTCCCAGGCTGTTGAAATAGTAAATAAAGATATCAGTGACATAGTCAATTCCGAAACAAAAAACGTTGAAGAAGTCGTAAATAATGTCGTAGTTGTAACTTTAGAGTCATCCACTGATGTTTTTGTTGAGAATTTGGATAAAGATAAAGAGGATACTGGGGCTAAGACTCTGGCTAAGGTTGAAAATGAGATCAGTGAAACTATACAAGAAGTTACAGGTGTGATTGAGAATAATGATGAGGCAATTGAACAGAAACGCGCCGAAGAGCGGCAAAAAATAAAAGAGGCGGTTCGTTCAATTGTGCGGGAAGCAGTCGGAGTTACACATAATTCTGAATAGGGGTGGAAATAGAACTTGTATTTGATTCTTAGGAGTATTTTAGAATACTCTTAAGAATCTCAGGAGTCGGAATCGAACCAACGACCTAAGGAACACGGTTTAATAGAAAATCTACTACAGTCCTCCGCTCTACCAATTGAGCTATCCCGAGAATGCGCAACAGGTGGATTCGAACCAACGACTTCCTGGTTATGAGCCAGGCGCTCTACCTCTGAGCTATGTTGCGTCGGAAGCAACATAGCACAATTTGCTCGACGATAAGTCGCGCATTCTGAGCTATGTTGCAACAGGGGCACCACGATGCCCTGTATAAGGTATAGAAAATTCTTTAGACTGTTTAGATATGGATGTGCCTGGACTTTATGATAAATTGTATGTAAATTCCGTCAGATCTCAGCTTTATAATTATTGTAATATAATACTCGTTATCAATCATATACGAAAAGCATGTATAGTTTCTATTCGGCCAGAATTATTGGAATCCGTCAGAGACATTCTAAAACCGTATAATATCATCATCAAAGAATATATAAAACCAGGAGTGTATATACTTTCATGGATATCAGGAGCATATGATCGTATTATTGAAAAAATTCGAAAACTTAATAGGAAAAATAAGAATTTTAATGTAACAACAGGTCAGATTTTAGGATATTTAACACCTATAAATATAAAAAGTTCAAATGAACCAGGTAAACGTTGTTTTCTGTCTGTTGATATTTTAGTCCCAAAATCAACAAATAATGCTCCTACAGATAATATTTATAATATTGCTCTAATGCCTCAGCGTGTGCTAAATATAAATGATGATGATATAATGGAATATTATACACCCGCCTATAATTTTTTCCGTGGGAATATGAATTCTTTTTCGGAATTTATTATAACGGATGTTCAAATTGTTATCACAAAACACACTATGAGTGGAGGCAGAAGGAAAACAAGAAAGTCCCGTGTTTTATATTAAACCGTCGCTTGGTCCGCGGTAGTCTACATTTCATAAAACTTCAGGGTATTTACCTTAATACTCTGAAGTTTCCAAATAGGAAGAAAGTGCTGCTGACGGGAATCGAACCCGTATCACTTCCTTGGAAGGGAAGCATTCTACCACTAAACTACAACAGCAAATGTGCGAGGAGTGGGATTTGAACCCACGCGGATTTCTCCACACGAACTTAAGTCGTGCGCATTGACCAGACTTTGCTATCCTCGCTATGAAGTTCTATGAAAACTTCATAGCGAAGTGTGCCTTCTGTGAGAATCGAACTCACGACCTTCTGTTTACAAGACAGACGCAATACCACTATGCTAAGAAGGCTGGAGCGACTACTGGGGTTTGAACCCAGGACCTCCCGCTTAGAAGGCGGGCGCACTTCCAACTGTGCTATAGTCGCTTATTTGGGAACGAGTGTTCCTTCCATAAATTACGAAATTATGGAAGGGACACCACTGGAGGGACTCGAACCCTCGACTCTCGGATTAAAAGTCCGATGCTCTAACCAACTGAGCTACAGCGGTAAACCAACTACTGTAGCAGGGAACTACAGCGGCGTAATTTTCCTATACAGGGAATTGAACCCTGTCCTCTCGGGTGAAAGCCGAGTATCCTAACCATTGGACCATATAGGAATTGGGTAAACACCCAGAAAATGGTCGTTAGCGGGATCGAACCGCTGACTTCCGCCTCACATGCATAGCGATATTGCTATAAGAGCGATGCTCTAACCAACTGAGCTAAACGACCTCGAGGACCACGGCTGTCATCTCCACCGCGGCCTATACTAGTATCGGGTAGCATCTTTAAGTCACTTTTTTATCGACCACTGCCAGGTGAATCATAGAGTGCAAACATGCCAATATATAGCCAAAGAAGAAGTATCAAAACAGACCATCCCATTGGCTGACCTGCCAGAAACATTGCCCCCAAACTTGCCAACACTACATACGACATGTCCACAAGAAGTATACCCGCTGAGAAAGGTATATTTACATAATCTTTCATCAAATCAACAACCTTGTTATAACCTTTCGGTAATAGTGGCAAAATTATCTTAGCAAAGGTAATATCATGGAACATCTGAACTCCAACTACAGACGCCAAAAATTTCCAGGGCTGCCATTTACCACCTATCCAGTTTGTAATAAATTGAGCCAACACAACTGCGATTGCCAGGCTTAAAATATCAGCCGAATAAGCCGTAAGACCTAAGGTAGAATACCAGCGATTGATAGGAGAAGAAGCTGGACCTGACCTCTTCCATATAAATATCCCAGCCGTGTCTACAGCAGTAGAAGCAGCTAATATAGGAAGAAGGAATTGTAGATTTGAAGGGTCTCTTATATCTACAAGCATTATTCTATCTACTAAATAGAGAATGTCAGCCAGTGCAACTAGGCGATCAACCAGAAAATCGGTGCCCGCGGCTTCAGTCGCTGCTACATCAGTGGCTGCGGCAGCAAAAACGCCGAATAATGGCAAATCCGTCACAAATAAATCGACTGGGAGGAAATTCAGTTTTAATTATGACCCTACAATGTTCAATAAAGAAGACGATTGTATTGATAACCCTAAAAGTGAATTTTGTAAAGAAATTGTTGCGAAAACCCTGGCAAATAGTAACTTATATCGCCTGGAAATACCCGACGACGGGAACTGCTTTTTTTATAGTATTCGGGCATGGATATTACTCAATAAATATAACGGACTTGCTGTGAATGGAACTCCACTTCTAAAAATGAAACACGGTGATATCAGAAAATTCGTTGTTGCTTATGGACAGGCTAACACTGTCGTTCTCCGTCCGTTTTATGAATTTAACAATAATTCCCTCACTAATTCTAAAAAAGATGAACATATTCGCGACGCTCTCGGGCAATTGAAAAAAGACAAAAGTTGGGCACTAGGCGCTGGTGATTATTTACCGATTCTCGCAGCAGAGGCCCTCCAATTAAATTTACATATATACAACTGGACCTGGCGCTCAAAAGAACACGGAGAATATTATGAAATTCCGATAATTGTAAATCCAGACCTTCCCATAGCAACAATTCTACGTATTAATAATAATCATTACGATTTACTAATGCCATTAGAAAGTGCTAAAGAAAATGTTATTAATAAATTCAATGAAATTAAAAAATCAATCAAAACTGCAGGAGGCCGACGCTTAAATCGGACTCGTAAAACTAACCGTTTGTAATTACCAATTGTTTCATTCGCTTGAAATAATCATTCTCTATTAAGTCCTGCTCAGCTTTTCGGCGCTGACGTAATTCTTCACGGCGACGCACCTCGGCCTCTGAGCTCTGAAGCTGATCCATTTCCGTTGCTGAATAGGGATCTGGCGCCCGCTCACGATTTGCTCGATATTGCTCCAGAGTTCTCTGCTCCACGCGAACATCTGCAACTTGTCCCGAAAAGGTATTTTCTTTGGAATATGCGTCTCGCAAATCGGTAAATTTAAATTTATCATTTGCTGCAGCAGTAAAACTGTCTGGGCGTCCTCGGCCTATCTCTGTGCCAAGTTGTGGAGCCATTGCTAGTGCCATCGCGCTCGGATGTAAAATGACATTTTGGTTAGTTCCAGCCGCAGCGGCCGATTTCTTTGATGATTCCTGGAACATGCTATTAAACACATCGCGATTAAATTTTCCACTGAATTTCGGTGTTTCTTGCTGCGTATTTTCGGATTTCAACCAATCTCCATAACCATCTCCGTCGGGATCCGGTATATGTGTCTGCTCAAACATCCGATTAAAAGCATTCATGTCCAATTTCTTCGCATTCAGTCTAACTGGCTCAACATGCTGCCATTTATCGGACTCCGTCTTACGCTCGGACTCAAGTGCCGCGGGAGCTTCCACTGTTTTCAATCCACGTTCTCGACCTCCTGCGACGCGTAATAAAATTTCATTCAAATATGCGTAAGCTCTGGTCACTGCTTCAAAGAGTTGATCATTTCCACCCTTATCAGGGTGGGCCTTGAGGGCAGCTTTCTTATAGGCCGCTTTGAGTGCTTCTGGTGTCAATGCAATTTCTTCTTGAATGCCTAGCACTTCCAAACACGAAGAAAAATAATTGACTGCTTTTTGCTTCGGTGTTTCGGTAATTTGTTGCCACGCAGGAACTGTAGTTTCTTGGTAATCGACAACTTGATTCTGTGTAGACTTTACAGGAACATTATAGGAGGGATGTTGAGATTGAGGAACTGACTGTGTTTTTGCTGGAAATTGGGGCTGTATGTGGAGCGGCGGATTACGGCTTTGAATAATAGGGGCTGGCAACGTCTGTGCTGGGAACTGGGGTTTAGGTGGAGACTGGAACTGAATCTGGGGTTGCTGGAATGCATTCGATGGTAATTCTGCTGGATTTTTTCCAGATTGGACCGTAGCAACATACTGGAGGAGGAAACTATAAATTCCTGCTCTCTTGGCTGATGCAACATATTCTTGTCCCTGTAAACATGTCTGTATCATGTTAGCTCGTGTGGACGGTTGTTTTATGCTTAAAATGTTCGCGTAGATTCGGACATGGGATGGATCATATGCCTCCAAACTTACTCCTTGACCCATCCAACACTGTTAGAGTTTACTCTATAGGGTGGATTAATTATTATCAGATGAACGCTGTCGCGATTTAGTTTTTTCGAATCGTTGGGCTGTTGGCTCATATGTAGAAGGGAGGGGGTGTGAGACAATTTCCCGTATTTCCTGTATAGTCGGTATCGGTATATCAGCCTCGCATTCCCAGAAAAATCGTTTGCCCTGGGAAAAGAAAGAATATCTTCCTGGAAAATACCAGGGTGCTCTCTCAAGAAATTTTTGATGAACGGGACATGATATTAACCACCAGGACTCTATAGGAAGGACCAATGTTAGTTGCTCTATTGGCTTGGGTGCCTGGGACGGCTCGGATGCAAGGGGCGACTGCCTTTTAGTAATAATTTGGCTAAATTCGTATGTCTCCAGATACTTTACCAGCCAGGACCACAACGGCGGCGCATGCCAAGGATAGAACCACGTCCATCTGTCCGTTTGGTCAATACCTGTATAATAATTCCACGTCCAGTGTAGACCACGGACATATTCTCGACAGATAGTTTCACGACTGGCCCCATGGAAATAGAGTTGTAAATAGATTTCCTGCCAATCCCTACGTAGAGTCAGATGATTTTCCATCAAGCGACCTTCGTCCTCCCAGACCCTTGCCAGTGGCCAATTCTTCTCTCCCAGTCCTGTCTCCACCCCTATCGAGTCGCCAAGGGAAATTTTCCTAGCAATAAAATGCTGGATTCGCTCATCTTCGTCACTGGCAAAATTGCGAAATAATTTAATTAAACCGCGCACCCCAGTATCTTTTTCAGAAATAGTGTTGAGAACCTGACATAGTTTATCGTGTCCATCTTCTCGTAGTTTCAGTGAAAGTCCCGATGGTAAAAAATCATTTCCAAGTATTGTCATAGTAAAGAGATAATTATCTATCCATTGTCTTTTACTATTAAGAGACCTTTCCAGAGACGGAATATCGAACCATACGAATTTCTCCTCCCCATCCTCCATACGCACGATTTGCCCGTCCTTGACCTCCTCGCGAAATAACCAGACATTCCCAACGTATTTTCTATTAAGCATGGAGAGCACAATCAAATCCGCGTCCAGGCCGTATAGGGCATTATTTTTTTTGTGCATACCAGCAATTTGGTTTCGCCAGGCATTCATCACTTTGTGTTCGCCTTCTCCAGGTTCATCCACGCCACTAAATATATATTTTTTCCCAGTGAATTTTTTGGAGTTTGCCAGTTGACTACATAGGCGCATCATGAAATCCGTGCCTGGTGTAATGGCATTTTTGTCCCAAGAGTCCAATCCACCCTGTCCAGTCCCTGCTTGCCTGCTTTTTTCCCAGATTGCTTTGAAACGGCGCTGCCGCTGTTGTCGCATTTTCGCCAGAGGAACAACCCCATCGACCCCTACGAAGATCCCCTCTGAAGGCTTCACTAGTTTCACAACTCGTTCAAGGTAACTTTCTACAGATTGAATAAATCTATTCTCCCAACTCCTGCGAGAAATTTCATCGGAATTGGCATTTTCTGGGTATTTCTCAGTATCATTTCTTTGTAGGCAATGATATATCATACAATTAAAATCAACCCAAAGCCAGTGTATTATTTCTACTGGCTTTGTGCTTTTCACAAGACCTTTTACTTTATCACATAGCCTTTTGTAATATGACGGTATTCCCATTTCAATTGTCGAATCTTTTAAGATATTACGAAAAATCTTTAGACCTCATAGGAAATGGCCTCAACTGCAGTATCGCAGGCCGAAAAATCTCCGTGGGATTATGCCTACGAGTTTTTCGGTGGAACATTAGCACCCGTCGTCTTCGAGATTCAGCGACTATTGCCTGACTCACTCCTATTTGGAACTCTCGCAATGTTTATCTTTACAGGAAATACTACATGGGGAGTTCTCTTGACCTTCTTGGTTGAAATTATGCTCGCACATGGACTTCTGGCAGCAGGGTTCCAGGCCTATCAGGGTCCCCAGAAGGTCCAAGGTCCTCTCTCGTGTCGCCCTGGTTTCCGACATCCTCGATTTGATTTTACACGATTTTTCATACGAGATAGGTATCCGTCGGTGAGCACATTCTCTCTAAGTGCGATTGCCACATATTTTGGACTCACTATCAATTACTTCTCAGAAACACTGAGAGCCATGGGGCCAGAATGGGCTGCCCGTGTTACGGTTGCCTATATTTTCATAGCACTTTTTGTCGTTAGTATTCTGGGCACTCGTTTATTATATGGCTGTGAGAGTAAATCGGAACTTCTAATTTCTTTAATAGCGGGTCTGCTCATTTCCGCACTTCTGTTCTCAATCAATTTCGCCATGTTTGGCGCAGAGGGAATAAATATTCTTGGATTGCCCATGCTGGTCGATAAAACCAAAGAGGGAAATCCCATTTATATCTGCACAAAGCAGAGCTCGCTCTAAAAATTAATACCATCAATCCAAATAGGGAATGGCGCTCCATTCAGGTCAAGTAGCAGGAGCCACAGCAGGACAGTTTTCTTTTTTCTCCTTTTTCGAAGATATACGGACATTTCTATTCGGTGGAATAAGCACTTTTCCATTGACTATTGCTGGGACATTTTTATTAATTGGTCTAATGACGGCGAACTATGCTTTTCTTTTTTTTCTTATTGGATTTTTAATAATAGTGCCTATTACACAAGTGCTACTTAATTGGGGATTCGGAACTTTATTTGATATTATAGGCTTACCATCAAATATCTATAAAGTATATGATCATGATTCTTGTAATTTGATCTTACCATTTCAGTATTTTGAATCATTCTCAGTTCCTCGCACACGCTCGGACAAACTTATGACAGCGGTGCCAGGATTATGGACTTCAATGATTATATTCTTTTTCTCTTATTTAATAACCAATGGCGTAGCATTATACACGAGAGAGAGCGGGAATCCTGGTGCCGATCCTAATAAAGTGGGTAAACGGAAAAGTCAGGCAATGACTTCCATTATTTTGACGGCATTCCTGGGGGTGGTTTTCATAATATTCCGTTATCGTTTAACAGGTTGCGACACCCTATTAGGACTAGCAATTGCGCTGGGATTTTATGGATGGCTGGGATACTCCTGGTATATAGCTCTTTCAGGAATCGGTGAAGATCGTCTATCCGATTTGTTTGGCATAGCGAATCGATTGTTGGACCCAAATTCAACGGCAGATCAGCCTGTTGCATGCGTGCCTATGCCCAAAGATGGCGGACAGGTTCGGTAAAATTTGAAGAACATATGTTGATTATAATGCGCAAAATGACTGAATACAGAGTTCCTAGACTCATGTGGGAGGCACTTGAATCTTCTTTGTTGATTGCAGGTAAACGTTTTGTAAAACGTTTGGCGGTTGCTCTTGAAGTTCCTGAAAAGGAATTGATTCGTGAAGTGTTTAAAAAGGATGATGTGAAGGTCTGTATTCATGACTGGACTGATGAAGAATTCATGTGTCCTTGCTGGAAAACACATGGTGAATTATATATACACTGTGAAAATGCGAAAGTATGTGGACAGGAAACATGTCGAGAACATATTGGGGTGGTTCCACGAAAACCAAGTAATGAACTTAGTAGAGTTGGTTACTTGATTAGTGAAGACGGTGACGGAGACGGTGACGGAGACGGTGACAACTGCTATAAAGCACCTCTTGAACGTCTAGTATTTTATGAAAATCTAGGGCGCGTGGTTGGAGATATCGCTGATCTGAAAAATATCGCCAAAATCCAGGCCAAAGAAGGCAAAATCTCTATAGATGAATTTATAAATAGTCTGAAAGGTTATTGTGATCAAGACGGTAATCTTAAGATTGTGGAATGAATGAAAAAATGCGAACTTTTGAATAAATCATTTTTATTAAGAAAAATAGAAATGGCTTTTTCTTGTGAATCTGCCGCAAAAGCAAAACGGGCCGTCGCAGTATTCCGAGAAGGGCCTGTAATAGGCGAAGTTATATGTGAAGAAATCGCAGTAGGTTTCGGTCAAACCCATCTGAAAGTCAGCGCCGTATTCACGAAACTTCCACCAGGACCACATGGATTTCATATCCACCGCTCTGGAGACTTACGTGGAAAGGGATGTATGGGAGCCTGCGAGCATTTCCACATGGGTCCTCCCGCTCCTCATGGTGCTGCGCCAGGCATGGACGGACGTCCCAGACATACTGGAGATTTGGGCAATATATCACTGGGGCCAGGTGGTTCTCCTTTTAGGGCAGTGTATTATCTTGAGAACGTTCGCAGCGATGATTTGTGGGGTCGAACTATAATTATCCACGCAGACCCTGATGATCTTGGTAGAGGAAATTTCGCCGATAGTGCTACTACGGGACACGCAGGTGCGCGTATTGCTTGTGCCATATTTGGACGTGCTGACTAAATAGAGGAAAATAGAAGTAGATACGAAATATGCCAAGAAGTGAAAATGCTAATCTAATTATTCCCAGATTATGGCTGGGAAATGCCAGAGCAGCTCTCGACGATGACTGGTTAAGAGCGAATGATATTACTGTTGTATTCAATTGCACCAAGGACATTCCTTTTTCAAGTGTTCCTCGAACAAAATATAGATTACCAGTGGAAGATAACTTGAGAGATGAGGAGATACGGAATATGACTTTATGGGCACCTGAGACTGCCTATAAAATTCTTAGGGAATACTTTGCAGGTCGAACTATTTTAGTTCATTGTGCCGCAGGTATGCAGCGTTCTGCTGCGGCAGTCGCCTTTACTTTGATTATTCTCATGTATCCAATAAAACACGAAGAAATAATTCAATTTATACAGTCACAGCGGCCAATAGCTTTTACACCTAGCGCTAATTTTCTACCTTCTATCCAGGCCTTTGAAAATTATTATCATAATGAAATCCAAAATAAAATAAAATTCCATGGAAATGCTAATTAAATATGTAGTAAATTTTGGACGGATTATACAGTGGTTCTAGTTGTTGATTCTTGTTTTTATACATATTTACAGTAGGAATTGAATTATCTTGCGATATTCCTGAAAACCATCCTAGACAATTCGGTTGATTATATCTAAATACATGGGGCATTGAGGTATAGGTTGCTACTATATGTAAATCCTTATGGTCTTCATATCTTAGAAATTTCATATCATGATATGAATGAAATGGATTCAAATACAAAGTAACTTGTTTTACTGGCGACGGCTGCGACGGCTGCGATGGCTGCGACGGCTGCGATGGCTGCGACGGCTGCGACGAAATTTCAAGTGAATATATGGCAGATTTTCTCAAAAATATTACATTGGAGGGCAGTGGGCGACAATAAATTCCATCAGGATTTCTCTCTTGTTCCAACTGACCTTCCAACCAAAACACATTATCCCAGTTTTTTGAACAATAGTGAATAAAATCGTGTGTATGTTTTGCCTGAATAAATCCTATGTCACCAAGTAATAAAAGAATCTTCGAGTGCTGAACAGGTGTAATTAGTTTTTCCCAGGGCTTTGAGAAATAATTTTTTGGGTAATCATGAAGAAATAGTCGGCTGGCAAATTGTAATATACCAAGCGGCATTTTCTATTATTTCCTGAATTCATTTTTAAACTGTGCTTAATAGATTGGTGTCCCATGGGCCCAGAATATTCTCAACTTTTGCCAACCCTTGGGGTGCTTTATAGTGAAGTAATATTATCACTTTATCCAATTTTAATAAAAACTGTGCCGACCAATTTATTTAGCCAGTATTTAGCCAGATTTTTGGTGTTCCCAGCCCTGGCGATCGTTGTGGGAGGGTTGGGCGATTTTTGGAAAGCGTGGGGAAATCCAGCCGCAGCTTTACAGAGTATATTATTGGGCGGATTAAATCTGGCACATATTGGATGTAGTTATTATGCATTTGCGAATTTGTTACCTGGTGTAGCAGTTAGTCTGTTTTATCTTTATCCCATATTTAATATACTCGCTGGCAGATTATTTTTTGGAGAAAAACTTACTTCCTGGGTAATTCCGATTCTTGGCTTGGCATTTTTAGGAACAGTTTTGTTGGCACAATCTGCCATGGACACCCAGGATAGTCCTGGCACTGGCACTGGCACTGGCACAAATTTCCTAGCCATCGCTGCCGCAATTGGGGCGGCGCTAACCGAAACAGCCATTTTTGTTTTTGTAAAAATGTATCCCAGGGAAAGCCCATATTATGCTGTTCAAAGTCTATATCCTACAGGACTCGCTGCTCTAGGACTTGCCAGTATATTGAATAAAAATCAGGCCCCATTCAATCTTGACTTTTCAATGAAAAATTGGAAATGGTTGCTCGGATTTAATGCACTACTTGGATTTACCGGTTATACGAGTAGATTTTACAGTATGCCAAGACTGAGTTCTGCCATCTTCTCTATATTAAGTTTTGTTGGAGTATTGGCATCATTTTTATGGGGGGTTGTATTTCTGGGGCAGAAACCTACGCAAGGAGGACTAATAGGGGGTATGTTAATTGCCTTCGCAATCTTTCTATTAAGAACTACTAGTATTCTCTAAATGCTGGTGATATTTTAACCATGATTCCCGAATAATTCTACGACGTTCTTCAGAAGATAATTGCTGCTCAGACGCAGGGACTGGCTCTGGCTCTGGCACTGGCACTGGCTCTGGCTCTGGCTCTGGCGCAGGGACTGTTTCCAATTCAAGACTTACTTCCGAATTCATTCCTACATAGGCAAAATCAATAAAATCACCTGAAATATTTTTTAATTCCAGAATTTCTCCCTCTTCAATAATATTTCCTAATTCAACAATTCGAAATTCAAATACATCTCCCACCTTCAAAATTCGTCGCTCAGTCAATGAAATTTCTATAGCAGTTCTAAGATCAACATCAATATTTTCAGCAATGTTTACTTTAATTTTACACGAATGAACAGGCTCGATTGTCAATAAATCTTGCGTGTTGTATTCCAATTGACAGTATAATTCCTCATTCATATCGCCATGATAATCCAATAAATTCCTGTATAGCCAATCAGGAACATATACATCTTCTGGATTATCACCATGGACACCACCGAGACATGCGATTATATTTTTGGAGTTCTCGAATCTACTAATTTTTACTATATAGTATGGTTGTGTCAAAATCTTGGACATTAAATCAGAATAAAGTGTGCGATGGACTATAATATTATCTGTGGAACTAAAATTTATAAACTCAGGAGAGCAGAGAGAAAGAGGTTTTACAGTAACAAAAGACATTTTTTAATTAATATATCTACTAAATATCAGAATATAATCTAAAATTCTGTTAAAATTATAGTGAAGTAGAGTAGAATCAAATTTTTTATCTAGAATATGAATACACCTGCTTCTCCCATATCAACTTTACCAAATTCATCACAAAATAAACCACACATAACAAAAATAGGGAATATAGCGAACACTGCAAACACCGCAAACACCGCAAACACATTGAAAGAATCTATTACTGAAGAAACAGAATCTATATTAACTGTGGAAAAAAAATTAGAAATACCAACCACAAGATTTCTATGTTTTAGTTATAATTTTAATGAAATTCAACGTCTTGATTTCCTACTTGACAATATTTCAAATTCACGCGAAATAGAGCGTTTTGCTATAAAATCTCGCTACATACACATTTTAAGAAATATAGATTCACGAGCTAGATTATATTCTAGATTTTATCACGGAGGCCATTTCATAGTTACAGTAGGTTCACTAATAGTTCCAGCCTTATTATCAATTCAATTTACTTCAACTAATAGTTTATCGCAAACTCAATTTCAAGAAATAATTTATTGGACAACATGGGTTCTATCTCTCATGGTTACAATAGCAAACGGAATATTGACTCTTTTTAAAGTGGACAAAAAATATAATTCCCTCCAGATTATGTTACAAAAACTAAAATCTGAAGGATATCAATTCGTCTCGTTGACTGGGCGATATTCGCACAAATCCCATGGAACAAACTATAATCCTTATGATTTACAATTAAATATGTTTAGTTACCAAGTAGAAAAAATTATACAAAAACAAATCGACGATGAATACTATAAGACATTAGATGGACTGCCAAATACCACAAATTCACAAAAATCGACAGATGGTATTAAAAATGAGGAAAAACATGCGTATACAATTCAAGAACCGACCGAAAATGTGTCAAATACTCCTGAAATTCAAGATACATCAGCATCCACGCCTACACCCTCTGATTCCAAAAAAAATATTTCAAAGATTGAAAACGCCGTGAAAAAATATATTCACAGTAGTAGTAGCAACTTTTCGGATCAAAATTCAAATAGAAATACACAAAATGATATTGAAATGGGAATTAAAAAATCAAGGCCAATTGTTTTATCTGCAATGAGCAAAAGAAATTAAATAGTCTATTAGAGAGAGAAACGATCTACTCCCAAATAGAATGCCTCGCTGTCAGTGTGATAGGAAATGTCGACTACCGCCTTTAGAAGGTAGTCCTTTCTGTAAAAAACACCAGAACTGTAGGAATTTTTCACCATTATCAGGATATGAGCCAAAATACGAACCACAGAAGTTCAATAAAACTCGCAAAATACGGGAGTCCCACAATTGTATGGCCTACTCATTCGACTATATAGATATGCCTGATAAAGGACTATGTAGTGAGGAACGGTGTGACGTTCCTTTTCATCAACCAGGATATGCCTCAGGTTATCCTAAATGGGATAAGATTCGCACAAAAAGATGTCCTGAGCTCATTGCTAGACTTCGTGGAGATATTTCTGAACTATTGATACCAGTTACTTTTGAACAAAAATGTCCAAAAAATTTTTCGAAAAAGGGGGTGATGAAAACACCTAATAATAAAGATTACCATTTTGTTCGGCAGGATAATAAAGGATACTGGTCGCATAAACCTGGGGGCACCGAAGTTACTAATTTGGATGCTTCCGACAGACCCATCGTTCGCCCTGATTTGGCCGACTGGGATTATACTAAAAAAGGCAGTGATCTTAATTATTCAGTATTCTGTTCCTATATGTGCGCGCCTGATCCCAAAAAACTTCACTTTAAACGCGGAGGAAAAAGACGGACTTTAAAACATAATAAAAAAAAAATAGATAACTAATATGAAAAAGGAGAAAAATTGAAATGACACCTAAAATAAAGATAAGTAACACTTATTTCAGCACACAGAGCAGCCGAGTTATTTTAATTTCCTATTAAGATTTACTGGAGAATTACAATGGCTGCCTCTGTGGACGATATTGAAGACATTGGAGATACAGGCAACAGTAGTGATATTTCAACATTCAAGATTTCACCCTTTATAAAGAATCCCAAAATGACGACTATTATTCTAAGAGAAATTCTACGCGCGGATGAATCAGCCTATAATACAAATGAACTATTCAGTAAAATTTTAAACAGACTGACTCGCAAATACAAGTATCAACCAACAAAATGCGAACTCGGTATGATATATCGAAAACTAAATAGGATGGACTCTGAGAATTTTCCATATATAAATACTCTTTGGCAAGCACTTATCCATAAAAGTGTTCGCTCAGGCAGTGGAATTCTTAACATTAGTGTGTCCCTGCCCCCCTATAAATTCAGTTGTAAATACAATTGTAAATTTTGCCCAAATGAACCAGGAATGCCGCGTTCTTATCTGAGCAACGAGGACGTCTTTCGTCGTGCCGCTAAAGTCGATTTTGACACTGTAAAACAAGTTCATAATCGTCTTGATGTTTTAGAAACGAATGGGCATCCGATCGATAAATTGGAATTTCGCGTATTGGGTGGGACTTTTAGTTGTTATGACCATGATATTACCGATAACTTCGTCCGTGATTTGTATTATGCAGCCAATACTTATCGACACGCTCACGCACGCGAGCGTTTGAGTATGGAAGAAGAGCAGGCGTTCAATGTATCAGCGAGTGTCCATGTTGTCGGATTGGGCATTGAAACACGCCCAGATGAAATCACAACGGCCGAAATTATTCGTTTTCGTCGCTATGGAGTTACCCGTGTAGAAATCGGTGTTCAACATACGAACGACGAGCTACTGCGTAAAGTTAATCGCGGACATGGCGTCAAGGCCTCGAAACGTGCCGTGAAACTACTTAAAGATTATGGCTTCAAAGTCGAAATTCATATAATGACGGACTTGCCAGGAGCGACTCCAGAAGGTGATATGGAATGCTACAAAGAAGTTCTTACAGGAGAAGATCTCATTCCTGATTATTTGAAGGACTATCCGTGTCTTGATGTCGATTTTACCGAGATTAAAAAATGGAAGAATGAGGGAAAATGGACACCATATTCTGAACGAACTCCAGATGCGGCCGACTTGAAACGGGTGTTGATATATCGACAAAGTATTACGCCGCCATGGGTTCGAGTAAACAGAATTCAGCGGGACTTTAAAGTCGCGACTGATGTGGAGTTGGGATTTACGAGTAATTCAATCAAAACGAATCTGGCCCAAATAGTAAAGGAAGCGGCAGAATCAGAAGGAATTTATTGCCAGTGTATTCGATGCTGCGAAGTAGCCGACCATACCTACGACATTGATGAGATTAAATATGAGACCAGGAAATTTACCGCATCGGGTGCCACAGAATATTTCATTTCGACTGAAGTCAAACGTCCTCATCGAAATCTGCTACTTGGTTTTCTTAGACTACGCCTAGGTAGTGCTCTTGAAGATAGTGTAATTCCAGAATTAAAAGGTAATACTGCAATTATTCGAGAACTTCACGTATATGGCCGCGTAAAAGAGGTTGGAAACGACGACACCCATCCAGCAACCCAGCATCTCGGAATAGGAAAAAAACTGCTGGAAATTGCGGAAAATATTTGCCGAGATAATGAGAAGAGCAAGATTGCTATTATATCTGGAATCGGCGTTCGGCAATATTATCAGAAACGTGGATATATCTTGGAAGGAACGTACATGACGAAAACACTTGTGCCCTAGCGAACACGACCTATTGTATCCAGCCAATTTTCAGCATACTTTTGAATAATTAAATTTTCGCCCTCCATGCCATCTAGAAAATCGAGCATATCTAGAGCCTGAACACAGTCAATTCTTCGAAAGGGATTTATTTCAACCATTCGTTTCAAAACAGATAAAATTATTGTCTCCTCATTTTTCCACCTTTTTTCAAATTGACTAAAATGAAGAAGATGGAAGAATGCATCCATTAGACGAATTCCTAAGGCCCAGGAATCAACTGTGCGCCAATGATGTTTGAAGAATCCCACAAAATCATCTTTTTTGTAACTTGTGCTTAATTGGGTATATTCATCTATATATTGAGCGACATCATCAGATGTTATTCCGTAAAATGCCGTCATTTGTTCAATCGTAGATTTACGCTCATGTAAAAAATCACTAATTGCAAATTTCTTAGTGTAACCTTGCAATTTAGCATTTAATAGGACAAATTCAGGTGGTTCCTGAAAATATCTTGCTGAATAGGGATGAATAAAATACTGCTCTGATACCTTCTCATATGAAAATAAAGCACGTCCGAAATCAATTATTCGTGGAACACTATGTTCGTCTATTAATATATTCCCCTGATGTAAGTCATTGTGAACAATACCGTTCAAAGCCAAAAGTGCACCTGCTTCTAGAAGATGACGAGTAAATTTTGATGGTGATAATGTTTTAAAATCAAAGGCGAATTCATATAAACTAACGCCTCCATATGGCATACGTAAGATTTTTGTATCTTGAAATTCCGTCAGAATTTCACACTTATCTAAGTCAGGCTCCGTTTGATTTTTTATGGGCTGAGGAGAACACATTTCAGCAGGAACAATGAAATAATTACTGAATATAGGAATCTGAGAAATCTTTCTTGCTATTTTTATTTCAAATTCTGCAATATTACGGCTCGTTAATTTATCTATCATTAGTTTTCCCGATTGTATAAAATCGAATGTATTGCCTTGACATTTTAGTTTTGGAATAAACACGCAGCCATCAACACCTTGTGCCAGTAATTTTCCTCCAGCCTGCTCGGACATCTAATAAAAACTCAATAAAATTATTCGCGTATAATAACACATATTACTAAATTTAATAATAATTGATAGGTAACGGAGAGCACTCATGACTTTCCAAGAACACTCCATAGGAAGTAGATTAATTGCCATTTCGATGTGGATTGGGCTCATAAGCATATTAGGAATATTCATATGGGAATTTTTGATACCCACTTCAATAAAAGAAGGCTTTGAAGATTCTCTCGGAGTTAGTATTGGAAACAGCGCCTATTGGACACGATGGTTCCCTCGGCGAGGCGATGTGGGTCCGAATGTGGATGCAGAAGATAGAGGCTATCTTCGAGATATTCGGTATTTTAATGGATTTACCGACGTTCAGCGTTTGGGGGTGAATCATGATTTTTGCCGCATGGTCCAGAAACGCGGTGATCCAAAGGAAACATTTTTTGCATGCGCCCTAGCTGGAACAGAAGGATTGTCAACCGTTTCCTATAGGACAAAAAGTATACGAGACGGTTTCAAAATAAGTCGTGATGATTATATGCGAGATATCCTAAATGAAGGACGGGACGCATACTGTAGAATTTTGAAACAGCCAAGTGGAGCCTTTATGGCAAAGTGCAATCCCGCTGGTGATGAAAGCTTTCTAAACCGTCTCGTAACGGATACGAATCCGCCTGAAGAAATAGCCACGTTACTGGACTTCTATCAGGGAATTATGGTATGGCTAAGACTACGTGATGATATGGTGGATTATGCGAAAAATGTTCGTGTGAGTAAGGCAGGAGAAATCTATATTGATGAAGAGCCACCAAATCCTCCTGAGACGGATGGACTGGTATTCAACGGGATTGACCAGTTTATAAGAATAAGTGACAGCGATGATTTGAGTATCGGCGACGTAATTCAAATGCGATTTATGCGAGCCTTTAGTTTTTGGGTGTATTTTGATGAATTTACAAATAATACACATATTTTTGATTTTGGAAACGGCGCTGGAAAAGACAATATATGGATTGGAATTCAGGGACGAGGTGACCCCGCCGTTTCCACTGGCTCCAAGCTTCGCCCATTGTTGTGTGAAAACCCCGAATCCCAAGTCCTCCCTGATAATCCGTCTGGACCACAGCCGAGTCCCGAGGTAAGTCCCGAGGAATTAATGGAGACGACTCAGGCAAACGTCGATGAATACGTATGCCCAAAACCTGAAGTATATGGCAAAAGAATGCCGCCTTTAGAACCCACGGCAGAGCCCCAAGGTGAAGCAAAGATGGCCACACTTATCTATGAAGTATGGGATTCAAAACAGCGGAAAATGCACATTCAAATACCCAACTTCTTCCCCCTACACAAATGGACACATGTATGTGTTACTGCCAAAAATGAAGATGCCTTCCGTCCAGATATACAAATCTACAAGGATGGCATCCTAGTATATGAAGAACAAGCAGGACATCTTCCGCAAACAAGTAGTCTTTCAAGTAACTATATCGGAAAATCGAATTGGACCGATGTCACCAGTCAAATGGAAAACAGTGACCAGCTATTCAAGGGAAAATTGTTTGATTTTCGCATGTATAAAACTCCAATGTCTGAAAAGAAAATTCAAAAAACGGTGCAATGGGGGGCAAAAAAACTCCGTGACGCACATGTCCCTAGTTCATCGGAGATTCGTAGAACCCAAGGACGTCCCGCGCCATGTCGCCCAACACGAGTGCAGCGTGCGGAAATAATTAATCGGCCTCCAGCCGTTGTGTAAAATAATCTTTTATGTATTGCATGGCAAGGTCCTGTAAATATTGCATGTCAGCCTTCTGTAAAATGAAAATTCGCGTATCGAGACCGCATGCCGCTCCCATCTGTTGCGCCTCTCCGTCAAGTTTGAATTCATTTTGAAACTCAAGCATAGCTGATCCTGGCGGAAGTGCCCACAAATTCATCCAGCGTTCAGAAGTATTCGCATCTCCCCAGAAAATTATACCCCCTGCCTTTTGAAGTGCTTTATAGGATGGAGGATTGGTTTGTTCGTATATTTCACAACACCACTCGGATTCTTTGCTATGTTTTTGACTTAATTTCTTCAGTTGCTCGGAGATTTTTTCGGCAAATTCAGGAGTTAAAACAGCAGAGGACGTCAATACTACAATGGTCTTACTTGGTTTTTCAGGTAAGGGTTGGTGAAGTGATGAACGCAGCGCATGTATCGTTTCCTGACAAACTTCCACATATCCTCCTGGCACCATAAACATACATTTTGAATAAACATTCATGTGTTCATTCCATGGCACGCACTCCAATTTAATTGGGAATTTAAACATATCTGCGATATCCAAGAATTCCTGTGGCCAGAAAACAGATAATGCATTCGGATGATCTCCGATACGGGATATCTCCTGTAAAGTTCTCAAAAGCGGGCCAACGTAATGAGTAATAAATGCTGATTTATTTGTAAAAATATTTGTGTTTTCAACAGCAATGGCCAAAAAGGACGGACGCTCAATTGTTCGATAATATATATTTATTCTTGATTTAGCCCAATAATTTTTAGTATCAATGTCTCCCAATAATATATTATTATAATTTGAAACAAGTCCAGTCGGTGAAGAATATGCGTCGCCAGATATCTTCCAGATTTTCCATGATTTAGAGAAACCATTTTTCACTGGCACTGTAGAAGATGGAGGGGCCCATTCATATCGTTTACCGCGCGCCAACATAGTAACATAGGTGGCCACTCGGGCATCTGTATTACTTTTTAGATTGATTTCACATGAATATGGTGAGACAGAATATGGTTTTCCAGGTAAATTTTTTTCATTATTTTTTTCCATAATATAGGTCGGATTAACACCGAAATAAACGGGTCTATATACGAGATCCTTTCGTGTATATGTGCGAATTTGTGATCCGTGAATATGATACGTCTTAATGGATGCAGCTGGATTAAAGACACCGAATTTTTCACGGATTACGTCTGTGGTAAAACTGTTATCACAACCAGGAGTGCCAAGGTAGTAATTAAATGTCTCATAATTTTTTTCTGACCATGTTGTCTTCGCACGGGACTTTATAGAATGGGCATGAAAAATCCATGTGTCCTGGGAATCAGGGCGCGGGCCCAGAATTTTGGCATGGTCGGTGCCCTCCTCAGAATGTTCCCAGCGAAGAAGCGCCAGACACTTTTCTGTAAAGTTGAGAGACCAGAGATTGAGAAGAGTTGAATCAAAATAGATGTCTGAATTCGCCAGGGCTACGATTGTATTTTCTGGCACTTCATCTGTGGAAACATACTTGAAAAAATCTGAATATGAGAGGCGCTTTTTATGATTGATTAATTGGACCTTTTCAAGATTTAGACCTTGTTTTTGAAGATTAGCTACATCTTCATCTGTCTCGGTAAATAAGATAATTTTATCTATCAAGTTATTTGCTACGTTTTTCTTGAGTGTCTCCAGAATTTCTGCCTGTCGTTCTTTCTGTTTTGGCACATAATACTGTGAAAATAGCCAGAAAGATTCTAGTTCTTTATTACAAATTTCAATACCATTATCGGTCATACATTTTTGACGAGAATCTTCGACATTTTCACGAATAAAATCAAAATCTATATTTAGTTTTTTATACTGATTTATAATTGAGAATATAATAAGGGAATCCTCCAATTTTCCGTTCCATGGACTACCCAAATTCTGAAAATAATCATGAATTATATTCAGATTTATAATATTTTTATTCATATTAAATAATTCGGGTACACTATGTTGAAGCATTTTTAGATTTTCGTCAGATACAATAATGAAGTTCACATGTTTCATTGTATCCATGATAATATTTTTATTGCTTGATAAGAAATCTAAATCTAGAGTTTCGACGAGCAAAACAGAATTATTCAGAGAGGATACATTTTCTTTATAGGAAAATAATACTTCAAGATTAGTAAAAAGTTTTGGAATCTTATTAGTGACGGATGTATTTTGATTGGAAATTACTTTCATTCCATTGTTTTCCCTCCATAAAACTGGAGTAATTGATATTAATTTCGGTTTCGGAAGTTGGGTAGTATTATTCATTTTTATGTTCTATCTAAGGAAGTTTATAAATATAACTTTATATTGTTATTTTTTAGAATGGCAGATTATCCACTTGATGGCTCTGGCTCAAGATATCCCAATTTTTATTCACCTGTCCCGCCCTATACAGATCCTAAAAATCCTTACTATTTATCTACAATTTCGACGCCTGGATTATTAAATACCAGTTTCCCTGTTCAGCAAGGTAGTTTTGACAGTAGAATTCAGGTAAATAGAGAAGCTCGTTCGGTGTATCAATATTATACTCAGGCGAATTCAACAATCGCGGGTTCATCGCAGAGAATGCCCTATAAGACTTTTAAATCCCACGCAGAACGTTTGGCCTTTATTCAGGGTCAAATAGCAGCTGGAGGGCAAGGAAAACCATTTTATAGTTTTTTAGGAACTGGATAGGAAGTATAATTGAATAATTGGGGGGGAATTTAGAAATATTGTTCATTGTAATCCTGAAGAATAGAACGAAAACACTCTATTTCATTTTGTGTCAAAATAAATCTATTACGGTGATTTGGCAGATTTAGATAATTCTCTCGAATTTGGTCCGGTTCCAGTTTGCTTTTTAATACGGGACTTTGGGCGGCGTTCGATTGGAGCCGTGGAATTGTCTCCTGAGACGAGGACTGCGTTAGCGACGGCGGTTGCAGTGGTTGTGACGGTGAGGGTGGCAGATGCTCCTTTCGTTTTCTTTCTGGAGATTTTAACGGCCTTTGTATGCTCTGTCCGCTCGATAGGCGAGAGAGTTTCTCTGTAAAAGTTGATAGACTGGATGACCTCAGAATTTCGTTGCCAATCTGGCAGCATGGTGATTGTTTCTCCGCCATCTATTTTTCCAATAATTACTTTCGGATAGTTGGCCTGTGAAGTGCTTCTAATAAATAAATACACGTTATTCTCTGCGTCCACAAAGAATGGAATTCCTTTAATAAACTTTATAGAAAGATTGCTAGGGTTACTTTCCGATACGTGGTCCATATTTGTATTCCAAACTATTTTTGCATTTTCAATTTTTAGCCAGTATAATTAGAAATGGATCTTGCTGGATTTTTCGGATTTAATAAAAAGAATTCAACAAATACGCAGCCCCAATTACAGAAGCCGCTTCAAATGGCCGCGCCGACATCTGGTGTTGGTGCCAACTCGAAAAATATGTCGACAATGCCAACAATGGGCGGCCGTCGTCGGCGTTCAACGCGCAGAAGATTATACGGCGGGTTTGTAAATGCTATGAATGCCGCCGCGGCTGCGAATAATGCGGTTGTCGAGGCAAGTGCGGCTGAAAATGCGGCCAACGTTGCCAAGGTCGAGGCAAATGCGGCGAAAGTGGCAGCGAATGTGGCTGTTGATGAAGCTGAAAAGGCCATTAATAATGTAACTACAGGCGGTCGTCGTATGCGCAGAACTCGCCGTGACCGCAATCGTAAGACAGCCAAGAATCGCCGTGACCGCAATCGTAAGACAGCCAAGAATCGCCGTGACCGCAATCGCAATCGTCGTAACCGCAATCGTCGTAACCGCAATCGTAACTAAATAGGCGAGCTGGAAGTGCAAAGGGAGAGTGGGGATAGAGCGAGAAAACTAAGAAGAAAATTGAAATAAAAGTGCCACAATTATTATTGTAACCAGCATCATCGTATAATGAATATCTTTGTTCTTCATCCGAATCCACGCAAGGCTGCCAGATGGCATTGTGACAGCCATGTCGTGAAAATGCTGCTCGAATTATGTCAACTTCTATATACTGCTCACTGGGCTCTAGCAGTTCCTAGCACTGCCGCGACGTTTTCTGCCATGGAACTGAGCCGTCATCAAAAAACACTGAAAATTCCGGATTCTCTATTGACGGCACCTGATGGCGGATATCGTCCAGTTCATATTCATCACCCATGTGCCCTATGGACGCGAAGAACCCTCGGTAATTACAATTGGCTTTGTTGTCTAGCCTGGGAACTTGCTAACGAATTTCGACATCGATTTGGCCATGAACATTCTTGTGAGGCACATGTAATCTGGCTGAAGAACAATCCTCCGTCAAACATACGTGTATGGCCAAAAAGTAGTTGGGCAGTTGCAATGGATACAGAGTATAAAATCAATAAAAATCCAGTGTCTTGCTATAGACATTTCTATAAAGTAAGTAAGGGTCGGCGTGGACTTCTTAAATACACTGGCAGACAAAAACCTCACTGGTTAATAGAGAATGAATGATTTGAACAATGATTCCAATCCAGAAAATTTAATAGAAAATTTGCCGTCCTACAACGAGTTCGATTATATAGGGGAGATAAATAATTTTCCCCATATTAATATTGGATTAAAGAACGCAAATAAAAACACAGACACAGACACAGACACAAATAATTTTTATAGACCTCATCCTAATGAGAATACTACACCTTCATCTTACCCAACTCCCAGACAAATCTCTCAGTCGATAAACAACAAAGCTAGACAAATTCGGTTGGAAAAACGATTTATTCAGAAATATTATCCGAGGCCAGTTCATAGAAGAACACACCAGCAGCGTCTTAATAATTCCTATAAAGCAATAAAAAATCCTGTCAATAGAATTCGTTCTGAAATTACGAATGAACCAACATATTTACCAAATATTCGTAAAAACAAGGCAAGAAATACTGTAAAGAAGGGTAGCCCGCTGAGACCCTCTATGAATAACGGCCTTGGGCACGCGCGCAGCCGCAGTCGCGATCGCGGTCGCGGTCGTAACCGCCGCTAAAATAGAAATAATAGAAACAAAATTTGAACTCAATAAAAATCTAACACATCTCAAAATGCCACGAATTATTACATTCAATGTAAATGGAATTCGAAGTATTCGTCAAAAATCCAAAGATGGTAAGAAAAATACCGAACAATTGCATTCAACACTTGTAGAACTCCTGGAAACAGAAAAACCCGATGTTCTATGTCTTCAAGAAGTTCGTTCGGATAATGAAAAAGACTTGGAGTGGCTGGGTGAATATCTTCCTTATCAAGCTCTAAATTATTCGGAGATTAAGAAAGGATATAGCGGAACAGCTATTTTATCGAAAACAGAACCCGTGAAAATTCATTTTGATTTCACTGCAATTGATCCTGCCTTAATAGGAGATTGGACCGAGAGACCTACTGCTCGAGAAGGGCGTATGATTACCTGTATATGGCCTGAATATGTAATTGTATGCGTATATACACCGAATTCTGGCGAAAATCTTGCTCGGCTTGAAGAACGACAAGTTTGGGATATTCTATTTCGCAATTACATTAGACAATTACAAATACGTCTAATGGGCCGACATGTAATTATCTGCGGTGATTTAAATGTTGCACATACTGAACTTGACATTCATAAGGCAAAAGGAAATGAACTTTCGGCGGGATTCACCATTCAAGAAAGAGCTGGTTTTGATAAACTTCTCAAAGAATGTAAATTGTTTGACTCCTGGCGGATTAGAAATCCAGGGCTGAAATCTTGGTCCTGGTGGAGTAATTTCCATAAATGTCGGGAACGTGATGTAGGCTGGCGGATTGATTATATCTTACTACCTGAAGACCTAATTGTCAAATTAATACGAGCAGAGATTTTGAAAGAATATTGGGGCTCTGATCACGCCCCTTGCTTAACTGAATGGATGTAGGGTGAAGAGCAGGCGACTTAAAAACTGTATATGATTACACAAATAAGTTTATATAATGGCATCCACGACATCCACGACATTCGTTACATCTTTTTACGACCTTGCTACAATTGAGGGCAATTCCAAGAGACGTTCCGCTGAGCAATATTATGAATTCGCTGAAGAAATTCTGAAAAGACCAATTGACCTCGTATTTATAGGTGAAGAGAAGGATACTGTGCGTGTGTGGAAACTCCGCAAAGATTATGGATTTGCCAGCCGCACCTTTTGCCTGGCTATTCCTTTTCAGTCTTTGCCTACTTTTGAACATATTCCAGCTCTAACAAAAATAGTAAATGAGAAAGGTGTCTATGGAATAAAAGATGATGCGCGCCTGACGGCACATTATGTTGCCCTGACATGGTGTAAAATCTTTTTCCTTCATCACACACGTTCGATGAATCCATTCAGTAGTAGTCATTTTTGCTGGATAGATTTCGGGTATTTTCATATGAGAGAACAATATGACTACCTGATGCCAGGCAGAGTTTTAGATGGTATTTTCGAAAATATCAATACATCATGGAAAATTTCAGAAGAAAATCAGAGCTCAAGATTCCGAATTTGCCTGCTAAAAGACTTCGTAGAAGAAGATATTATTGACTCAAAAGAATATTATGCCAAGGACAATTTTCAGATGGCTGCGACTGTGATGGGTGGACGCGGTGATAGTATCAGTCCAGTCTGGGAAAAATTTCAAAAGCAAATGAGTCTTGTGCTTCGTCTAGGAATAGCCAGTCCAGAGGAAAATATTTTCGGAAGAATCGCCTTCTTTTTCCCAGAGTTATTCGATTTTACAATAGGATATTATAGCATAAGTCTACAAAATTTTGGACAGATTACTATGTGCCCTAATGATTTCTATGGTCTTGGCGTAAAATATCGCAAAGAAGAAAAAAAACAAGAAGCATTTGATATTCTGTCTAAAATTGCGGAGGGGATTATGAGTGGTCAGGCAGGATATGCGGCGCCAGCGGCGGATGCTTCGGAAGAAAAAATGCCATCGGCCATCAAAAATATGATCTATGATGTATTTTATGAATTAATTATATGTTCATACTATGTAAATTATCCATCATATTGTCGTTACAGAGATTTTTTCAAAGTATGGTTATTGGAAAATAATTTTGAAATCAAAGGTCTACTTGAAATGAACTTGAGTTTCTAGAGCCGAACACACTAGAAATCCGCATCCATCGTGAATTTCATCTGCTCTACTGCCTTCCCTACTCCTTTCTTCGCATAGGCAGTCACACGCTTCTCGAAGAAATTATCCTTACCCTCAAGGGAAATCCGCTCCATAAAATCGAACGGATTCGCCTTGTCCCAGATTTTACCATATCCCAGCTGAGTGCTGAGACGGTCCGCGACAAATTCAATGTAGTCTGCCATGAGACCAGCATTCATCCCTATCAAGTTACAAGGAAGGGCTTCACAGATAAATTCCTTTTCAATTCGAACCGCCTGGCGCAGAATTTTATGGACTTTGGCCTTCGGTAGTTTATGCTCCAATTCGTGATACAGGGCGCAGGCAAAATCTGTGTGGAGTCCCTCATCGCGACTGATGAGTTCATTGCTGACGGTTAGACCTGGCATGAGACCACGCTCTTTTAGCCAGAAAATTGCGCAGAAAGAACCACTGAAGAAGATGCCCTCAACTGCCGCAAATGCGACTAGCCTTGTGGCAAAGGAATCTGCCTCGGTCTCGGACTCAATCCATCGTCTGGCCCACTCGGCCTTCTTGGCTACACAAGGGATGGTATGAATACTGTCCAAAATGCGATGTTTCTCGTCTCGATCCTGAATATAGGTGTCGATGAGAAGACTATACATCTCACTATGAATGCTTTCCATCATATTTTGGCAACTGTAGAAAGCACGCGCCTCGGGCAACTGAATTTCTCGCATAAAACGCATCGCCAGATTCTCCTGAACAATGCCATCCGAACCCGCGAAGAACCCTAGGACGCACTTAATAAAATGTTTCTCATTTTCAGTCAGACGTTCCCAGTCTTTCGTATCCTTGCTGAGGTCCACATCCTCAACGGGCCAGAAAACACTGACGGCCTTTTTGTAAAGATCAAACAGTTTTTGTTTACGAATGGGAAACATTGTGAAACGTGTGGGATCCTCTCGTAGAATGGGCTCGATTGATTGTGGGTCTTTTTGCGTAGGTTGGACCTGAGTATCTAGACTAAAATGTGGAGGATTCACCTGGGCTTTTAGAGATGGAGACTGTGTAGGAGTAGACACTGGAGAAAATTGGAAACCTGACGAATTCTTGTTAAAAGTGCTGGTATTCTTACTTGTCTGTGCACTCGCCATGGTTGCCGCCATATTAATACCGGAGGAAATTTGGGACTTGATTGCAAGCCAGTTGGGTTCCGTTGAGTCCATAATTATATGTGGTGTAAAATCTGAATCAATTTTTGCTAGAATGAAGTAAAAAACCTAAAGTTTTAATAACTAACTTGATAAATATAAATGGATAATACTATTATTTTTAATAGAGATTCATGTCTACAATGTAACGGAGAGATAGATAAAAATAAATACCATATTACTTTATTTTGTTCACATTTATTACACGTAGATTGTTGGAGTGAATATGTGAAAGATGATAGAGAATTATGTTTGAACTGCGGTGCGTACTTGAGCTTTATATCTTTGAGGAAAAATTCATTTCCCGACCCTGGTAATCAAGTTAATGAATATACATTGAATGAAATTAAAGAATTATATTCTGATAACAAGGAATATAAAACACGTATTGATACATGTAAAAGCCTTCTAAGAAAAATAAAAAAATTACAAAAAAGTGTATTTGGAAAATCTGAAAAAGACAAGATTAAAGAAATTAAAAATCAATATAAATTTTATCGTAAAATAATAAAAGAATCAAAGAAGAGGTTTTTAAAAAATATCACAACGACAAATGATTACAAAGAATTAAAACAATTAAGTTCACAACTTAAAAAGATTGACAGCAATTTGAAGGATACCTATGGAACTGATTTTTACGATTATTTAAAAACAACTTCTTTGAGGAGAAGGAGATATGTGGGTTTTTCCTTTTTTTTTGAAAATATAAATGCATTATATTTTGTGAAGAGGAGACTACGTTTATGAGAATTTTAATTAATATTTAGGGTAGATAGAAAAAGAATAATGGGTATAATTTATATAAGTATAGGTTTCAAATGTAATGTAAAATTTCAAATAAATAAACATAAACATAAGATTGAAACATTATTTTTTGATTGGTTAATAACATCAATGAAATCCGTTATAGAGGTATTAAGTTGTAATGATATTAGTAATATTTTAAATATTGATAATATAATACGTGATCCTAGGTGTATGTATCATAATAATAATTCTCGAATATTTTTAAAATCATTAAATTATTGTATAAGCATTCATGATTTAAAAAAGGAATTTAATAATGATGATATATTCGAATTTATTGAAAAATATAGGCGAAGATATAATCGAATAATCGAACATATAAAATCAGATCGAAAACTATGTTTTTTAAAATATGGTTCAGTGAATGAAGAACTCCAAAATAAATTTATTGAAACTATTCTAAAAATCAACCCTAAATGTAATTTTCATTTAGTTATTATCGATAATAATAAATCAAACGTTAATAGTATAACTAAGTCCGATCATAAATTATATATAAAATTAAATGTAGAAAATCCAGCAATATCTGACTGGACAACTTCCTATTTAAATTGGGAACACATATTTTTAGATATAGAAAATAATATAGAAAATCATACATAATATTATTCAGGATCTTCATTGGGCCGACAATAATTATTTTCAAATCGTTTAAATACATCGGGATGTGCCCTGACCGCTCCAGGAACAAACTCGTGAATATATAATCCCTCCAGGGAACGCACCCTAGAAAGTGCCACATAGGCCTGGCCATATTCAAATGTTGACGTCCCAATGTCAATGAGAGCACAATCTATTGAGGCACCTTGAGATTTATGAATTGTGCAGGCATATGCGAGCCGAAGTGGTATTTGTGTCCTAAGAACTCCTACATAGTCCTCAATTTCCCAAGATTGTCGCCCTATAGGAATCCGCATTCCATTCGTAAATTCCACTATAGGAATATTCGCGGCAGTTTCGTCAAATCCAACAACGACACCTCGGCTACCGTTTGATAGGCCTCGTTCAAGATCGAGATTATATATAAGCATAACTTGTGCATCTTTTGCCAGTGTAAGCTCTGCGAGATATGGAGCTTCGCGGTCCATGCTTTCCAAAATTCGGACAAATTCTGGATTATTCTTATTAAATGTCTCTATAGGAAATTTTTCAGAGAATGTAATATCTGCTTTATAGGTGTATTTGATGCCTGTAATTGCTCGTAGATTGTTTTCATTAATCATATCTACCTCGGCTCGCCGAGGAAATAGAAGAGTTGGGCGAATTCTGGCGGATTGCCAGTTGAGTCCCATTCGACTCTCGAGGATTTTACAGGACTCTTGCGATAATTTACCATACCGTGCTTCCAAAAGTATTCTTTGAAATACAGGATCATTTTGACGATGTATTTTGTGGAGATGGATTTCATTTTGGTGAGATATAATAGTTTGCCAAATAGGTGATTGAAATGCAAACACATTTGTATGACTATCCTTTTCTTTAACAACAGGTGGGAGCTGAAAGAAATCCCCTACAAAGACGACTTGTATACCGCCAAACGGTTGATTGGATGCACGGAGACGTTTGGCAAGAGCGTCCAACTTCTCAAGGAGTTCTCCCGTGAGCATACTTATTTCGTCGATAATCAATACATCCGTTGTGAGCCAATTGCGATTGGCCCTACTACTACGTCGAATCTTCGTTGCGAGTTCGGAAACCGTTTCTTGGCCTTTACCTATACCCGCCCATGAATGAAGTGTTTTTGCTCCTTGCCCCAAGAGAATTGCAGCACAACCTGTCAACGCTACAACTCGCACTCGTATCAATCGCGGACATCCATCAAGAATAGTATGGGTCTCATTCGATGAATGGAGAACATTTATGGTTCGAACAGTGTTTGACGAGTTAATCATATGAACTGTTCGTATATTATTAGTATTTACCTGATGAATACGCTCAGCCCATTCTGGATTTTCTCTAGCTGCCTTTATAGAAGGTAAATGTTTCTTAATCGCTTGAATTAGGAAAGACTTACCTGTTCCTGCACTTCCTGTGAGAAAGACATTTTTACCCTGGATGATTTTCTCGAAGATTTCAATTTGTTCCTCAGAAAGACCGAGGAGATTTATGTCCGTTATCATTTTCTTATTTTTGTAAGTAGGATTATTCAGCATCAAATTTACTGGGGTTGATTTTTTCAAAAAAATCATGCACATGTGTAAATGCGGCATGCCTTTTTTGAATATTATATAGACTTTGTAGGGAGGATTCAAGATTATCTTTGATTTTATTCAGAGAATTCTCTATATTGTGGAATAGTTTCTGCCTGTCTATTTTCATCTGTTCCTCTATAGACATCTGAGTACTGTTCATACTGGACGGTGTTTCGCTCCTCTCGCTCATCTGGCATAGGGTTGTATTGGGATGTATCGGAGTAACCAGGTGATGAGCTGGGGTGAGCTGGGATTTCGGCTTCTGGGATGAATTGGGGAGGATATTGGAATTCGGGCTCGGGCTCGGGTTGGAACTGGGGCTGGGACTGGGGCTGGGACTGGGGCTGGGACTGGGGCTGGGACTGAGGCTGGGGTTGGAACTGGGGTTGGAACTGGGGCTGGGGTTGGAACTGGGGCGTCGATTCTGGCAGACTCTGAACTCTCTCTCCTCTTTTCGTTGCTCCCTCTGTTCCATTCAGTGTCTTGCTTCTATTTTTCCATTTAGAACTAAACTTTAATTCCTTCCAATCCTCAACCACGCTAAATAAAGTATGGAACTCCATCATTGTCAGCATTATAGGAACTTCCATGCCAAGCTCGGCTCTTTCTTCCGAATCCAACTCACTTTCTTCCCAGCTCACATACCAATGTGCTGGAAGAAGAAGAATATGACCTGGACGAAGTCGGATATCCATAAATTTCAATTCAGCCGCAAAAGGAGTATCGAAACGATTTATTCTAGGTATCCAAAGTTCTCTCCAATTCGAAGGAAGAGCATAATCATAATCCTTACTTGGCAAAATACTGACCATAATCTCTCCAGCCGTAGGAACAATGGCCGTCCAAGGTGCCACTGTTCGAAACATAGAGCGAGCTCCAGTCCAACATGAAGGATACATTCGCCAGAGCCATTTCCAGCCAGGCTGGATTATCCAGTCTGCCAGCCATTTGTCTACCCAGGTTTGAAACGCCGATCTATCTCCCAGTAATCTTGCATGAGGTGTATCCCAGGGACAATCAAGCATATCTATGCCTTTCACTTCTGACATCCACGAACTAAGAGGCTTATCCTTAAAGATGGGAACCGAATGATAAATATCCCTATTCATAACATCATCATGTGTCCAGACCGATATAGGAGGTATTCCCCTTACCACTATTGGAACCTTTTCACTCAATAGAGCGGAAATATTTCCTCTTTTTGCCCATTCAACTTGATTGATACGAAATTCCGATACAGAATCTTTATAGAATAGCCAAACAATAATATATATTATTCCAAATATGATTATTATTTCACTTATCATAATTCACTGCGGCCTTAACTTGCCGTAGCAACCCCTATTAAGTCTAAAATTATCCTATGCTTAAGTATTCCCGCAGTTACTTTGATTTCAATGGGGCTAGGACAAATCGAACTTCTCCCAAATTACCTACATAGTAGCGCAGAATGATAGGGTAATCATTTTTAAGAAAAATTTCAACTGTCGGGCATAAACTAGTGCACTTTGTGAAAAATCCAAGATATTTTAGTTCAAATATACCTTGAACGATTTCGGAACTATTTGTAGTATTTTGAACCTTTACACCGCTGGCGCCTTCGTTTGCCCTATTAAGCACAACCGTCTCACCATCCACGAATTCTCCTAGACATCGGAATATCAGATCCGTGCTACTTGAACGAATCTCGAGCTTATCTGCTAAACTAAAGTCTCGGCAAATCTTCTGAAAACTTGCAGATGGCATATGAATTATACTAGAAAAGGAAATGTTAGGCAACTCAATGTTGGATACATTCGTATCAAACAGTTTCATCATCCAAGTCTGCGTCATGCCCTTTTCAGCATCCTCTGCCCGAATACCGAGCTTGTTTGGATTGTTCGCAGGAAGAAATAAAGTTAGAGTGCTTGTATTTGTTATTGTCTTTATAAGTTTGAATAAATACATCATGTTAATTCCCAAAATGTATCTTACAGGGCAATAGGCATACTCGAATCGCTCTGATAGAAGTCTTAGATATGTTAAGACTGTATGTGTTTCATCTACATCCACAATACGTATTCCCGTGCTATCGAATTCAAAATTTGCCTCGGGCAAATGTTCCTTTAAAGCCTCAATAAGGGATTTTATTACACTTGCCTGGATTGTGCTGAATTCGAACAGATTTCCATTTGCATTCGGCTGAGATTGAGCGGAATGTGTTGAATCAGCCTGTTTGCTCTGGGGGACCATAGATGCTGATTCAGACGCAGATACCGACATTCAATTTATGAAACTTGTGTGTAAACCTTTTAGACCCCTTAGCTAAATTCATTGAACTGGGATTGTTGGCTTTATTCCTGGCTCACCCGTAGCAAAAAGTGCCAGGGACAAAAAGGCGAATATTACACCCCATAGTTTTGCGGACGCAAGGCGCTCGTGAAACCAGAAAAGACCTAAAATTGTAACCAAAATATCACTGGATAAGTCCCAAATTAAATTCATTACCACCAGGCCTTCATAGGATAGTGATTTCAAAAATATGATGGGTTGAAATGAATATATTACTACTGCGGGGATGAGCCATATTGTATTTTTAATGACTCCCATCGAAAAATACTTTAAAATGGAAAGACTAATTACGTCAATACTTGCCATTAAAAAGCCAAATAATATAGGTATTAAATTACTGCTGGGCATTCCAATTACCTATTAATTACGACGGGTTTTGCGGGATGCCTTGCGGGATGCCTTGCGGGATGCCTTGCGGGATGCCTTGCGCGTCACGAGTTTGTAACCAGCATATATTGCAATGGGTGTGGCATATTGTGCAGCTGAAGCCGCAAACGGCTCCATGATACTTGGCACAAATCCACCTATTCGATCACGACGACGGAGTCTTCCTCCCATAGTTGGTAAAAAAGGACGGACCGTATTCGTTTCAGGATTCGGATGAGCTAAATCCTGCCCTGGTTTCGCATCAGGCTGAACCATGCCTGATATTTTTCCTAGATAGGGTGCTGGCATAGGAAGTGCTTGACCGCCTTTCTGTTTTTTCTGCGTTCTGCGATTTCTGCGATTTCTCTTTTTACCACCATTCTGCGCCTGTTGCACAACATCACCTGCCGCACTCGTTATATACCATTCTCCAGCATCCACTCCCTCCAAACTTGCCAAATCTTCTAGAGCAGCCTCTTCCAGTTCTTCGCGAGATTTATTTAAAATATTATTCGCACGAAATTTCAGTGTAACACGAACTACTTTATTTAATCTATCCACATCGACTACTTGATAGGAGTCCCATGGAAAATCACCTAGAGTAAATTCCTCGGGCCATCCTTCGCCTCGTTGACCACTTAAGCCAGGCTGGATTAATTCCGAAAAATGCTGAGCTAATTCATTTGTATTGAATTGGAATTTTACGGTTGCCTCAAAATCAAGAAACTGAGGAATATTGGCCATTGAATCTCTATTTATAATGATGAATATTTCTGAAATTCAGTATCTCTAAAATTTGAATCCCACTGAGCTATACCCCTCCCTTAGATATAGTTTAAGAAGTGCTCAACTAATAACTTAATAGAAAGCGTATTCAATGGCCACCAAAATCTCTGCTGCTGCTGTATCTTCTGCGCCATCCATGGCAGCTGGTTCAGCCACCATTGGAAACTACAAAAAACTCAGCCATCGCGAACATGTCCTCGAACTCCCAGATACTTACATTGGCTCCATTGAAACCACGAAAGAATCCCGCTGGGTATGGAATGCCGAACACGGAAAAATGCTCTGGCGCACAGTAGCGTTCAACCCTGGGCTTTACAAGGTATTTGATGAATTAGTTGTCAATGCGCGAGACGCGTTTGTGCGTTCTCGTCAGACGGCTGGAAGTGTCCCTGTTAAGCACATTGACATCGAAGTTGGACAGACTGCAGATGGATTTCGGATCGTAGTCGAAAACGACGGCGACGGTATCCCTATTGAGCAACATCCCACTGAAGGAGTTATGATTCCTGAGCTAATCTTCGGACATCTTTTGACATCCAACAATTACGATAAAGATGAAGAGAAGATTGTCGGTGGTAAAAACGGATATGGAGCAAAACTCGCAAATATCTTTTCAAGACGATTTGTCGTTGATACACGCAATCCTGCTTCCTCGAAACATTACACTCAAGTCTGGAAAAATAACATGAGTATTTGCGAGAAACCCTCCATTCGAAAGGCCTCCTCTTCTAGGGGTCATGTCCGTATTGAATTCTACCCTGATACTACGCGCTTCATTGGGGGTGCATTCAGCGCAGATGCCGCTCTTTCCCCAGATATGCTGGCCGTTCTTCATACGCGCACTCTTGAATTGGCAGCCATGGTTGGAACTGAAGTAAAAGTTACGTGGAATGGAGTTGCATGTGGCGTGACGTCTTTCGAAAAATATATGAAACTCTTTCTCAAAGAATCGGCCCAGACTGGAAGCCACGTCTTTGAGGAGTGCGGCGAACGCTGGCAAGTCGGAGCCATTTTGACAGCATCTCTTTATAGGGATGACGAAACTGCCGCAGCAATTCCTGATGAACGCCACGTGAGTTTTGTCAACGGTATTCTTACACGCAAGGGAGGTAAACACGTGGAATATGTTGCCAGACACGTGCTCGGAGACTTCTGTGAAGCGGCTTCAAAGAAGAAGGTGGACGTGAAACCGGGACAAATTAAGGACGCGGTGGTATTGTTCGTGAATGCAACTATTGTGAACCCAGCATTTGATAGTCAGACAAAAGAATGTCTGACAACACCTGCTACGAAGTTCGGCTCTACTCCCAAATTCTCTGGAAAACTAACAACAGGATTGTTGAAGATTGGTCTGCTCGACGAAGCAAAGGCCATTCTCGAAGCGAAGAACATGCGCGAAGCCAAGAAGACGGACGGCAAAAAACGGACGACTCTCCGTGGTATTCCGAAGCTGGAAGACGCACTCTGGGCTGGCACGGCCAAATCCACGGAATGCACTCTCATCTTGACAGAAGGAGATTCAGCGGCAACGTCGGCTATTTCGGGTCTTTCCGTCGTCGGACGTGAGCGCTGGGGCGTCTTCCCTCTTAAGGGCAAGCTCCTGAATGTGCGAGATATCTCCCAGGCAAAATTCAATGCCAATGAAGAACTCGCAGCTATCAAGCGCATCCTGGGACTTGAGCACGGAAAGGTCTATTCTGATCTAAAAAGTCTTCGTTATGGCCGCATTCAAATCATGGCCGATCAAGACAATGATGGCTCGCACATCAAGGGCCTTCTGATGAACTTCTTTCATTGCGAGTGGCCTTCTCTCATGCGCGTAGGTTTCTTGTGCTGTCTGCTGACTCCACTTTTGAAGGCCAGCCGTGGAAAAGAAGTTGTTGCGTTCTATACTCAGTCCGAATACGATGCGTGGCGAGAAGCAGGCCCCAACGGAGAGCGCCGTGGCTGGACAACGAAATATTATAAGGGTCTCGGCACGAGCACTCCACAGGAAGCCAAAGAGTGGTTCCGTGATCTACATCAAATCATCTATTCATGGGACGAATCCACGGACACATCAATGGACTTGGCTTTCAATAAAAAGAAATCCGATGATCGGAAAGTGTGGCTTGCGACATACGACCCCAAACGAACACTGTCGGTGGCAGGCGGAAAAGGGAACGCATCCTATTCAGCCTTTGTTCACAATGAACTGATTCACTTCAGTAATGCCGATAATATCCGCTCTCTACCGCACATCATGGACGGTCTCAAGCCTTCCCAGAGGAAAATCTTGTATTCGTGTTTTAAGCGAAATCTGCGCTCGGAAATTCGTGTGGCACAATTGGCTGGATATGTGAGCGAGCACGCGGCATATCATCACGGCGAGGCAAGTCTCAATCAGACGATTGTAGGCATGGCGCAAAACTTTGTAGGAGCGAACAATCTAAATTATCTCCAGCCTATTGGACAATTCGGTTCTCGTCTTCTTGGCGGTGATGACGCAGCTTCCGCACGATATATTCACACGGCCCTGGAACCTATTGTAGATACCATCTTCCGTAAAGAAGATCAGGTTCTATTGCGCTGGACGGAGGATGACGGTGAAAGAGTCGAGCCTGAGTATTATTTGCCTGTGATTCCCATGGTCGTAATTAATGGTTGTGTGGGGGTTGGCACAGGATATAGCACCAAAATTCCACCGTATAATCCTGAGCAAATTGTTGCTCTTCTACGGGCTCGTCTGGAGGGTAGTCTAGATACTCTTCGCGGCCGTGCCTTGGACCCGTGGTGGTCTGGGTTCAAAGGTTCCATTATTCGGACAGATGATCGCACATGGCTAACAAAGGGCGTATGGACATGCGATGACATCGCAAGAACGGTCACAATCACCGAGCTTCCAGTTGGAACTTGGACCAAGAATTACAAGGCATTTCTTGATAAATTGGTTCAGATTGAGGAGACAAACACGGCAAGTGTGAAAAAGACTGTGTCTTCTTCAAAGAAGACTGGAGTTACGGCGGCTACGGCTACAGCCAATACCGAAACACATTCTATCAAGTCAGGCGCAGATGATGAAATCGCGGACAGTTTTGGTCTGAAGTCCTTCGACGATCTGTATACGGATTCAATTATCAAGTTTGTTCTTTACTTCACAGAGGATGGCTATGATGAAGTAAAGGCCAATCCGTCGAACTTTGAAAAGCGCTTCCGTTTAACGACTTCCTGGAAGACTACAAATATGTGTGCTTTCGACTGTGATTTCAGTATTCAACGTTATGATACACTGGGAGATATCATGGAGACCTTCTTGGAGCGGCGCCTGCCTGCGTATGATGAACGTCGGAAACATATTTTGGACGGGCTTCGACGCGAGATCACAGAATTAGAGGCAAAGCTTGTGTTTATCCGGGCAATCTTGGATGGACGTCTAGTATTGACCCGAAAAGAGGATCACGAAATTGTGGAGAATCTCAAAGCGTGCGGAGTTCCTCCGCTAAATGGGCGGGTCGATACGGCTGCAAATGGGGGTGCGATGACGATCACGCCAGCAGCTGACTCAATAGAGAGTTATGATTATGTTCTCCGTATGCGGATTGACCGTGTAAAGGCTTCGGCCGTTGCTGCGCTGGAGGCAGAGGCGGCCGAAAAACGGGCGCAGATTTTGGAGATTGAAGGGAAAACTGCTGCCCGAATGTGGATGGATGACCTGGCTGATTTTGAAGTCGCCTGGCGACGAATGTGCTTTGCTCGCTCCGAGGCTTCGGCGGACACGTCTGGCTCTGCTACGGGGCTGACCAAAATCAAGGTCAAAGTCAAGGCCAAGACTGGCAAAGTATCAACTGCAGCTGCCACTAAATCACATTAATTGCTGGAAAGGTAATGAGCGAGTTCCTGCGGATGACATGGACTGTGGCTGAGAAAGAGGAACGGGAAGATGTGTAATGTCATTTAAATAATAAATATAGTGGTCTATTTCACTCAAGATACGGGGAACAGACCATTCAATCACGTATTGGTTCAACTCAGCAACTTGACTAGGAATATCGAATTGATTGTTACGAGCATATGTTAAGAACATTGATCGCATGATAATTTTTATTTCATCTACGTCCTGATTATCAATCACATATCTACGTGAGCCGCTTTTTTCGTAAACTCCACGGCGAATGGCGCTCTGAATACGGGCAACGTTTTCGGGACTGAAAAACGCCAAACTTACAGGTGATTGTTCCAGGTTTCCCCGGAGCATATCATGAGAAAAACCCTTTTCTGCCTGAGTCTGAAAACCAAAGCCAGCGCCTGTCGGTACGGAATCCCCTTCGGCTCCGAGGCGATGCTGGGATGCCAGATTGACTCGTCCATTTTGACCTCCATAACCTCCACTTGTGTAGGGAAATCGGAAAGAAGGTATTTCGGCACCCTGAGTTGTCTGCATAGTTTTGGAGGTGAGCAGAGACTATTCTGTCAGGTGGAGTCAAAAAAAAGGAAAAAAGAATAAAACCCACGGCTGAGTTTTTTTTCGCAAATAGAAATATAAGATGTCCTCGCTCCTGTCCTTCAAGAAGCAGATACCGCTCGATACTCCTTACTTCTGGGCCCTGCCTGGCACAGTCGGCAATGTGTTCATACCTGATGGTGTGAGCAACAACCCGAACAGCATGGTAGGTCGTTTTTCCGTTGCTGGTGCGGGCTTTACGCCCAACGGCAATTTCTCCAGCGCCAGCACAAGTCTGCTGCGCGATATGGGTCGTCAGATCGTATCCTCGGGCCGCACGTTCCGCCGCGTTCAGGTGCTGACCCTGTCCACGATCGGTGGTTACACAAACTCCACGTGGGTGTCCAACAATGAGGGTGTGACTGGTTCACCGTCCTCCACGGATGACAATGACTACAACTCCTACTACGTAGAGATGGCTGGCACGTCCGTGCCTGGCGGCATTGCGAACCCCATCTTCCGCTACGGATAAATTTTTTCCCAATTTATATTTTATACTTACATTTTACATATTTATGTGGAAAAAAGGAAAGAAACTAAATAATAAAGCTATAAAAAATCATCTTGATTTATAATCATAATGATTTCTTTCCCTATTAAAAGTTAGATAAGCATGGATACCGGCACAACAATTGGATACTTAGTAGGCGTGTTAGTATTTGGTTTTCTGGCAATACTTGGTCTTTCCTACCTTGGTTTCTTCACAATCAATATTTACATGTTAATGTATGTGGTATATGCTACCTTATTGGGTCTAGGCACAACTATCTTTTTCATGAATAATGGACAAAGTGCTACGGCAATAATATTCTTATTATTTGCCCTTGCGGTGTTTATTTTTTACGGTCTTCGTTGGTTTGGTCAGGAAAGTGTATTTAATCCTCCGACAAGTTATACCTGGCCTCCTTATATAAATACATGCCCTGACTTCCTGTATTATTACAAACGAAGAGGGGTGGAAGATACCTGTGTTGATCCCATAGGTGTAAGTCGCGGAGGTTCAATTACGCTTAATAGATTGGCACCTGGCGACATTAAAACGCAGGAGGATAATGATAAATTATTCTTCCCGCTTGCAACAACTGGTTCATCTCCTGATGCAATTCAAAGAGAACTATGTCAGAGGGCAAAGGCGTATGGTCTCACATGGGAGGGCGTGACTGATGGAACATCATGTATAAAAAGATATTATGGGACTAGAGATTTGAGTGCAACGACTACTAAGTGTGAATAAGCATTCCATTAGCAAATCATAACATACTAAAGATATAATCATTTTTAATTCTCAAGGACCAAATATGGTGCGCACAAGTTGTCCTGAAAAGGATACGACGTGTCTTCATCCTGAGACAGAGGAGGCACTGCGCACTTGGCTCAGGGAACGAAAAACTCCTGCTTTTCTATTGATTGGAAATCCAGGAGTTGGTAAAACTACGTTAGTGTATAGAGTATGTAAAGAAGAAAAATATTGGGTTCAAGAATTCAATGCCAGTCACACACGCACAGGTTCTTCTTTTCGAGATGTAATATACCCACTTTTAACAAACGTTGGAGTGAGTCAATGGATTCAGCCACAACTCAGTAGTGGACGAGCCATTGTTTTGGATGAGATGGACGGGCTTTCCCAAGGAGAACGTGGCGGGCTTCAGGAACTTGTCGAATATTTGAAATCCAAGAAGAACTTCAAAGAAGATAGACCACTGATTTTAATTTGTAATGTAATGGATGGCAAACTAATGCAATATTTAATGAAATTTTGTTGTGTTCAATTCATGTCATTGCCAAAAAAAGAATACCTTATAAAGTGGTTTGGTAAAGATTTACCTGACGAAATATATAATACAGGAGATATTCGAAAGTTCATACAATATTTCAATAATAATAGTAAAATACCTTACCAAAATACAATTATCAATTACCCTACTGAGATACCTGGTGATATAATTGGAGCGGATGTAAAAATGAATCCCGCTGAAGATGGTAATCCTATTCACATCGCTATACAGGCAGCATGGTATTCATTAAGAGATAAATGGATAGATAATGAAGAGTTGGATTTGGAGACAAAGGATGCTAATTTGGCTGGACTTCTGTATCATCAAAATATTCCAGCATATTTTGGTGAGCAGAGAAATAATAACGATTATTACAATTTAATCTTGAATTTAATTTATTTGAGCGACCGAGCAGATTTCTGGGCGTTTTTTCATCAGTGTTGGAATTTATTGCCACATAGTTATGAAATGAAACTGAAAATACCTAATCAATATTTATCTAGAATTAAACCTCTTGGTAAAACAATACATAAAATAGAAGACCTACAGTATACTCAGGTTCTAACGAAACAGAGTGCCCTTTTTAATGCTTGGAAAGAACTTAATAAGCAATGTGAGAAAAATCACTTACCTTTCCGAATGACAACTCAGTGGGCAAATCTTCAAAATGATAAGAAAATCATTGAAACGATTGGACTACCTTATATCATTCCTAAGTTCGAAAGCCGGCCTCAAGTTAAAAAATCCAAAAAAAATGGTAATAGTATGTAGTCAATATGGAACTAATTTTATATATTCATATCCATTAAAGTGTCTTGAAGTAATATTACTTTACTAGAAGTGTTGAAAATACCCATATAATTTATAGTTTGTTCTATATTTGCACCGTCAGACATTATTATAATATATTTAACATTTTTTATTTTCAATCCTGATAAATTGTCTTGATATGTAAATAATAAAATATTATTTTTTATATTATAATATTTATTAGTAATTATTTGAGAGTTTATATTCATAAGAGAAAGTTTATCACCTAAATTATATAAAATATTTTTATGAGATGAAAAAACAAGAATATTGGAGTCAGAATTATCCACGATTATATTATATGCTGTCTCCAATTTATTTTGAATCAAAGTAGTGTCAATTCTTCGATATTCTAACACATCTAACATTCGCAGATTATTAATATTATTATTATTCCTACAGAGTGGACATATTCCTCGTAAAATCGTATTTTTAAGAATACATGATGCACAGTATGTATGTCTGCAGCAATCCGATAATACTGGAAAACGAGGCTTGTCGAGACAAATTGGGCAGTCTTCACTTTCGTAAATTTGGAGATTCGTATCCGTCTGGAATTGCCTGGAAATTTGTAGGTCATTATATATCATGGGCATCATATCATCTGCTCGAATATCATTATCCTGAAAAAACCGTCTCATATATAATAAATTCACCGAAGGTCGGCATAATTTGGATTGAATCGATATATTAGCCATGGACCGAATCGATTTCATAGATTCTTGAATAAAATCCTCAGAGCAGCGGACTACTAGAGATTCCCTATTAATATTATTATATGGCAGAACATTCTTAAAAAAAGCCGATGATTCCATCTTTAAAAAAGTATTATTATTCTTATTTTTTTGTAAAAATTGTAAAAATTCAGGCACTAATTGAGTCAGATTATCTTCACTCCTATGAAGTAATTCCTGAAAAGAAAGATACGATTGTCTGAAAATGAGTGGAAACCAGCATGACGTTACCAGCCATATAAAGTTGGTTGCTGGAGGAATTTCACAATCGTTGTTATTAATATACATATTTTGAACTTCGTCAAAGACTAACATATTCCATCCTATTTTCTTTTCGCCACAAAATTTATAAAAATTCTTATACAATTTTGCCGAAACCAGGAAATTCTTTGAAATACCGTTAATATTTAATAATGATTTTTTGGAATCTATAAAAGAGAATTCAAGAGTGGTGCGTGTCTGTATTTCATTTTGCCATTGACTGAATAGGTAATTGGGAACAACAATAATATTAGACCATTTTATAAATTCTGATGAGGTATTTTCTAGACAATAAAAAATAGAACTAGGATTTTGACCCAATAGATGAAACTTCGGTAAAATTACATTATCGGCCTCCATATTTCCTAGTAAACCTAGAATTGTCAACGTTTTCCCTGAATTTTCTGGGCTTCCTAGAATAGCTAATTTACTAAATATTCGAGAATTGAAGGCCGAGTCTCCCTCGAGAAGATTTTTCATTTTTTTTCGCATTTCGTGCATCGTGGCAATTTGGTGTGAAAACAGGGGATGATTTATTTTGGATATTTCTTGAGAAGTATTGTTTCCATTTTTTTGAATTGAATTTTTAAAAATTGTGTTCAAAATATTTAGCTGTGAATCAATATATTCACTCATCTAATTCCAAAAAATATTAAACCTTAGGCTCGAATTATCCCGTGCGGAAAAAATCACGTATAGATGCGTCGCGAATGAAATTTTTCAATTTCAGGGATGTTAGGCGAAACATGGAATTGTTATCACGGAGTTTCGCCTTGTCGAATGTGTTATCTCTATGAGACATTACTAGCATAACTTTGAGAGGGTCCAATTGAATCATAGGATTGACGTAATTGTCCAGAAATGACCTCTCTTCTGCGTGAGTTACCGTTTCATCATAACGGTGTTTTTTGAGATACGAACTGCGCCAGGCCATAGTTCCATTGGTCGCGTGATTTGGTCCATAAGGACCGGCATTGTATATTTTTTCGATATCATAATAATATAAATAGATTTCCGAAGAACCGGCTAGTTCAATCCGTGGATTTACACTGAACTTATGAACAACATGACTGACACGTTCTGGCGGATAATAATCATCGTCATCCCATGCCACTATAATTTCACCGCGAGCTTCGTCGTTTAGACGATTTCGTTTTTGACCCAAAAGTAGTTTTTCAGAACATTCTATATAGCGAATATTGGGGATACGCTTAGACGCGGCTTCAAATAGATCACGGACCTTTTCAGTTCCATCGTCCAGAATGATCCACTCCATGCGGTCTTTCGGATAATCTTGTGATTCATAGAGTTTGATTGTTATTGGAATGAACCGACGACGATTATATGTCGGTGTAACAACCGAGACAAATGGACGCGATGAAGACATTTAACTACATATGTAGAGTATTTTTTAGGCAGCTATTGTTTGCGGAGTATTTATAGTAGCAGCGGCGGTGGTAGTGCCAGGGGCAGCCGCTGCGGTGGTAGTGCCAGGGGCAGCCGCTGCGGTGGCAGTCTCAGCAGACACCTCGGGTATGCTAGTTGGCATAGACATAAATTCTTGAACGGACTTTACAGGTTTATTTCTATTGGAGTTTATTATAGACAACAATGCCCTTTTCATAATATCTCCAGCAGCAGAAAAACTACTCACGTATTGACTCACATCTGAAAATGATTTTTTCATATCTTCTATATAATCTTTTGTAATTCCAACAAGTTTGACTTCTGATTTATCCGATTTTGGAAATGTAAACGGATATGTCAAAAATCTCAGAACATTGGATTCAAACTTCGCAGTAGATATAGGTAAAATGGCAAAAATACGTGGTAAATAGGGGCGCGGATTTGGGTTACTGGAATCAAGAATAAAATTCATAGAAGCAGCATATAACGCGCAAATCACATAATATCCTATAAAAACAGTTAACGCAGGAGGAAAAATTCCCAATAATACTGTAACCATAAACCCTAGAATTCGCAAAGGAACTGGTAATGTTATCATATCATTTGCAACAATCATAGCAATGAATAACACAATTAGAACATAAGCACCGATAAATATGACACTTGCCAATGTTTTAAAAAATACAATTAGAAATGATTCCTCGGGTGTTTCTGGTTCATTCAATATATTTTCAGAATTATCCTTAAAACCTTCTCCTTTAAACGGTATATAATCTGTAAAAATAGGAGGGCGAAGACTTGATAGGGAAAAATTAGTAAATGTTGGGGCTAAGTCATTTTGATATTTCTTTAGAATATGTTGGACATCTTGAATTAAATTAAGAGAAGAAAGCATACTATCTGATTTCCACTCTGAATTTATGTTTGCAGTTTATTTCACGCTCGCTTACATATTTTTTTGATAAAACGGGGTATAAATAAATTCATCTATTTTCTGGTCTTTTATAAAAAGTTTTATATCTTTAATATTATTAAAGCTTTTTGCATTGGAGTTCCAAATTTTAATGATATTGAAATTCTTCTTTGGACTAATAGACACTCCGTTTATTCTATTTTCAGGATTTGCAGAAGATATACCGATCATAGTAGCAATAGTGTATACTAAAAATAAATCAGTTGCTTCTCTGCGTTGAACTCGGAAACTATAACATCCTCCGCGAATATTAGCTGAATTTTCCCAGAGAGGAGGGATATTGTCCCTCATTAAGAAGAACATTCCCTCACCGAAAGCATCCGTATAATCCTTATTAAGTTTGATTTGTTGAAATGAATCTATAACCGTCCAAAATTCTTCCCATGTCGTGAATGTTTGAATCTTTGTAAAACTTGATAGGGACCATTTGGAATCCTCTGGATTATGAAACCAGAGGGTCCATGCCCCTGATGGAATGAGGCCGGCACTTGCTGGTTGTGCCATAAAGTCTATATATTAGTTTAATAATTGTTTTAGGTGCTGTCAGTTTATTTTATTATGTCGGTTCATTCGATATAAAACTCGAAAATTAGAATGTTGTATTTAGGAATATTATTCTATTTCTGTATCCGCATCATTTACATCTTCTACGGCTGTCTCGCTTAGATTTTCTGTTGCAACTGTTTATGATACTTCCTGACTTGAATTTTCGTAAAAATTACCGTATTCATCGTCCTCTTCCTCATCCGTCTCAAATTCTGAAGAATCATCATTCACAGGCAAACTCTCTAGTCCCAGAATCTTCCTCCATGAAATCTCATCGGCCTCTGACAAAGGAGCATTAATATTGTCAATTACACACCGTTCGCCATTTCTATCAATAATTTCCAGTCGAATACAATCAGAATCACTGAACCAAACTTCTGACTGAATAGACCAACATGATATGATAACTTTCGGAGAAATTACATGATAATTAGTAACCATCAGGAACGTGCTGACCCAATCATCCAAATACCATTCTGACAATACCTTCGAAACACCACTCTCATTGAGAGTATGATGAGACAATGCTGACATAATCCATGGTAATTTAACAGTATTCAATTGGACATAACTACTTATCTGAGCATCAGGTGAAAGAGCCTCATAGAGAGTATTCACATTTTTATTATAAAACCATCTGGCATCTGCAGGATAATGATTAAATACTTTATAGGGAAGTGGCTGAGTGTTACAACCGCGGAATACCCATAAGTTGCCGTTAATTGAAAATTCATCAATGACCGCGCCAAAAGTGCGATAAAATAGTGAGCCTACAGTGTGTGATAATTGATATACATAAGATAGAATCTTAATAGTGAGTGCAGTAAACTGCGGCCCAAATGTTGTATGGAGGGTGTGTGCAGTTTTTGTTAAGAAAAAATTCATTAGTGTTTCTAGGTCTAATATTTCATTATTATCAATATTAGGCATTTTTGTTGAATAATACTAATTATAGTAAATCAATAAGTTTTAGGTTCTAGAGGAAGCACGGAATAGGACAAAAGTTCCCTTTTTTTCACTCCAGCATCCCACTGGACTCTCGAGATCAATCTCGCCTTCTGCTGAAGGCAGGAAAATTTGCCCCGTTTCTTCGTGATAGTAATACGTTTTTCCATTAAATTCTACTTCCTGTAGTTCATCGTCTTCACTTTCATCTTGTTCCTGCTCGGTCTCCTGCTCGGTCTCCTGCTCGGTCTCCTGCTCGGCCTCCTGCTCGGTCTCCTGCTCGGCCTCCTGCTCGGTCTCCTGCTCGGCCTCCTGCTCGGTCTCCTGCTCGGTCTCCTGCTCGGTCTCCTTTTTCTCGTGGGGCACATTCACTGTATCAACATCAGCACGCTCCTCATCATCTTCCACATCAGGCACAGTTTCCTCCTCGACTTTATGACCTACAGGCTCATCCAACATTGCCTCAGACACCGCAATAGCAGCAACCGATGTTACGACATCTTGCTCTACAACATTCTTCTTACATACATCCATTTTGAAATCATCAGGTATCATATTGCTAACAATCATTTCCCGTTGAGCTGCCTTCAACCCTTCATCAAAACCTTTTTGATATTCCCTGCTGCAATCACACTTGGACTCATTTTTTGACAAATTTTCCATGATACCTTTCTGAATCTGACCAAGTAGTTTAATATTCTCAATTTGAAAGCTTTTCAATTCCGACTGATAAGAATTATCTGTAGCCATATTATGAATTGGTGATAATAAGGCAGTAGCATCAAAATTCCGCAAAAGTAGAATCTGATTTTCCATAGTATCCAAAATCAAATTCAGTGCACGTGAGGTAATATTAATTTCAGACATTGTATAAAATATTCTTTTAGATACTTATAGTTATAATCTAACGATTTAGGTAGTCGCCGACCCTCGTCAATTTTTGACAACTCCCACACGAATATTCATACATGCATCCAATGTGCTTTCCCAAGCCTTCAACGGCTTCGTTCTCTTCAGACGCAATACTTCCTCTGCTCTTGCCACGCGTTCCTGGGCTGTTTCAAGAATAGTCTTCGAAATACTTGCATCATAGAAATCAATAGGCTTAGTATCCATCGTAGCCAAAATACTCACCATAGGAGGTAAATGAACATCTACTCTATATTTATGGCTACGAATCAATTCCCTATATTGTTCAATAGTATAAGGTCCACCAAACAACTTCAGGACGGAACGACTAGGAGCCACAAAAACACCATTCCCACCAACCATATCTCCATATACCCTATTCAATAGAGAAAGTTGCTCCCAACGACTGTGAGCATCCATACGCTGGTCAAATAGATACGCCATTGCACATTCGGGACAACAGAAATTTCCATACACCTGTAAATGTGTCCCCAAATCCCTGCTAGGAATAATACACGGACGATTTTCAAAAGTATGGCAACACCATAGACATGCGACATCCGATTTTTCAGGTATCATTTTTGTTTCATCGGAATCCTTGTATTGAGCCAATAAAATATTATCATTTCTCTTGTAAAAATTCATAGGGGGTTGCTGGGGTGCCGTCGCCGCAGAAGGCTGCACTTGTTCAATATTTTGTTTGCTCTGCTGCGGTGTCAAATTATCTTGTTTCATCAAAATATTTTTATAGGCATCTTTGTTATCATCCTGCTCTTCTGATACTCTTTCAGGATTTTCAATAAAGTTATCAATTTCATTCGAATTAAATGCTTCAATTACAGGCGGAGGATTTGGATTATAGTGAATATTGGAATTAAATTCCATAATATCTTTTGTTTGAATTTGCAAATGGGCTATTAGAGGTTTTCTCACCTCAGGCATTAAATTGCCTTGAATTCCGTTTGGCCCAACAGACGCAACTACTACAAAGTTCTTCTTTGGCTGTTTTTTTCTATTAGGAGCCACATTATTTTGGGATTCACTTAATAGGGTAGGTAGTTTAGGAAGCTCATTTGTTTGAGACTGCGTATCCACGGCTAGAACATTTAAGGAACTAGTTATTTTTGAATTTTCAATTTCTTTCTTTGAACGACGAGGCATTTCTGAATAATGTTCTAGCAAGTTTTTTAGACCCCCGACCTAATTTTTGAGCCCAAATCCTCCACCGTTGTTGGTCTAAAAAGACAGTTATGAAAAGCGTAGAATATGAATCAAACTCAGTCTATACAAATTGATTTCTGGTGTCCTCGGGTTCAAGCAATTTTTGATTTATTTGTTAAGAATCCATCAAAAATTAATCATTTACTTTTATATGGCCCGCCTGGTTCAGGAAAAACCACAGCCGCTCATTGGTTAGTTGATGAAATATGGGGAGCATCGAGACCCCTTATGTGTATGTCAATGAATGCGGCAGATGAAAGAAGTCTGGACTCGATTCGGCAGAAGGCGACTCCATTTTTTAAAATGGATTGGCGGTCCGAGGCTTTTACCAATAAGAAGGCACCGCGATTCTTAATTCTCGACGAATGTGAGACACTAACAGAACCTGCGCAAATATCTTTAACGAATATATGTGATTCTGACCCGACTGATTTATGTCTAATACTCATTTGTAATAGTTCGTCAAGAATTCATCCAAAATTACGCCAAAAACTACTGAAAATCCGTTTTGATCCTCCCGTGCAAAAATTTCGTAAAAATACAACTATTTATGATGAACTGACAAGGGGAGATTTACGATTTTATAATAACAATATATCGCGAAAAGATCATATTATAAGATGTCTATGGAGTATTATAAATGGCGATGATATTTTCAGTAATCATGAAGATTTCAAACAGAATCTAATGGAACTTTTAATTTTACTTCATTCTATTAACTTAATAGATGAGACTGATTGTTTAAACTTCAATGTTATTTATTCCATGATGGAAAACGGCTGCCTTGAACACATTTATAAAGAATCCTACATGAATATGATTAAAAAACTCCGTTATAAAATTGAAAAGATATTTGATGGAGAAGATGATCAAAAATAAAATGGACGACTCATACGATTTTATTGAATCGCCGATTCGGATTTCGACTATGGTTGTAACAGCGGACTGGGGGACTCCAATAAATCTGTCACTACTATTTAAACAGTGCCGCTCCCATATTATTCCCATTGGATGGCCCGAGGAGGGGATTTTGAAACATGAACACATGAATGTGGTTATAGGAGCAGCTGAAAAGGATATTTTCACAAATCGTAAAGTAACTAATAAATCATTCTTTAATCAATCCACCATTGTATTGCGTCGTTTCGTGTCCGAGTCACGGGGATTTAAAGAAGTTAATGTGAAGATGTTTGCGAATGGAGGAATTCAAATGACTGGTGTTGTCAATGAAGAATTCTCCCTATCTAGTCTCCATTGGTTACTGAATTTTATTCAGAAATTGGAGAAAAATCCGTTTGAATTTCCTGAAAAGGCTGGGATTGTTAAATTCAGCACCCAATTAATTAATACGGACTATAGTTTAAAATACGATATCAATCAAGAGTTAATTCATCGTATTTTGATTGATAAATATGGTTTATTTAGTATGCTTGAGAAAACCATGTATCAAGGAGTAAATACGAAATATTTTATTAATACACAGTGTAAGCGCGAAGGTATCTGTAATTGCACCAAAATCTGTAAAGGGAAGGGCACTGGTAATGGCGATGGAGAGTGTAAGAAAATTACATTGAGTATATTTCGGACGGGGAAGATTATCATAACAGGGGCTAGGAAATTGGAGGAAATTGTTCAATCCTATAATTTTCTAAATAGAGTAATCAATGATAATCGTGGAGTTCTAGTAAAATCAGCTTAAAAGTTATTCACTAAAATATTTTAGGAAAAATGGATTACAAAATAGAAGCTGTGTTACTATTTAATATTTTTTGTTCATTTCTTAACATGAATATTGATAATAAAAATACGTTTATAATTGGCGAAGTAATTCGACTACTGATAAATATGTATTGTATCTACTACTGTAATTGTGAAAATAATTTTAAGAATTTTGAGATTGAAAATAAAATTAATAATATTTATGAATTATTGAAAATGATTGATAGTGATTTATTTGAAAAGGACGGGGATGCCGATGAGGATGCCGACGGGGATGCCGACGAGGATGCGGGCGAGGATGCCGACGGGGATGCCGACGAGGATGCGGGCGAAGATGCCGACGAGGATGCGGGCGAGGATGCCGACGAGGATGCGGGCGAGGATGCCGACGGGGATGCAGGCGAGGATGCTGACTGGGATGCAGGCGAGGATGCCGACGGGGATGCCGCTAAGAAAGAGAATAAGAATAATAGTGAACTGAAAGCAGAATCAGACGATAATACTGAAAAATTAAATGAAATTGTGTCGATTATGAAAACAGGACCCACAAGAAACCGCAAAGCATTCCGTTCGATTTAATGGGAAAATCACAACAATTCTCGACCTTTCATAATTTTATAATGATTCCACAAATTGAAATCTTCATCAGTCATAGCATTATTTAGAAATTGAATATCAGCTTGTTTTAATTTAACAATATATTCTTTTGGAACATCATTAAAGAATCTATGATGTTTCGAAGGAATGGCCCAAATAAATTGCACGGGAATTCCATTTTTATTACAAAAGAATCTAAATAAAACGTGGCACGATCCTGGGGAACCACACAAATAATCAATTTGTTCTACATTAGGAAAGTGTTTACGACTCATATTGTAGAATACACCATTTTTATCCCAATCAATTGCGGTTAATCTTTTGGCGTAAGGAAAAATCATATTCGGTGGGAACATTTCATCCCCAACTTTTTTAATAAATAAGTGAGAGGAGTTTTCTATTTTTTTCGTAAAGTTATTTAATTTATACAAAAGATTGATATTCATCTTTTAAAAATTCTATAAATTTTATAAAATTATTTTTAGGCTCCGTTATGAATTGCGTCCAATAATTTAATGAGAATTGCTATTGATAGTCAGAATTATGAGCACTCCGGTTCCAACAACCTCTACTACGACAAACGCAACTTCAGTCAATACCAGCACAACATCGTCTGCTAATGCCCCTACCCCGCAAGCAAAACCTGCAAATACTCCTGTAGCAGAAGATGTAATTCCTACGGCAGCTACTCTCCAGCAAGCTGCGAAACTGGCTGTGGCCCAGGACAAACGTATTATGTTAGATTATTACAATGATTCTATGAATGATAAAGCCTTCATAGGTGAAGACCAGGAAACTAAGGAAAGAGTGCTTATTAAGACTCGCAAAGATTTCACAAGTCTAGTTCAGAAAATTTTCAAAGTTGGTGATGATTATCTGATTATGACGGAAAATAGCATCTATGTAGTATCTACTAAAATTATGAAACGCCGTGTAAATCTGGCCAGTCTCGAATATGACTACAATGACGATGAGTAAATTTGATTTTACGTGCAAATCGTAACTAACTCATCTCCAAAAATGCCATCTACACAAATGAAATTAGCATTTGATATTAATAAAAATAGGTCCATATCACCTATTTTTCGACCAACAGTCTTAATACTAGGTATTTTTGGTTCAAAAAAAGACTTGAACGAAACATATCTATGTGAAAATATACTCAATCCTATTTTGTCAGAACTCAGTCGTATTCCCGAAAAGATTATTGCTCCATATGATAATACAGCGCTAGGTGTCTATATAGAAGATTGGGCGCAAACTCGTCAAATTCCACTACAAACATTTGAGGCTGATTTTCGCACACACGGCAGAAGTGCAACCATTTTCCGAGATAGCCGTATTGAACGAGAATGCACTGCTGCAATAGTATTCCAGGCTCCCAGAACGACTCGATTTGATCTTTTAGCAGAACGCATGGCAAGAAAAGGAAAACGGGTATTCTTTGTAAAAATGAACCTGGAAATTGAAGAATTTGTTTAGACGGTCCTGGGCGACAACGAGGGCAGGCTCTAGACTATTCCCAAAAGATATGAGCATCGAACTTCGCATTTTTCAGGATAAGGTTCAGTAATAGTCTGATAGCAATTTTCATAGCATTTTTGGTAATCCATATTTACAAATCCTTCTTCGCCGCCGCCACTTTTTAATAAGGCACGACTACAAATTAAATAATTAAAGAGCACAGCTGTCCCTGCGAGAGCTACGGCAATTAACATTTGAATGCCTGATGTTATCTGTATAACTTTATTTCCCTTCGCTAAGAACAATATTCCTACAAAGGAAAAAACTGTGAGCCCCAGAATAATTGCGTAAATTATAAAAAAAGCATAATAGAAATTGCAAATGAAACGATTTGGAATAGCAGACATCCACGGTGCTTCCATGCCTTGCCCTACTCGTTCTCGTCCATATATACGGGCAGTTCCATTACTCATTTTTATTTCCTATTAAGTGCTTATTTTTTTAGAAGGACTTAATAGGAAATGGCAAAGAATCGTCGCACGCGCTCGATGTGCTCCACGCGCAACAAGAAAAATCGCCGTGACCGCAGTCGCCGCGACCGCCGCAATCGCCGCAATCGCAAGTCCATGCGCGGTGGTTTGATCATGAATCCGTCGCCCATCAACGAAAGTCTGGCGAATAGCTGGTCTTCCAAAGCATCACTCAATCAGGGTGATGATTTTTTCAAATATCACCGAGAACAGCATGGTGGCTCCAGTCTGGTTGGCGCCCCCTTCCCAGGCCAAGTCGAGAATTCTTCCCTGCCAGCCGACATGTATGCTGCGGCACATCAATCGGGAATAATGCGTGCTAATCAGGCTATAATCGGTCTCAGTGACAAGGACGGCACTCCTCCCATTGTGCCGTCCCAGTCAGGTGGCCCTGCAAATACCACAGGAGGTCGCCGCCGTGCTCGCCGCGGGACGCGCCGTGCTAGACGCGATCGTCGCCGCAAACAGAGCCGTCGTAATCGCAAGTCCCGTCGCGCAATGTATGGAGGCGCAGACATGCTCGGATACTCTTCTGTAAAGACACCCACAATGTTGCTACCCAATAAAGAAGCCTATTCGGCCGCAGCACTCAACCCTGAATATGTAAGTATAAAGGGGTATGCTGAGGGAATCGCCGCCGAAGCGCGCGACAAGGTTGGCTTCGTATAAATTTATACAGTGCCAGGAGCAACAAGATACGCGTCCGTAAATATATCACTATCCTGAATATTATCGGGAGCCTTACGGCAACTTCCACCAAAGAGTGCCTCTAAGTTGCCCGTCCTGCCAGAACTTGACAGAAGAATTCTCTGTTCAGTTGTAGCAGTCACATGTATTAATACATAGCCATTACCAAAACGCCCTGTCTGTCCCATCAGAGGCATTCCCAAATCGGGCAGACAATAACGGTCGCCTTCCAGTGAACAGGCAGGTAGACGAATCCAGAGTCCATCGGGATACGCGGGATGCCCGTCGAGTTTTACTACGGTTCCCAATAAACTCTCTCCAAGTGACAATGTCAATTCGATGAGTAAATGCTCTTCTGATTTGCCAGATCGTTGCCAGGACGACGAGGACTTATCTAGATTGAAAACAACGTGGAGATCCCCTGGTCGTTCGAACTCCGCCATTTCCGAGCAGACCTCGGAGAGCACAACAGCTTCGCCAGTTCGCATGCCAGGCTGTAATGAAAAACCCTGGGACATTTTTTCATCTCTGCGTCCACGACCCTGGCAATCAGCACATTGCCCTGTGCCTTTCCACCCCTTTGATTGACAAGATGTACAGGGTCCCCTGGTTTCCATTACCATTCCACCCATATGTAGAATCTGAGAACGCCCACCAGTTCCTCTGCAGTCCGAGCATGTTTCCTTCGTGGCCGAACCTGTCCCATCACACGTATGGCAAATTTTATGTCTGTCTAGATTCAAATTGAAATTCTGGCCAAAATAGAACTGCTTTAGAGATAAATTCATATTCTGTATTTTTGGCGGAGGCTTACCCATTCTCTTGGTATTCTGTCCTGGCATTCTCCCCCCAGGCATTCCGTCACCGCCAAACATTCCAAATAATTCGCCTATGTTAATTCCGAACATGCCGCCCCCTCCGCCCCCTCCGCCCATAAAAGGAAAGCCTGGCGGAAATTCGCCTGGTCCACCGCCTCCGCCCCCAGATTCTCCTGGAAGTTGCCCTGTCATATCATACATTTTACGATTATGTTCGTTCGTTAAAACTTCATTGGCTGTTTGAATTTCCTTAAATACTTCACTATCCCCTCCCTTGTCGGGATGATGTTGTTTCGCCAAACTATAGTATGCCTTGCGTATTTCCTGAGTGCTGGCCGTTCGCTCTACGCCTAATACTTTATAGAGGTCTTTTCTGGCATTTGTCTTCGGATTAGACATTTAATTATGAAATGCTATATTTTTTAAGCCCTGGATTCCGATAATTTGCAACCTAAACCCTGATACAAATTTTTAGTTAATGACTACTGAAAAAGCAGGGTCAAAATATTTATTTGACTCTGACAAACACTTTTCATGCCCCCTATATGGTCAGGAACAAACATGGGAACAGTTGCAAAAATTATGTAAATCGGACATTCATGGCTCACATTTATTTATAACGGGTCCATCGGGTTCAGGGAAAACAACAATAATACGTGAATTTCTAAAAATGTATGCGTATTATCATGATTTTGATAATTGGGAAACCTGGGGGACACACTCCAATGAAGAGTGTCTGTTACTAACTTCGGATCAGGACCGTGGAATTCAGACCATCCGCAACAATGTCAGTCTTTTTATTCGACAAATAGGAAAACCCCATAATATTATAAGACATCGATGGCTAGTTATCGATGATTGCGACATGTTCCCCCAAATTAGTCAACAGGCATTGAGACGTCCCATGGAAACCTATTCACATATTACACGATTCATTTTCATAGGTAGTTCAATGGACGACCTAATTCCAGCTTTACAGTCGCGATGTATACATATCCCTATGCAAACAGTTAATTTCTTCGATCATATAGCTAAAATACTAGATTCACTTGAAATGCCTTTTCCAAATTTAATATCAATTGAAATGCTTTATATTATTATTAATTTATGTAATAATAATTTTTCCGATTTTTTACGTTATCTCAGACTACTACGAAGCTATTGTGTTCAAAATAATACTCCTCCATCACAGGTTATTATTAATAAACTTTGTTCTGTTCCCTATTATAATTTGTTCATACCTTTGGTAAAATCGATTTGTGAATTAAATATACTATCAACGTGTTCGACAATCATTAAAATATGGAAAAAGGGCTATACATTTGAAGATATACTCGATAATTTTCATCAAATATATATATTATATGGAGGCAATATTGAAAACAAGCTAAATGATAATTTAATTGTTAAATCTTTTTTAATGAATGCCTGGATTGACTATTGTAAAGGTAATACATCGATTCTTGCTCTTCAAAATGTAGCTGTTCGAACTATTCAAGAAGCCTCAACTTTGACGAATAAAATTAATAGGGTGCTACCCGAGATGTAATTCTATTTCGTAATAAATATGTAATAACTAAATCGGATGATAGAATTTGCTTCTCGCTCATACGTAAAAACCAGCCGAAATATTCCCTATCGCGTAATTCTGTCCAAGGTATAGGCACATAAATGGCCTGCATAGGAATATCAAACGGAAGAATTCCTTGAGTGCCTGCAGCTAATAAATCTTCCAGTTGGATTCGGCGTCCACCGCGCTTTCTCGATAATTCAGCAGGAATATTGACCTCAATGGAATCCCCATATTTTAGAACCATTTCGCGCCAATCCCAGCGAGCATCTCCGCGAATCTGCTCACCACCGCGCTTTGGATAGGGTTCCAGTGTAAATCCATATAGTTTAGCCTCGTCTACTCGCGAATGTTCAAACGGAGCTATACGACCACGACATACAGATTCCCAATCACGGAATATTTGCATTTCGGGACGTGGTGCCCAGATTGCATAGAAGGATGGTGTTATATCGGCCATGTCTGCGGCATAGGTTTCATTGGGGTCTGCTCCAAAGAAGAGGGCCTTTCTCTCCTCTGGCAGATCATTCTCTTCGTGTAGAGGGCCGAACGGTTTCAGACATACTGTATAGGGAGATAGCCAGAGTCCACCAAATCTTGCCAGGAGAGCGGCTCGTATCCAATTCAGCTCAGCCTCATTGACTGGGGCAATTTTGTCTCGTAGTCCGGAAGGAAGTTTCTCCATACCTCCCAGGAGTCTAGCCAAATCTGCCAGACCTCCGATGACTTCTATACGATATGTCTGGGAATTTTGGCGAACAATACTGTCGTAACACAAATTTAGAAACGGCATATTCAGTGCTCTTGATGAGCGTGCGCCAAAATCTGCCCACCAGCGACTGTTCACATCGCTCACATCGTAGTATAACCATAGCGGAGGCTTTTCATTCCCCTTCTTCAATAGATTTCTATCTTTAAAAGGGTTTTGCCGTATCTGGTATTGAGTAAAATACACAGTCGCCATCGCAACAATTAATATAAATATTCCAGTAATAATGAAAACTCCATGAGTATTCATCTTTGCTCCAATTGAGCCTCTAATTGATGCCCTATAAAATTTCTAATAGAGGAATAAATGGATTCTTTTTTGTTTTTTGCCAAGACTTTATAAGAGATTGCCTATAGTGCTCCATTTCATTTTCAGATAATTCCAAAATACTATCTGGAGTAGTCGTGTCTTTGAGTTCTGGAAGTAGTTTCCGCAGAAAATTAAAATATAATTCATCTGAGTGCTGACCGTCATTATATCTTAGATATACTGGTATGGCACCAAACTCCAGTGCCTCATATATTCGGAAAGTTTCTAGATTACTTCCACTAAGAATAGGAATACATTTGGAATTCTGTAATGTATCTACGTATTCATGGACGGGTTTTTTTCCACCATCCATAAAATGTTCATAGAAATATAAATCATAGGGCTGAAATTTTCTGAACTTGTCTATTGTGTATTCACGAATAGTAACAGCCTTTCTGCCAGCAAATGACCACTGTAATCTTCTTTTTTCTATAGGAAGCGTTACTGGATTACCACTGATATCGACGTCATTATTGAAAATTAACGGGCCCAGAGGAAATATGAAGATCTTATGTAATACTTTTTGAGGAAATTCATTTATCTTCCTGGGATAAATATAATTTCTATAAATTGTCGTCAAATATTCCAATTCATACCATGAAAGATCATCAGAGCCATATTCATCTGATAAATGAATAATTTCAAAAGGAATTTTTAATTTATTAAATTGAAGAGTAAGTTTTACGAATTTTAGACAATTTTTATCAATACGCACAATGACAGGAATTATACCCTGGGTTTTATAAAGTTGGATACTGGTCGTGGCAATATGCGGAGACCATTCGTGGAAATCAACATCTAGAAATATTCTTCTGAGCCAGGATATTTCTAATGTTTTATCCATTAAAATACCTAATTTCATTGGACAGTGTTGTAATTTCTTATTTCTAAGTATCATCATAGAATAAAATATATGAAAATAATCACAAATCTACAGGGCGTATTTGAGCCCACCCATACCTGCACTGATTTGAACCCAATTCAGATTTTCAACATACACCGTTACATTATAATACCAATTACAGTCCTGTGGAAGTGGATAAGGATTCAAATCGAGCTGAAATCGTCTTATCCGACTACTATTGACCGTTCCATCGGGCTGTATAGTAGGCGAATGTAGACCAAAAGGATAGGTTAAAATGCCCACATCGGTTATACCTCGTTCATATTTCCAAGGAACAACTGTCTGGAAATATTCTGAGGGTTTTTCTTCCTGAATTTCATTGCCATCGCATAATATTCGGAATGTCTGTAAAATCTGTTGTTGACCTTGCTGGACGAAGCGCCCAGAAGCCTGATAGCCGACGATAGTGGGAAGTGTGGGAGTCAACGGAGGCAGGAATGGTGCCTTCGTCCCTATCCAATTTGTAAAATTCGTCACGTCATTTCGAAATTCAATTGCATCGGAACGTCTTGGTAAAATAAATAGGCGATTTATTGGATTATGTGTTTGTAATTCTACCAATTGTCTACTAGTCACTCCTAGAAATTGATATGCGGTGACTTGATGAACTAAATAGGATAGTTCCTGGGTGGCAAATTGCTGTTGCTCTTCTTCACTTACATATACGTATGTCATGGTAAGACGGGGATTCAGAGGCCACGTATTCAGTTGAGGCTGTGGTTGCCCCCAATCCACCAAGAATGCAGATATTTCATCGCCGCTCAGACTTGTTTTTTGAACGTAATTTGTTGTCATAGGAAGAAGAGGATCGGTTGAAAGTTTATTGAATCCTGGCCGAACGACGTTTCCACTTGGGTCTAGTAATTTATATAGTTGCTGAATAGGGCGTAGTGTAATTTGAATCTCGGCCTCGTGATATTGTAGGGCAACTAGTGGCAAAGCACCGAATGTTGTTTCGGTGAACCAAAGAGGAAGAGGAACACTAATATCACGGCCAAAAATGGACGGGCGATTGAAATTATTTCCGTCAGGATCAGAAACTACTACTGGATAACCTACGCCTAGAGAACCACCTGCATAGGGGCTATTAGCAGGATCGATTAATTCATTCACATTGCCGACTAACACGGACCATTTTTGAAACGAATCTTTATCCAAGTCTGCCTGTGCTTTCACAATCATATATGTCCCGTCGAATTCCTGAATTTTCTGACCACCTATGAAAAAAGCGCAGTTTTGTATAATATATGCCCCTATGTAGTTTATCCAGGAGAAATTATATTGGCAGTCCCGACTGCTGTCCGTTAAAAGGTCAACATATTTACAATAAATGTCGGGCAAGGTAAATGTAAAATACATGTCTCGAACGAGATCAGCCAGACGTGGAATTTTAAAACGGACTTGGATTGGTTGATCGAAAAAAAGTTCCTGGGGGCCGAACATGGCCTGGGTCACGGATTCCTCGGAAAAATGGGAATGTTTTTTATACGTTTTGTACCAATAAGTGAAATCTGGATTTCCACTTAATAGAACATTTTGTGCACCGTATGAATCAAGAATAAATAATCCTCCGCCAGGCATTCCCTATTTTGGCTCACGCTATTGATTTTTTATGTGATAATTTTTTATGATAAGACGGCGCACGGACTTAATAGGGTGTTGTCCACCAACTATCCACCAAATATGGAGGAACAGCCCGTGATGACCCTCGTTGTACAATCTTGGATGAAGGCCCCTCGTTGAGTAGAGAATTTATTTCAGTGTAGGATAGGCAGTAATTGAAATAATAGAGACGACTCAACAATCCCTGAACATGTCCCTTTACTGTAAATTGAGTGCCATTCAGTGAAGGAACCTGTGGTTCTCTAATATTTGTTATATTGTAATTACTAAATACACAAATATCCTGATAGTTCTGATACACCTGGAAACCTTCGAATTGGAATTTCTTGACAAGATTTCCATTGACAAATACGTTCATTTCAGATGAAGAACATGTTATAACCATATGTACCCATTTACCTATTGGAATATTTTCAATATCAACAAAATTATTCCAGGTCTTGTAAGAGTTCATATAGATACGCATGGTATTTTCGGCGGAATGCATGTAAACGCCGGGTGAAAGAAGAGGGAATTGGCTAGGATATCCCTTGTGGAACACATGTCTAAGAATACCAGAATCCCCTGTGAAGTTTTGCTGAGCAACATTTATAAAGAAACTGTATGAAAACTCTGGTCCAGTGCGTTCATTATCAGACATGAAAATCGAATTAGAGTTTGGCAAATTGGGATTCTGAACTATTGTTATTGAATCTCCGTCGGAAGGATATGTATCAAGTAGCAACACGGTTTTTTGTTTACCAAACTTTTTCAGATATTTCATGAAAGATTCACCAGCAAAATTAAATAAGTAGAGTATGATTCCAGCTGAAAGGCCGATAAAAATCTGAACCAATATAGTTTTTGAGTTTATAAAGCCTCCACTACCGGTATTTTCCATTCTAAAAACAACTGCTAAAAAAAGAACTACTGAATAACAAAATTAATTATATACTTAGGCGATAATATAGTAATTTTGTTATTTTATAATCTTATAAATTACAAGATATATCATACATACTACTTAAAAGTTAAGGTATTAGTCTCTGAAATAATTATACATTTGCATCAGGAACAAAGAAGGATTTTAACCAATCTATGAAGCTATTATAAGCGGCACCTGGACCTTTCATATAATTGTGGTATACAATATCGGGTGAGAGACTGTAGTCGTATACCGTAACATTTGAAATGTAACCACCGAATCCGCCAAAATCACAAATGCTAGCGGTATAGTTTTGATCAACTTTATAGAATGATGGTAATACACATGAACGTGCCAGCTTTCCATCAAGGTACGTGTCGACAGTGCGATTACTGACCGTAACAGCAACATGTAGCCATCTTTGAAGGTCAAGGTCCGCAATGTCGCAAATTGGCTCATTTTGGACAAGATTTGAATCAAACGTCATTGCATTTTCAGAGAAAGTCTTTACGCGTTCCGTAGCAGGTAATTCATCATTGAATCGGGACTCTGATAATGCTCCACCAGCTGATAAGGAACCGGATACGGCAGAACCGTCTTTTGTATGCACACGAACTCGTAAATCCGATTTGAATGGTGCTAAATACACTCGTATGGTATCAAAGCTCTGTCCGCCCAATGAAAATATATGCTTATTCTGGCCATTCTTGACACTCCAATTACTTACATATATCCAAAACTCGACAGAAAATTGACCACCTTCATAAATCGCTGGGAAAGCTGTTGCAGGAATAGGATTGAGTGGTTTTCCCGATGAATTATTTATAGTTCCATCTGCTTTATTTTTACCACTTAATATGACTACTCCCTGTCCATCGTTTGGAGCATATAAGTATTGATATAACCAATATACCGCCACTACTGCTACCAATGTGATTAAAACATTTAATATTAACCGTCCATAACCCGTAGTTGTTCCTGTAGCGTTCATTTATCTGAAAGATAGAACGATTTTTTATATAGTTTATATTTTTATTCAGATTTTATAAAACTATTATTTTCATCCCAAATTAATTATAAGGAGTATACCATTTTCTAAGTGTATTGGCTGGCGCAGATGATATACCTGTTCCACTTAGTCCTGGAATATTAATTGCCGAAAAATTGGTTTTTAAGAAAGGTATTGGTAAGGTATTTTCACCTACTAAATCACCATCTGAGTTTATGTAATTATTACGTAATGCTGTAAAATCATTTATATTAAGGCGCTCAGGTATAATAAAAATATGTTGAAAATCTCCTCTTATTCCAGTCTTCTCCTTAGAGTCCTTCTGCCCGATTATTAAACCGCCGTAGGGTTGAACAGGAATATTATTAGCTAGTCGCCGAGATGCAACAATTTTATCATCAAATACAACATCAATTCGTCTTCCTTCTTTTAGAATACCTACACACACCCATTTTTGTAATGGAATATCAGGAAGCGGCACCTGTTCAACGGAAAATCCGCTGTCACCGTATGTTACTATTTTCAACTGAGCAGTCGTAGTTAAGGAATTACCTGATTTAATAAATTCTTGACTGATTTTTCGTGGAACCGGTGATATTTCTAATGAAATTAAGTTGCCAGCATTAAGAAGTATCCTCATATCACCATTCAGATTTCCTGTCTTATCACCGGCTTCAATGTAGAAAAATCCAATTAAACTAGATGAACCGGGCACTAAAAAATTATCTTTAAGATCATTATAATTGGCAACTGAATTCTGAGAGCTAAGTTTCATGAGTTCGGTTACATAATCTTTGGGTGGATTTTTATAGCGTAATATACTAAATATAACCGCAATCGTAATGATCACAAGAAATATTAAATATATTGTGGCCAAAAAAACTAAGTCCATTTGCCTGTAACGGGGACTTTCCTCTGGAAATTACTAGTATTTTAATCTGGTGGCATGAATGGGATACTGCTTGAAATTTTCATAATTTTGTCCAAAATATGTCTCATCTCGAATGGCTGTTGTGCCTAGTTTTTTTCGCAATACACTGAAAATGCTCTGATCATTGCGATTTTGGACAAAACCTGGGCATTCGTTGGCTATTTCGTCTTCACTAACATATCCTATTAAGTTATATTCTTGTGATAATGAATACCATAAATTCACTAGATTTTCAGTAAATGATGATTTCTTGAGGAAAAATATTCCACCTAGCAATTGACCTGACATAGTATTTGTATATTGAAGTGTATCTAGAATTGATTTTCGTGTGAAATCTTTTTCGGGTAAATTCATCTGAAATGCCAAATTATCATATTTAGAATGCTGTAAGATGTTAATGTATTTTCTAAATCGAGTTATGCCCTCCTTAAAAAGAGTTGAGCCTGCGTCGCAGTAAAACATGATTGACCCGTCAGGAAGAGAATGAAACACTTTATGAACTATTTTGGGTTTCCAAATCCAACAACCATGGCCATTTGGATTTCTTTCTATGAAGTCCGAGTGTTTTTCCCAGAATTCCTGCTCAATATCCTTCTCACTTAAGCATAAAATATCTGTAAAAATCCCCATGTCTTGTGCCTGAAGGCGAATTCTTTCGAGTGTTTTTCTGTATTTATCCGTGGCAAAAGACACAAAATAAATAGGCGGGCCCAATGAAACAGAGGAGGACGCTGAAATATCCATAAAATAAAGACATATTTCAAAAATCACGTTTTTCACTCGCCTACGATTTGTTAGGCACAATTCCTACAATATTTTGTATTGTATCAGACACGCTTGCGCACGTGGCTGGCATTATATTGTCAAAATCATTGAATGAGTCTATAGGCGGAGACATCTCACGAACTTCATTCGCGGATAAACAGCGATTCCATATTTTCAAATTACGAATTGCCGTAGAAGCCTGGCCCTCCAGAGTTTGAGGATTGAAAAAATGGAACGAACCAAGAGGAGAAGAAGAGAGAGTTCTTGTTTGATAAAGACGACCATTCAAATAGACTTCCATTAATTTATCGAACATTACAACTGTTACTCGGAATCCTTTGCGTATGGGGACATTGGCAATCTTAATTGATTGAATATCTCTCTTTAATTTTCCTGGCGTATCTAGCATAGTATCCACCATTAAATCATTCGTATCCTTATTAAGACTAAATAGGAGATTGAACTCTGATATCTTGTATTTATCTTCACTTTCTATTTTATCACGTATTGCCTGGGAGCCTCTCCAGAAGATGACACGAGGACTTGAGGCGAATGCCATGGGATTGAATATAAAAATATCGAGAGAAAGTGTGTAGCCACTGGCAACATTGGCTAAAATAGTTGAATCGTCGCGAATAGTAGCTGGATTCTTCTGCCAATATAGAACACCATCATCTCCGTAAGGAAGTGGTATGTATCCAGGATCACCAGGTTTGTATTTAAAAATGGGTGTTATAAATCTATCTATGAAAATGAGGAAAATACCAACTATCATTATGATAACAACCAAATAGGTAATTATTGACAAAATGCTAATTTTACTAGAATCAAGTGAAGGAGCTGTTAGGGTTGCGGGGGATACTCCTGAATTACCTTGAACTGGGGAGGAATCATTGGCAAATGGAAATGTTATTTTTTGATTTTCCGCCCGAGGGAAAAGCTTGCTAAATATTCCACCCAATGGTTTTCTATTAGCCATTCTACTTTACAGCAGACTATAAACGGAATTTCCTATTTTACCACAGATTTACAATATTGGCATATTGAATCAGGTAATTTGATGTAGAATTCTATGAATTTTTGGAACCGGTCTGATAATTTCGGACAGCCCAAATCGCCCCTGCTATGAAGGCTCCGCCAAGAACACCATAGATTATACCTTGCAGAAAACTTTTCATATCGCGCTCTTTGAAGTCCGCGGGATTCCAGATAGGAGACCTATTGCGCTCGCCCAATTTTGTATAGAATGCTATTGCCTCATTCTCGCTAATTTGCGGTTTCCCGAGTGATTTATTTACTACATTATGTAAATTCACTGTCCAACGAAAAAGGTCGGCACGTTTATCCAAGGAAGGACTGATAGGATTTTCCGATAGGTGCTTCGCATAATGTTCACGGCAGACCGGACAAGGTATCAGTGAAGCAAGGCTCTCATAAAAATCCTTGGCTGCTCGTTTTATTTGATAAGGCGGTTCTTGGATTGGATAACCGAGGGCAATTATGTGAATCGTATGCCAGAATATCGGACCCCAAACATTTGGAGGTAGATGCATTTACAGATGTAATCTAGTCTCTAAAAAAGACGAGGTTAAAGACATAACAAGAAAAACGAATAGTGTGGCCTTCCGTATTTACGGAATGGCGATGATTTTAAATACAAGTAATAACCGTATAATACGGGATTATAGCACAAATTGCACAAATTGCGGAAAACCAGGTCATTTATTTCGTGAATGCACGAGTCCAATTATGAGTTTTGGCATAATTGCCATGCATTTTGATAATAATTCTGTTAGTGAAAAGAATGAAATTTTATGCTCGGATAGAACTCATATAACAGGTCTCGAACTCATACCCAAAATGCGATTTCTCCTTATTCAGCGAAAGGATAGCTTGAATTTTGTGGAGTTTGTGCGCGGTAAATATATGCCAAATGACATTGGGTATATAACAAGTATTTTACGGAATATGACTAAAAAGGAGCAACAGAAACTACTTGACCTTGATTTTGATAATTTATGGAAAAATGTATGGGGGAAGACGAATAAGTCCCATAGGAATGATTATGATATTTCAATCAATAAGTATAATCAAATAAAGAACTTATTGCCTCAACTTATAAAGGAGAATCCTTCACACTGGGATGAGCCCGAATGGGGATTTCCAAAGGGTCGACGGAATGCTATGGAGAAAGACTTGGCCTGTGCCATTCGGGAATTCGAGGAGGAGACGAATATTTTACGTGATAAATTTCGAATACTTGAAAATATTTTACCAGTGTCCGAGACCTTTTTTGGTTCAAATCACATACATTATTGTCATAAATATTTCTTGGCAATTTGCGACCCGAATACGCGGGCTGAAATGTCCACTCAGAATCATCACATGATTCGTGAAATAGGAGATATTAAATGGTTGACTTTTGAAGAAGCACTTGAGAAAATTCGCCCAGATAATATTGAAAAACGGGAAATTTTGATGAATGTCGTGAGAATTATGCGAAACTATTTGCCGATGGGTATTAATATAAATCCAATGGAAATGTATAAAGAAATTAGCACGTATAATTATTCCCAGTGAGTTTGACTGACTCTAAAAGTGAGCACTCCTGATATTTCAGGAATACTCACTTTTCAGTATAAACGTGTCTTAAATACGAATAAGTCTAAACTTGTAGACTAAATAGTAGAGTATGGCCGCGAGTATGGCCGCGAGTATGGCCGCGAGTATGGCCGCGAGCACAGCCGTAATTGCTGAGCCTGTAGGGGCAGAATTACTTGAGCGTTGGAATAACGAACAGGATTTGACTAAGCGTGATGAAATACTTCTAGAATTGGAGCGTCGGGGCCTGTTTCCATCGGCATTCCAGGCAGAATGGGAGCGGTCAACTGGAGCCTATCCTAGTCTCGAAGATCCCCTTTTCATCCCTAAACTTCTAAAACACAGAGAATTTGCGGAAAGTAAACAAACAACCTGGCAACCTCGCCGTGATGTCTGCACAACTACGGACGAATTTGAAATAACTCCTGTTCAGCGTTTCGTGGCGAATTTTATGAGCCCACGAAGCCCCTATATGTCAATGCTTTTGTATCACGGCGTCGGTGTGGGTAAGACCTGTGCTGCCGTTCAAATTGCCGAGGCCTGGTTGGATAATTTTCCAAGAAGCAAAGTGATTATTATAGCACCACCGACCATTCAATCAGGGTTTTATAGAACCATATTCGATATAACACGTGTGAAAATTGGGGAGGACGAGGAGCCGAATTCTGCCGTTCAATGCACGGGAGATCTTTATTTACAATTATCGGGAACATCCATGGAACGAGACAAGGAAAGAATTGAACGTCGTGTGAAAAAGACAATTAATCGGCGATATGCGATTTATGGGTATCGTGAATTTGCAAATTATGTGCGAGATTTACTTAAAAGAATACCTGCTGGACTGAATCCCGAGCGAAGAACCGAACAGGAGAATCGTATTTTAAATGGAGAATTCGGTGGTAAATTGATGATAATAGACGAGGTTCATAATCTACGTGATGTTGGAGAGTTACCGCCAGGCACAGTCGAGGAGGATACCGCAGGCATGGCAACAATAGCGGTAGAGCCCCATGCATCTGGAGAAAATGCGCCAGCAGGCGGCGAAGCAGAAACGGAAGATACCAAACAGGGGAAGATACTTACACCCTACATTAAGAAAGTTCTCGAATATGCGGAGGGAATGAAACTGGCATTCTTAACAGCCACACCCATGTATAATACATATAGGGAAATCATATTTCTATTTAATTTACTTCTGCTTAATGACAAAAAGGCCCAATTAATTGAAACGGACATATTTACACGAGATGGTAACTTCCGCCCTGGTGGTGAAGAGCGACTTGGTAAGATAGCTCAGAGATATGTGAGCTTTATGCGCGGCGAAAATCCCACGAGTTTTCCCCTGCGTTTCTCTCCTCTTCCTGGCACCATCCCAACCCTGGCAACTTATCCTGCTATGAGTCCAAGAGGAACCATCATACCTGATGCTGAAAAAACCTTCATAAACAGTCTGCCAATAGTTCCCCTACAACTACACGACGAAACACTGTCCGCAACTCTTCAGGCCATGGAGTCAATACCAAGCAGCATGGGTGGTCTCAATTACATGCTGGTAGAGCGCCTTATATCCGCTGGAAATTTTGTCGTTCCACCAACGGGAGGGTCAAATGGCACAGATGAGGATGCCGTGGCAAGATCCCGAGCTGATGCTCTGTCTATCCATTTCCGCCGCGAAACAGTGGCTGGGGAATTGAAATATGTTCCTCGCGCGGGCCCTGACAAGGTATCCTGGCTCGCTGAGAGCAACATTGGTAAATATTCACAAAAATTCGAGTTCTTTTTGAAAACAGCCCGAAATGCAGAGGGTGTCATATTTGCCTATTTGCGATATGTAAATAGTGGTGCCATACCTCTTGCACTTGTTCTTGAGGCAAATGGATATACTCCATATGGGCGTAAATCGAGACTCCTCGGCGCCCCCATTCAGTCTTCTGGCAGACGTCAGTGTGCCCTGTGTCCGCAACGCGAGAATAATCATGAAGGACTCGACCATGCTTTCCGTCCCGCCTACTACGCCATTATAACCGGTGATAAGGAATTGGGTGTAAAAAATGTGGCGTCCATCGCCGCCGAAAGAGAGGCTGGCAATAAGGACGGAGAGATTATTAAAATAGTTATAGGAAGCCAGGTCGCAGCGGAAGGTGTTGATTTTAAATATATTCGGGAAGTCCATGTTATGGACAGCTGGTATCATCTCAACAGAATGGAACAAATCATCGGACGCGGTATTCGTTTCTGCTCTCATGCCGCCCTGCCAGCTGAAAAGCGAAACACAACTATTTATCTATATGCCTCCGTTCTTCCGCCTGAATATAATAAGGAAACTGGAGACTTGTATAGTTACAGAGTAGCCTTCAAAAAGGGACAGCAGGTTGGCCGTGTCAGCCGAGTAATGAAACAGTATGCGATTGATTGTAATATCAACCACGATGCCATTTTGATTCAGGATAGTAAGAAAATTTCCCAGACAGATTCTCAACGAAATCGTCGCCCTGATGTTCCTATTCGCGATATGGACTACACCGCAATATGTGACTGGATAGAGTGTGATTATAAATGTATTCCTGAGGTTAATGTGAATATAACAGAATCAGATGATTCCACATATGATGCTTTTGCGGCCAGGTGGAGAGTGGCCGAACTGAAAAAAAGATTGCGCCTTGCCTTCAGTGACCAGAATTTCTATGAAACGGAGAGACTTCGCAATCGTTTCGCTGATGTGCCTGAAATTGCATATTTAAATCTATTGCGTGAAACTATTGACAATAAAAATTTTAAAATAACGAACAACTCGGGGATTGATGGCTATATTCGTTACTGTAACAAATATTACGTATTTCAACCATATTCCTATTTAGATATTCGCATTCCATTGGCAATTCGCTCTGCTAAATTTCCTATTAAGCGTGATAATTATGAACCCAAATTAATAGAGACAGGGTTGCCTGCTGTCGTCCCAGTCCCAGCTGCCCTTCCAGCCTCGACTGCAAATGTGCCCTTGCCTGTCGTCTCAGAGAAGGGTGTGGCCGAGCCAGCAGTTCCTGCTACAGGCATCAGGAAAGCACCAGTTATTCTAGCACGTCTACCAGAAATCGAATTTAATTATGTTGTGCCCTGGCAAGTCACGCAGGCCTGGGTAGGACGACTTATTCGAGGAAGTGAAACCTCGGAAGACACAGGCAAAGACGATGCGTTTCCTAAGGAAATTCGTGAGGACTGGATACCCCATGTAGCAAATGATAGTAATCCCGTCATTATTAAATTAATACAAATACTACATGTAATAGTAAGTTTTGTCAAAGCCTGGCGAAATTCAGGTGCAAAAGAGCCTGAAAAAACACAGTTCATACTAATGGACTATTTTTGGGATAATTGGTTGACAAAGGAAGAGCAATTAGATGCGGTGTATCGAAATATAGAGGGCGCTAAACAACATATGGGGGCGAGTATCTATAAATATGATACTCTGGATGTTTTGCGCGTGGTAAATCCAGAGGATGGTCAGATACTTTATTACTGCAGAGACAGAACACCCTGTGTTCGGTCAATCCGCGATGATGTAATTCGAAATACAATGGATTTGCCTGAGAACAAAATATCCGAGCATCACTCAGGATTTCTGTATGGTTTCTTGGCACCCAAAGATGGTATGATGGTATTTAAAACGAATACTCCTCCCAAAGAAGGCGAAAAACTTGGTAGAGGTTCAGAGTGCGGAAATGTTAGCACCACACGGGATCATTTGAAAAAAATAGATACACTCATTCGGCAAATTGCCGAAAAACGGGGTGGAAACTGGTCGAGGGCGGGATTATTATTGGAGAATTCAGTGAGAGTTTGCACATTTTTGGAGCTTCTGTTGCGCTGGATGAACGGAGTTGGAATAGATGGCAAAGCGTGGTTTTATCGACCTGTTCAGGCAAATATAGCAGGTCACAAGGGTTTTTTCAGAGGAGCCACTGTTGGAGTGGATAGTGCATCCGTCGCACCTTCTGCTGCGCCAAAACGAGGGCGTAAAAAAAAATTGATAGTCGAATGAGACCTAAATACTGTATGCTTTAAAGGAAAATGGATACTATTGTCGAACCAAACGCCAAGGCCACCAAGGCCACCAAGGCCACCAAGGCCGCCACGAAAAGTAAAGTTTTGAAAAATTCTACCGCAGAGCCTCCTATCAGCAAACTTCGCCAGGATTATCTGATCCAGGCTCGCTGGAAACATGCCAGTTTTATCCGCCAGGTAATTGACTCCATAAAGGACCTGATGAGTTACATAAATATGGACTGGGACACAGCAGGAATCCGGATTCAAGGCATGGATGATGCGCATGTTGCTCTCAGTAATATTTTCATCTCAAGTGAAGATTGCGAGTATTATCATGTTCGCGAGGGAATTACTGTTGGGGCGTATCTTTATAGTATGAGTAAAATTCTTGCAATAGCTGAACCAACGGATAGCTGTGAATTCTTTATTAAGTCCGACCTAGATTCCAATCTAAGTATTAAATTTCAATCCGAAGATGGTTCAAAGGAAGCTTTATTTGAAATTCCTCTCCTTGACATCGAAACAGAATTACTGGAAATTCCCGAAAAGGATTATGATAATGAAGTGCGTATTGCTTCCTCCGAGGTTCCGACAACTATTCGTGATATGAGTTTTTTGGGCGATTCCGTTGAATTTACAGTTAATTTCGATGAATTTAAACTGAAAATTCAAGGGGAGAATGGTAAGGGTCAGCGTTCTTGGAAAAGCACCACGTGTAAAATTCTCATGAAAAATAACGAAGAACGACAACTTATACAACGATTTCATATAAACTATATTATACGTGCCCTCAAAGCGACTTCGACGACGCAAACATTGCTTCTTGAATTTTCGGCAAATAATCCTTTGCGAATTACGTGTATGTTCGGCCAAAAATCAAGCATTATTAATTTCTTGGCGCCGAAGATTGAAGATGACGATTAGAACATGGCAGAAAAATTGATTAGTTCCAAATACTATATAAAGAAAAAAGACCTCTAACACAATAGAGTATTCGAATGGAATCAAAGGCATTTTTTGAGAAAAAGTTGAGCCTGAGTCCAAAAGAACTAAACAGAATTCACGAAAAATCCGTTGAAAAAATCCTTACCGAACAACTGGTTGAAAAACTAGAGGGAAAATGCTCTGAGCATGGATTTGTCGTTTCGGGAACAGTGAAAATTCTGTCACGCTCTATGGGCTATTATGATCAGAGTAACTATACAGGGGATACGAGTTATTTTGTAAAAGCCGAGGCGACAGTAATTAATAGTGTTGATGAATTTCAAATAGTCGCTGATGTCATTCGTAAAAATAAAATGGGGCTATACGCAAATTTCAAAGATGCCCTCCGCATTATTGTTCCACGGGATCTCAACATAGGAAACGAAGAGTTTGAATCGGTCCAAGTAGGCGATAAGATTGAAATTATGCTAAAAAAGAGCAAGTTTCAAGTGAATGACCCTTATATTTTGGTTTCGGCACAATTTGTTAGACGTATTCGAGAAGGCGATGATGCTCGCGTTTCTGGAGTTCTGGAGTCGAAGACATACGATTAGCCGACTGAGTTTAAAAAGGAAATTTGCTACTCTATGACTAAATAGGGGAAATGACTGATAATTATCCATTAAGAAGACAATTATTTGATAATCTTACTCTTCTTGTAAAGTCAGAGCAACTAGAAATATTAAAAATCTTGAAGAAAAATGATGAAAAATATACCGAGAATAGCAACGGCATTTTTTTTGATGTTTTGTTAATAAGTGATAAAAGCTATGAAGAAATGAATTCATTTATGGAGTTTTGTTTAAAGACTCGTAAAGAGGATAACATACGGACACAGACTTTGAAAAATATTGCAGCCGAATGCGGGGCAACACTTGATAGGATTGACTAGAGCTGGGAGGTAGCAGCGGCGGCAGCACTTGCGGAGCGGAGGCGGAAGAAGCAGTCTAAACATACAATTCGTATTTTAACAGAAAATGAGCACACTTGTTGCTGAAACAGCAGGGTCTGCAGCAAAACATGGCGGCGGATATCAAAATTATAGTTTCAATCAACTATGGGAATTTATTCAGACAAATCCAAATAAAGGACTTCGTCTGAATAAACCAAGCCATGGCGGGAATAATGTAGAGCAAGACAATTCCACGGAGCAAATCGACAATGCCCTCGGAATTCAGGGCATGCGGCTTCAATTTGTTAAACCTACGGGGCTTCTATCAATTTTTACATGGATATCATCGCCAATGTTTCGAGATGCTCCTGTGAATTCCGCATACAATATGTCAAGGGGCTTCGGGGCCGGTTTTATTGTCAGTTTGGATCAAAGAATAGCTGGGACTCGTTTTATGCGAAAAAAAAGAATAATCACCGAGTGGATGAATACGCTGATGAATCTTCCTGGCATTTTGACAAAAGATGTAGAACTAGCCGTTTCCACCTTGTGTGAAGTCCAGGGTTTCCATGCAATACTCGTTTCCAATTTTTCCACTGAAATGGATGATGGCAAAGATAACGGCCAAGAAGCACAAATTCAAATCTTCTTTTCTTCCGACCCAGCGGATTGGAAGGAATCCAATAAATCAATTTGGATTTTTGATATCAACGGAGGTTGGATTCTTGAAGATGGCTCAATAGAGAGTTTCACATCCCTATCAAGCTGGATTGAAGACAAAGAAAAAGAGGGTTGGAAAATTAATTGGCCTTCTCTTGATCCTAATGTCAAAAAAACGGACATGGTCGAATTACTAAAGCAGTCTATTATGTGGAAAGAATCAGACGAAAAACTGAAGAAAGATGCCCTTGCCCCTCGCTACGTTCGCTATCGAACCCTGGAGGGATTACGGAACATTTCCTATGGAGATAATGGTAATTAGTAAAATTGATATTCATTGTCTTGATTATACGACTAAATAAGTAAATAATTATGATATTAAAACCTAAGACTAAGTTCTATAAGATTTAATAGAAGATGGAAATCCAACCTGCTGAAAATCGCACTCTGGATGCTCTAATTGCAAACTGGTCCACCCATTCAGAGGATGAATTGGAGGCAACGTTTGGCGATAAAGGCACAGTTGATAGCACGACTTTCCTAGGTATAGCGAAACGACTTGCAGCGAAAGGTTACCAGGCACGCCCACAAGAAGATAAACTAAATATCTTATTGCCCAATAAAATTCGCATAACTTTGAATGGGCTAGGTATAATTCAACAATACTGTAAAGATGATACCTTAACTGGGAAACCATTTACCGCAATGACCAAAGATACCACTCGTGCCGAGGCGAATCTTTTCCTACCTGAATATGAAACTAAGATTAAATCCAGACGTGAAAAAAATCTGGCTCAGGATGACTTTAATGTCAAACAGGTCATTGATACGTGGAATACTCAGAAAAAAGCATTCCGTCTTATTAAGCGTTGGTCATTCGCAGGTCACGGTATTCAAATTGACATGTCTATTGTTCGGATGACACCGCGAAATAACAGCGGCGAATTTCAATGGGTTAGAGGATTTACTGAACAGGACGTATTTCGTCAACCACCTGTCTATGAAGTAGAGGTTGAATTAAAACGTGACGAAAACACGGATACACCTGAAAAAGCGAAGAAAAGTATTGTGCGCGGTATTGGTGAAATTCTACGCTCCATTCAAAAAAATACACTTCTCATTCGGAAATCAGTTCGCACGGATGTGCTGCGTCAATATCAAGCGATTGTGCGCTCAGATAGATTCCGTGGTGTGCCGCCAGTTACACTTGAAAGAAAGAATATGGCTGTGCTCGATGAAGACAGTGTGGAAGTTCAAGATAAAATACCGAATATTCATTTTGGTTATAATGTTACTGATAAAGCTGATGGTCTGCGTGTAATGCCTTTCGTCGATTCCGAGGGTAATCTTTACATGATTGATATGGGTCTCAATGTATATCGCACTGGACTCCGAAATGGAGCTTGCCGAGGAAGTCTACTTGATGGTGAATGGGTCACGCAAACCAAAAATGGAAAACCTGTGAATTTACTTTTATTGTTTGATATTTATTATACGACGTCGAGTTCTGGCAGCCGTGATGTATCTGTATTACCTTTTGCGGATTTGGATAATCCGGATACTGAGACGCGATATAATACTCTAACAAACTGGGTAAAAACCTGGAAGGAATACGAGGCCCAAACTACAAAGTCAATCACAGAGACAAGCAAGCTCATTGTTGGTATGAAAACATTCCGTTTCTCGCGTGGAATTTCGCCGCCGACTTCTGACGGTGCCAGTGCCAGTGCCAGCACGACAGTCAAGACTTCGGCACGCTATGATTATAATTCTATCTTTGAAGCCTGCTCTCAAACACTTGACATGCCCGTCATTTATCACACAGATGGTCTGATTCTGACTCCCAATTCTGCTCCCCTACCCAGTCGCCCTGGTGAAACTTTCTTCCAGCAATTCAAATGGAAACCGGCTTCAATGAATACTGTTGATTTCCTTGTGACTATTGAAAAGGACCCTGAAATTTCCACTCTGGATATGATAACTACAGGAATACATCCACGGACAGGTGAAACCGTTCGTTATAAGACACTTCGACTATTCGTCGGCTCTTCCAAAGATCCCGCATATGAAGATCCTCGTGCAACCATTCTTAATGAATTGCCAATTCCTGATGCTCCTAATCGCCGCGGTCCTGGAGCGGCACCAATACGATATAAACCTGTCCTATTTAGTCCAGTGGAATATCCTGATACTATGGCAAGCGTATCCAATCGCTTAATAGAGTTGGATGCCACAACAGGTGAAGAATTTGTAACGACAGAAGAAGGCGAGGCTATTCATGACCGAACTATTGTTGAGATGCGCTATGACCCTGCCCAACCCCAGGGATGGCGTTGGATACCCATGCGTATTCGACATGATAAGACCGAACGTCTGATGAGAGGAACCCTTGAACGCACATTAAATAGCGAGAAAGTGGCGGAAAGTGTGTGGAATAGTATTCATGAGCCCGTCACAGAATATATGGTTCGCACTGGTTCAGAAGAGCCTAGTGAAGAGGAGCTTCGTGCTATGAGCGAAGCACGTGGCGAAACACGCGCAGACATCAGTCTAAAATACTATGATCGCAAGGCAAGCACGGAAGATCTCCTGGTTGTTCGTGGTCTACGTGATTTCCACAACCGATACATCAAAGAGGAAATAATTTACAAAAGTATCTTGAAACGCCGTGGGACAAAACTCATTGATTACAGCTGTGGAAAGGCCGCAGATTTACAAAAATGGCGGCGCGGACGTGTTGGACTTGTTCTGGGACTTGATATTGCCGGTGAAAGTATTCGCAATAAGACGGATGGAGCATATCGTCGTTATCTGGATTCAATGGTGAATGCTGGTGGACGTGACAGAATAGCACAAATGATTTTCGCCATAGCCGATTCAAGCCGAGACATTGTCAGTGGCACAGGTGGAGCAACTCAAGAAGAATCCGATATATTGCGTTCAATATTTGGAAGAGCCGAGACGGAAGGGGTATTACCGAAGTATGTCTCCAAAGAACTATCTGGAAAACTACGTAGGGGTGCTGATGCAGGTGTGCTCATGTTCAGTCTTCACTATTTCTTTCAATCCAAGGAAGCACTAGACGGTCTTCTCTCCAATCTGGCAGCTACTATTAGGGAAGGTGGATACTTTGCTGGATGCTGTTTTGACGGAGAAACAGTATTCAATTTCCTATCAAAAGTCGGAAAAGGTGGCTCCAGAATAGGGCGAGACGGTGATGAAATACTGTGGTCTATTGTGAAAAAATATGATGCTCCTGAATTGGCGGACGATGAGACATCTATTGGTATGCCTATTGATGTTGAATTTATTACTATTGGAACCCCGCATACAGAATATTTGGTGAATTTCAAGTATTTGACAAAACGCCTGGCAGATATTGGATTTGAACTTATGACAGCCACCGAATTGGCAGAAGTCGGACTACAAAACAGCACAAATATGTTTGATGAAACATTCAAGATGGCAGAAGAGAGAGGTATGAAATATCCCATGAAAGATGATGTCAAGACATTCAGTTTCCTTAATAGGTGGTTTATCTTTAAGAAACGAGGAATGGATGTCGCGGCAGCTGCTTCCGCCGCTAGCGCAACGCAGACAGTCGCCAGGGCACTTGAGGCTGCGACGGCAGCGGCTGAGGGGGCCACGGAAGAAGTCGTGGTAACTGAAACGGAGCCAGCAACGTCGATAGCCGCCAGTCTACTAGCAACAGAAGGTCGCGATGGAGCCGCGGCTATAGTTACACAGGCGAGTCAAACTATCACTGGCGACGAAGGTATTGTAATGCCTGCGACTGCCTCCGCAGCAGCAGCCTCAGCGACATTTTCTGCGGGACCCTACATATCTCTCGATCCTTCTGCAAAATATCCGATTTCGAGGGTTCTTCTGTTTTACCTCGCAGCAGACAAAAAATCTCTATATGGAGATCCCGCGCCTGCACAGTGGCTTGCTCCAGGCTCACTCTTTCCTATTCAAGACCCCAACAGTCCAGATTTGGAATATCCGACTGCCGAGCATTTCCTGGCCGCCATGTTCTATCGGCATGCGACAGATAAACCTGACTTGGCAGTTACACTTTTCTCAACTACAGGGACAATATATCAGTCTTTCCTGGCCGAAACCATGGGGAAAGCAGAGGACGCCAAATATGCAACACAGATTGAAATGATAACAAAGGTTCGCGCGTCATGGTATAATCCAACAACTAGAAAACGAACATTTAACTCCTATAAAGTAAAAATATTCAATGAGGCTGCCTGGACAATCCAAAAAGATAAAGCCATTGAATATGCTATGCGACAACGCTGGGAAAAGGATGCGCGCTTCCATAGAATTATTGAACAGGCAAGAGAGGATGGGAAATACTTATTGTTCTATGTGGCAACTGGAATCGATGAACTGGGAGGACGCAGAGACCGCGAGGGACATATTGTAGGTGAAAATAAAATTGGGCGTGCTATTATGAAACTGGCAAATTACTAAATAGAATTGGATGCCAGTCTGATGCCAGTCTGATGGCTTAAATATTTTTTGACCTGCGCTCAACTAAACTCCGCAGCGGTCTAATGTCAATCTAAAACTGGAACACCTTGATAGAATATATTGACTAGCGGAGATCAAACTCCAATCCCATTCAAAAAATGCCAGAGTCATGGCAAATTCTAACCGTGCGTAATTGTCATCCGCGAGATAAGTTTATTGTATTTGATGAACCAACACATACATATACTGTTCATGGTTCATCAAAAGGATATATTTCCTGCACAAAATTTATTCATGAATTTTTTCCACACTTTGATGCCGACGCAGTTATTCGAAAGATGATGAAAAGTCCTAAATGGCCTATGAATAAATTGTATGGAAAAACGGCGAAAGAAATCAAGGAGATGTGGAATGCGAATGGCAAGGAAGCCAGTGGCTTGGGGACTGCCATGCATCTTTCTATCGAGCAATTTCTGAATGAAGCCGAGTCTATAATTGAACCGACAATTTTCACAACATCCGAATGGAGATATTTCCAAAATTTCTGGAGGGATCATGGTAGTAACTTGGAGCCTTATAGGATGGAATGGGAAGTATATGTGGAGGAGATTAAACTTGCTGGCTCAATTGATGGGGTATTTCGTCGGCGCTCTGATGGACGCTTCGTCATTTATGACTGGAAACGCAGTAAAGAAATCAAGCCAGATAATAAGTTTGAAACAGGATACCCACCTCTTCATCATTTACCGAATACCAATTACTGGCACTATACTATGCAATTAAACGTGTATCGATGGATTTTGAAATATCATTATAATCTTGATATTGCTGAACTTTATTTAGTAATTCTTCATCCAAATAATTCAAATTATGTCCGAATTCGGCTCAATATTTTGGAGGAAGAAGTGCTTGATATGGTGGATGCGCGTCTTCGAGCAGTGAAGGGTGAATTAACTCAAGCAGTTGTTTTGCCTCTACCCGCCAATGACGATAGCGAAGATGAGGTGGCTGAGAAAAATTCCGCAATGTGTGCTATTAAACTATAGATTTTCTTCGTTTTTCAGTTATACGTAATCCACCTACTTTTGGTTTCATTCCAGGAATTATTCCAGAAGATTCATCGTATATCCTCTTAATTTGTATTGGTAAATCGACTGCTTCTAAATAGGGCTGTGTCTCATTTTTAACGAGCATCCCTATTTTTCCAGTTGATAGAAGGACGAATACATGAATATTACTAAATCTATCAGAAATGTTGCGTAAAAATTCTACACGCGGTGTCGTGACTGCGGCGGCGGATGCCGCGGATGCAATGGTCGTTGCGGCAGTAAAATCGATTACTCCAATAGATTTCTTGGATTCATTCACAAATCTCTTCATAAAATTAGCATCAATCTTAGTAGTCGGTGGAAAATCAGGGGCTCTGAATAACTTCACTCCTATTAAGCGCAAAAATGGTATAAGTGTCTTTCTATCATCAGGAGATGCCAGGAACTGTATAGGAGACGATAGTGGTCCTAAAAATTCCGCCAGCTCCAATGGTAGATTCTTTTCGGCAGTATTCTCGGCCTCAACCATTTCCTTATTTGTAACATCATCAGCTGCTCGACTCATTTCCTCATAAAACTCATGTTTTTCCGGCTCAAAACGTGCCCAATCTAGACGCAGCAATTCCGACCAGGTCAAAGAGTTCTCTGGAATGATAAACTGATCACCGAATCGAACCGGCTCCAAAATTTCCGTCAAGACTCCGACTTTACCCTTTACAAGTTGTTTGCGTCTGTATGGAAAACGGATTAATTCATCAATAACTCTCTTGATGAAAAGCTCACTTGTGCTTACTTCAGATGAACTTCCCAGAGGTGACTTTGTAGGAATATGAAGACGACAACGAGGTTCGTCTGTCTCTCTCCAGAGACAGACTCCAGTGCATCGTTCCTCACTATCTAGTAATCGACAGTCCTTACGAAGGAACCCTTCTGGACCTTCCCAGGCCTCATCATCCGATTGTAGCCAGGTCGCCATCGTCCCAGCCAGTATGATTTCCAAGCGTTTTCTCTTTTCAAATTCAGGCAGACTTCCAAAAATTATTGTCTCAATCTTTTTTCGAACTTCAGGGCCTGCCAGAGGACTATTCATCCAGTTTGCGAATGTTAGACGGAAGTGCTGATAGAGTTCATCCAATTGTTGACTAGAGAGCCGTTTTTTTAGCTCGGGATTTTCACCGCATTTCGCATCTGAAAGGATTTTATTCACATACGACTCGATTGTCATTCCTTCTACAGAAGAATATTCACGAGATTCTAGGCGATATTTCTCAAGCAAACCAGATTCATCCAGTTCGCGTTTGGACATGGGCTGGCAGGGTATCATAATACCATTCGCCAATTGTATCATAGAATATTCATCATCCTTTTGACGAAGAACAAAGCGGACACGGTAGCCTGGGAAAAGTGACAACTGGGGTTGTATAGACGTTATATATGTTCGGATGAGACGCGGTAGAGTAGCCAAAGGACGACAGTCGTCAAATCCGAAATGGATGTGTTTTTGACCCAATATAGCCCCATCGTCGACAATAGGAACTATGACAAGTTCAAAATCATCATCTTCATCTAGCTCAGTATCACTTTCAGCTCCCTCAGACTCCTCCGTTTTGCTCTCAATGACACCTGATACGCCAGAGCGTCTAGGAGATTCTTTTGGAAATTTATAGGAAATGCCGACCGCATGATTATAATTATCGCGAATTACTCCATAGAAGTTCTTTCCCTGTATTAGTGTCTCAACTAAAGACAAAGGGACTAATGAACGAACATCTTTGGTGAGCGCTTCCTGTGGAGTGTATAACGAACGATAAAGTGACTGGCACTGATTAAAGTATTCAGAAATACGCTGGCGGACAATATTCGGCCAATTTCTAGTTTCATTGGACTTGAATCTATCCGTGTTGATGTGCGTTCCAGAGAACCCGCCTAGAGGAGGCTTGTTGTCTGTGTAGAAAAATAATTCGAACAGTCCATTTTCATCTCTACTCGCAAAAGCAATGTCATTTGTTTTATGGCGATCCACACTCACTCCATAGGAAGGGCAGCGGACTGTTGGAAGACCCTGTTCAGATGTGCGCGCTCCTGATTCCTGTGTCCAGTCTAGAACGACTAATTGTAGGCCTCTAGGAAAGAAAAGACCTGGTTCCGCAAGTAGAGCCTGGAAATGCCTCAATTGTTTGGTTCGCGAGCTATCTTTGACATATTCCAAAAAACGTTGATAGGAATTATATACACGACTGAGACTCTGTCGGTTTTGTAGTTTTATGTCAGAATCTATCAGACGATTAACAAAGCGTTTCAACTCAATTTCTTCGGGCTCGGGGTCAGACGGATTATAAAATTCATTAACAAGATTGCCGAAATTGGCGGAAATGAAAATCATGGGCTGGCAAACTTCCAGCACTCTTTCCCTTACTTCATGGATACTATTCCTACCAAGTAAAGGCGCTAAGACTGCAAAGACAGACTCTTTTTGTCCTGGCGAATTCTCGACGCCCATTCGAAGAAATCCACGGGAATCTGCCGCCAACTCTTGGCGAATCTGGGCGCGTTTTACAAGAGCCGATGATTTTTGATTGAAAAAGCGTTCAAATGCGGGCGGGAGTATGGCGATTTTCCCGGGTTCTAGTGGATGTTTTTCAGGACCGAGAATATATTCCTTATGAACTTTTTGGAGTATTACACCGTATTCGACAGCACCTCTTGCCCCTTGTATTTCCAACTCAGTGTCAGACTCTGCGTTGGATTCGCCTTCTTCATCTATCAGCATCTCTTCACGCTCTGCTGGGGCTGCTAGGGCAGCAGCTGCTGGTAGGGGTAATTCTATTCGTCGCTCAACAGATGGTGCAGTGCGAAAATGTGCGAAGGCAGGATCATCAGAGCGGAGAAGTTTCCGATAAGTCTGCTCTCTATCAAGTCTCGGCTCAATAAAACAACAGGGTAACATGAATCCCTCGGGATGCGTCGTTTTCTTGAGGAAATTTATATAGGAGTGGAATGTATCCGCTTTCGGTTTATTTTTTCTTTTATAGACAGTTGCACCAGGAACAGGTTTCTTGCTGGTTATTAATTTTCCTTGACAAAAGGGGCAAGTATTGGCAGGCTTCGGCTTACCGTCTCTATCACGTGTTGAGGCGAAATCTCTTGGGCGCACTAGAATCTCATCAAGAAGGCAGAAAAATTGGGGACACACATAATAGCTGGGATTGACAGGATTGGAACCGAAACGTAGGATAAAATACTGCTCGTAGCCTGGTTTTTTCTTGGGTTCTTCTTCTCCTGTGAGGGGTAATTCAATGAATTCAATATCTTCATCATATTCATAGATACTTCTCATACGCTTGTATTGTTCTTTTGTAAGAACATTGGGCATTCGGTCATCATTTGCCGCACACATACGAGCATATCCGAGTTCCCCATCTTTCGGAGTATATTCATAAAGACGGCGATCAACTTCCTTGAGTTTTTTTAGAAACCAGGAGGATGGATTAATAGTGCGTTCCTTTACATTCACACCAGATTCTGTGGGAGCATCTGCGGCGGACGCGGAGGCCGCGACCGGTTCTGGCGGAGGTTGCTCAATAGGAATTGAAACTGCTGGCACCAGAGATGGTGCTGGTGCAGCTCTAGCCGCAGATGGTTCCGCTGGGATATATCGATTTGTCGCGGGCCGAGGGAGAGTTACACTAGCAGCTGGTCCGAATCCCTCGTCAGGAGCTATTGAGCCTGGCCCATCTAATACTTCGTTTGCGGCACTGGAAGCGGTGGGAATATTCTCAGCATCGGCGGCATTTTCTTGTGGAATGTCTTCTTGTCCAAAGACCTCTGCCATAAAAAAATCAGGTATTTCATCGGCTTCGCCGCCAATACCTTCCTCGACAACATCTGGCATCGGCACTGGTGCAGGCACCTCAGCAGGTGCGGCTGCCGCAGCCGCCACAGGGACAGCCGCTGTAGCCGCTGTAGCCGCAACAGGTACAGCCGCTGTAGCCGCTGTAGGAAAGCCCGCTGCAATCCGTTCTCGTCTCAAATCTTCTCTTTCAAGCAAAGTCTCGGCCTCCGTTTGTGCCTGTGTAATTCTAGGCCCAATATTAAAATAATCATCGTCTTCAAAGAATAGGACCCCTAACAAAGAATAAATACGTCGAAAAGTATGGAATGAATCTATCCTGTGACAATGAATGCTATAATACGGATGCTGGCCAAATATATACAAATCAACTCCTGGATTGTATGCTTCTATGAAGTCCCCGTCTTCAGGAACAGCCACTGTGAAAGCTCCGCGATTTTCAAACCATCTCGCGACTGCAGCTCTGGCCTCTTCATCAGAAAGCGCAAATTCTGCCTGTGTTGCACGTATAAGTTCCGTGGTCAGACCCTCACCTTGAAGAATAAGTCTAGTCGCGTATTGTGTCAAGAAAGTTCCTATTTTATCCTCAGTAACAAACTGGGAAACTGCTTTGTAACGAAGTGATATAATAGGCTGCTGATCAGGCAATGCTCCAATTTCCTGAAAAAATGGCTGTAAAACTCCTAGACGTTTTACGAATTTGGCTCTAGTAAAACGTCCCACAGAGCTGTCAACGGCAACCGATAAAAGCAAAGATATCTCGGCTAAATGAAAATTATTCGCTCGTATTTCAGCTGGAAAATCTGACAGAGATTCTGCTAGAATTTGATCAAACTTGACGAAATCGTATTCCAATTCGAGCTTACGTATCTTCTTTGGAGGCTGAAGTAGAAGGTCTACAGAACCTTCCTCAAATACACGGATGGTGCCATAAATCGCTGGCAAAGAACCCAGTGCCTCTCTATGAAGATATTTCAACATCAAAAAGTCCTTATCGGCAGTTGGTGAAACTTCTTTGCCCCATTGGGGAAGTAATTTCGGATCAGAAATTGTAGGTATAGGAACACCGCCAGTCACATGAAGTTTGGTGACCGCCGTTCCCTGGGAAGGCAGAAGTCTCATAAACCCCCTACGATTGGTAACTCGCAGCCGATAAAACAAGTTTTCAACACCCTCAAAATGTGGTATTTTTTTCGGCCAAGTTAGACGAAGTTGTTTAACTCCTTCTACAGATACTTTGGGACGAGGAAGCTCAAGCAATTCCGCCACAATATTAAGTGCTTTATCCTTTCGGTCTAGATAATTACGCAGAGTAACCGCCAATCTTTCATCACGCTCGGTTGGACTCGCCTGGGAACTTGTTATAATTCCTGGAAAGAATGGGCGAAAACGTCCATTCCAATCGGCCTCGGACAATTCAGTAAGAGGTCTGCCAAATCCCCTTACCAAAAACTCCAAAGGGAACACATGAAAAATGGGCAGTCTTCTCGGCACATCTTTGGCCTGATTAAAAATCCGTGGAAAAATATCTTCTATCAAACTTCTTCCACGCTGTGTCAAAGACATTCCTGGAAAACTACCATCGGCAGTTCGAAAACTTCGTTGTATACTGGAAAGGGACGCTAATGGACTCTGAAGATTGAGACTCTGTGCCTCTGAGGTGGAACCTGGCAAATACCACAAATAATCCAGCGCAGTGTAACTGTCTTGCTGTCTAGGAACTGCTGATTCCATTCTCGGATTGCCTAAAAAGAGAAATCTGGGTAGATAACGAACATCGCCTCCCATCGCAAGAAAAATTCTCCCTTTCAAGTCATCAATTGTATCAAAGGGATATGCCGAAATACTTAATTCACGATATTCTGGTGCAAGCCCACCTGCCTCCATACGTGTAAGAATCACCACGCGCACCGTTTGAAAATTGTCCTGTAAAGAATCCAGAACCGTAGGCTCTATAATTTCTTTAATTGTTAAAATCGGCTGAATTTCGTCGGGTGGCCGAGAAACTTCATTCAAAGGAGCCTCTGCCTGTGCCATAGCACCACTCTAATTTTGACGGATTTATATGATTGGATTCTAGATCGACGCATAACCTCGATCAATGTTCATCTTTACTTTGATGCCCGCAGAAACATTCTTCCTATTGAATTATCATTACCGTCTTTTGTGGCATCGTAGGAGGGTGAGTCAGTTATATATATGCCACAATACGACGCAGGATGTGCCTGGAAATTTTGACGTTGATAGACTCCTGCCGCTTCTGCCTCTTGTAGCAACCATCCGAAATTATTCCAGAAAGTAGCGTCATGGCCGACTGATTCCGTGCATACATGTGCTAATTCATGAAGAGCAACAAAGATTATAACATCTGCTTTTACTAGGCTCTCATCTGTCGCCTGTCGTTGTCGAAGACAAAGATGAATAGACTCGCCCTTATTAACTGAATAGGAGGTATGATTCGATTCGGGCGTGGCTTCAAGGAAACGCATTGGGTCCGAGCGGAAATTCTTCTTAATCATTTGGACTTGGGGTTTATCGGGATACTTTTTTTCCAGTGTATCGCACAAGGAAGTTAGTTTTCTGCGGACAGTTGCCAGCAAATTGGCAGCCTCTTGTTTATCCGGAAGATCTCGAACGCGATACATCTGTCCATCGACCGTTGATTTCACAGATATAAGTGGAAATTTCGATGAAAAGAGATTGCTAATCATATTCTGTGCCTGTTGGAACATATTTCCGTAGGTTTGTTGTTGAGTTTGGGGAGATTCCATCTAATTAACTGAAGACTGTTGAATGAATAGTAAATTAAATAGAAAAATAAGACAAAAAATTTAATTTGAGAAATATAATTATATTATAATATATATTTCTAACATAAAAATATTGTTGTAGAAGGAAATATACGTAACCTAGGTGATTTATGATCCCAGCTCAAGCGGGCGATGAGAGATATCAGGTGAAATTGTGCTCTGGTTGAAAATGGACACTGGTATCTGGGGGTTCGGAGGCTCACTGCGTAATTGTAGATTCGCATTGCGCAGTGACTGGCCAACCGTATTCACACCAATCAGAGCACCAGCTGAGAGGAAATTTTTACCTTTCAAAGAGCCTGTTCCAAGAGGATTCTGCTGAGCCCAGATGGAATTCATGTCTTTCGGCAGGAGTTCGGAGGGTGTTAGCTGGTCACGAGGATAGCAGCCTGCGGGTCCCTCGGCCGTTCCGAAATTAGCGGGGCCTTCATAGGTTGCTAAATCCTCAAAACCCTCCTTCTTCTTTTCCATATTTTGGAATCCCGACACTTGGGGCGGGTTACCAGCAGATACCGAATGAGAACTTACATTCTGCTGGGCATTCATGGTTCCATTGACGGAACCAGGTCCAGGCATAGCTCGGTTTCTATCACTGGAAGTATTCATAGGTGAACCCGTATTTTCAACATAGAATCCCTCTGCGTTTCCCATTAGACCAAAAAAAGTAGGGTCATATTGGTAAATTAAAAATAAAACTATTGATACCACCAAAAGGGTCGTGACGACTGTCCTCATCTCAATATCTGTAATACCTATCTAAAAAGAGAATTATCTATCCGAAACCGTTGAGTTCTCAAAATAATTACTGCTCGTCCCCGCTTGTTTCATCAGCAGAACTTGTCTCCGCTTCAGTCTCAGTTTCTGAATCGTCCAAATCAGAATAACTGGCTCCATATTTTGCTAAATACTTCTCCGTAGAGCGTTCAGCCTTTAGTCGGGCTATGCGAGCTTTTAAACGGGCTTCCCGAACTTTTGATCTTGCGACGGCTCTGGACATTTCCGCAACAAGAGCATCGGAGTTTGAATCTTCGTCCAAATCCAGAATCGGTGCTTCATCTATGTTTACTTCCTCAACTAAGGGATTGACTGTGGTCGTATTAGCAGTAGATTTGCTATCTTCTGGATGTAACTGAATAGGGGTGTCCGTGGAATTAGGGTATGATAAAATATTTGAAGGCTGAGGGGGCTGGGCCGTAGGTGCAATAAGTTCCGGAAGTACATACTCATCTGTCGGAAGATCAATACACGAATAGTTCAGAAAAATACCCTTCGAAGTAAAAAGAAAATAGGTTGGGAATATTTTAACAGGTTTATAGGATAGAGCAAAATCATATATATGCTTCAAATGTGTTTTTAAATATTCTATCGTATACTTTTTGGAAAAATATCTGTTTGAAAAATTTAGAAATTCATCATAAAAACACGGCGATTTTATGATTGTATTACCAGATAATACCTTGTTAAGGGAATTTTCATCTGTAAATACACCTTGTGTTGACCAGAAACAATTTAAAATATTAAATTTATATCCGACCTCCGAGCCATTTCTTATAGTTTCAGGAGGAGAAAAATAGGACATTTTGTAAGCTAATAATATGTATTTCTAAGTCCTTAGACTCGCGTTGATACGTAATATTATAATTTATGAGATAGTATTAATGGAAAAAGACAAGGACAGGGACAGGGACAGGGACAGGGACAGGGACAGGGGCGCCGACAAAGAAATAAATTCACAATCTATACCACAACTACCATTCTTTATAACGAGTATTAATCCAAAAATTACAGAAAAATTAAGATATTCTATTGAGAAAACGGCACATATATTACAATCCCCGCAAACTCGTGATTTTATTCAAATGATGTTGATAGATCCTTTTCTTAAATATATATTTAATCGTTTATTTCCCTATATCATAATTGGTGTTTGCCTTTTCTTGGCGTTATTCATATTCGTAATTGCCGTTTTTATACTAATTCTGCTGAGAGGACGGGAAATGCCGAAAATATTATCAAGTCCATCTGTGAGAATTTGCCCATTTTGTCATGATTTTTAGCTCGAGGATTTTGCCCTTACCCTTGCCCTTGCCCTTGTCCGCGCCCCCTTCATTCTTTCAAAATTTTCCACTAAATTAGATGTCATCTAATCAATTGTCCACACAGAATCCGAACGAAATAGGAAGTCTCATTCGTAATTGGGTTCATTATGATAATATGTCGTCATCGTTCTATAAACAGACTCTCAATGCCCGAAAAATACGCTCCGAGTATGAATCCAAAATCCTTACGAATCTAAATCAAAATAAAATGGAAAATGCAATTATACAAATAAATGGCGGTCGTCTGGGCCTTGTAGAAGAAAAACAACCAGCCACGCTGACTATTCAAAAAATAGAAGATCTGCTACATAATTATTTCAAGACTCGAAAACAAACAGACCAGACTAGTGACATTTTAGACTTCATTAAGCAAAACCGCGGAGTTAGCAGTCAAACTCGCCTACGATATTTGGATCAACGGCGACCTACAAATTGAGGGTTTAAAAGCTGTAGAACTTTCTTTAATTTAGATTATATTATCAAGTATCCAAATTAAGGAAAGGGATAATGACTAGTCCTGGAATTAATTCTTATCATCAACTATGTGCTGAAAATTCATGGATTCGTTGGCTAAATAGCCCGATTCACATAAATGAATCGGATAGAATGGACGACCCAATCACTATTTGTCAATATCTTGAAACTATCTTTAGAAATCTATTTGATATTTTTCGACATAGAAGGATACATTTTTCCTGTAAAGATAATTTAATATTAAATGATGTCATGAATTACTATTTTGAATTATGGAGAGTTCATAGATTAAATGTATCCATAAAATATGATTATCATCTTACAAAATTCGGCAAATCACAACGAAAAAAAGGTCTATTACCAACTGCCGAAATGATGGAGTGTCTGGATAGAAAATTCACAAATTCATTTTGGATAAAGTTTCAGAATGAATTTGGAATGAGTTACGGAATTTTTGACCCAGAATTATCGGAATTTGGTAATATTTTTTGGAATAATATTCGATATTTTTTATATCAATATATTGATATTCAGTATTTAGAAAGTGAGAGTAATTCTTTTGAACGTTTTGAGTATTCTAGTGATAGTTATAAAACAAGTGAAAATAATGAGAGCAATGATTATATACATGCCGGCCTCAAAATTACAAAAAAGAATTTATCGGATGATCCCTACGTCATTGACCAATTTCTAGCGAAAGAATCAGGTGTTAATTGGTAATTTTATGAACTCCAATCACCTTTCTTGAAAGGTAATATTCCTATAGTATCGGCTTCTGCCGCGTATTTTTTAACTTTCTTATCAAACAATATTGCCTCTGGTGTTATTGGTTCGCCTGCTCCCTGAGTAATGATTTCCACAGAATGAGCAGATTCGGCTGGTTTAGTTCCGTAGCAGTTTACTCCAAACCGTAGGCCAGGGTTATCAAAGTATCCGCCGTTGACTCCTATTTGGCCACATGCGCCTCGTTGATCCTCTGGGCCTTGCTGTAACTTATCATAGGTTTCCTTCTGAGTCGGATAGACTGCGGCTTGACCTTTCACCCAACCATAATTACACCAGTCTGCACCTCGTTGATAGGCTTCTTTTACTTGTTCGTATGTCGCTAGCTCTGCGCCTAGTGCCTTACAGAGAGGTGCTGCATCGGCATACGTATAAATATTGGATGCGATATTGAACACCTGTTTATTCGGTGGAAGTATCTTCTCAATTTGCGGAGGTATGATGGACTCCACAGGGGGCGGGGGAGGTGCTTCTACACGAACCTCAGAGGGAGGTTCGGGTGCCACGACAGTCGGAACACTTAGGCCCATCGCCTCGCGAATTTTCTGAATAACATTTGAAACGGCAGCGTCAACCTGACTTTTGAATGACACGTATAGAATAACACACACTGTTAGAACACCGAGTGCTATTAGCATTGGCGCATGAATGAGTATACCTTCTGCACTTCCATTCTCGGAGAGGGAATTTTGAAGACTATCTTTGATCGGTTGACCCAAATCACCTTTCAATGAATTTAGTGAATCGTTTATAGTATTTGCAATACTATTGTAAGTATTACCGACAGTTTTCACTACATTTCCTTGTGCACCCGTATTCCCGAAATTTAATGTTGGCAAAATATTGAGATTTTTACTCATTCTTATGTATGCAGAACAAGTCCCTACCAGTTATTACTAAAATTAAGCATCTTATCTTGCTAAATTTTAGTATACTTGAATGTGATAAATATATGTGATAATGTATAGATTTAGAAAGTTTCCTCAGTTGTTCGGTTACCACCGCGTTCATTTATATACTTGCGTTGAGACGGAGTTGTGCATACACACCCCATGTCGGAAGAATAGGAGGAAGAGCAGCACTCTGGCTTGGCCTGATTGTATTTGAAAACGAATAGATTGTCGGGACCGGGCACAACCTCAGGACCAATCAAGGGTTCATTCGGCTTTGTGTATCGGAACTGACTGACTCCATTGTCGGGTTTCAGTGAAACTCCGTCAAAAGAACCGATTGGAATATAGGAATCTTTTGTGCCAGCAGCATTTTCCAAGAAATACTGCGTAAAACCCTCCGTCGTCGGATAATATGTCGCGTATACCATCAAGATATTCGCTAATAGTAAGAGAACAAGACCCGTTATAAGAAATCCCGTATTCATTCTAGTATCACTAAGGATAAAATCTAAAATTAGCAATGAAAAGAATTATTTAATCTTGATAGAATAAAATCATATGTTTGATTTAAATTTTGCGACCCAACCTCTGTAAAGTCCATAATTATCTTTTGCGGAATACCGGACTCACTGAATAGAAGAATCTGGCCATTTTCTGTAATTGGAAGTCTGATTTCTCTATTTGGCAATATTCCGTGCTTTGAAAAACCGTTGCTATCATTTTGTTCCAAATCTTTACACCATAAACTGTCACACGTAAATGTTGAAAATCCTACAATTCTTGATTTTACACCTACACTTGAGTCGGCCGATACTTCTATCATATCGCCTATGTGTGATTCATTTTCCCTATCGAGTATATTAATTAATCTGCCATTGACTTTATAGAAATATTCTTTGAGATTAAGACCATTACTAGTATTCGTATCTCGCCCATTCAATATTTTCCTGACAAGCTCCTCATACGCATTATTACCCTCATCGTCCGTATCAACTAATTCCTCCCAGTCTCGCACTAAAAGTCCAGACGAAGTTTCAAATACTCTCTGCTCAGTGACAAGACACCACAATCGCTCCCTTTTCTCCGAGCTCTCCTTTGAACGGCTATGATTCTTGGCAAAACACCAGCTGTTTTTCTCATTATCCCACAGAATATGGTATGAACTTACTAAACAGCCGTCAACATTCCATAATTGAACATTTTGTCCCGTAGTTTCTATCACAGCCTGAACTACACCTCCTTCTTTTAGCGAATCTCCCACCAAAATGTCGGATATCTTCTTGAACGTTCCATCCGTCATACAAATATCAGTCTCAGGTGCCAGACAAAAGGCTTCTGCCATGCCTCCCACAGCACCACCTCCGCCAGCTGCTGCTATTACTGCGATTGTAGGTAATATAATAGTTCCTATGAAGGGTGCCATGACAAAAAAAAGTATTACAACAAGTGCCACTAAAATGCCAAGAATAATTAGAACTACTTTTATTATAAAATCTTTGATGTTTATCATGCCTCTCAGAATAGTTAGACCCGTGTAAAGAAATGCCAACACAATTGTATTAATTTTCTGATAGGCCATTTTTAAATGTTGCGTAATGGCCATGACTTGATAGGCCACTGCCACGTAACGCTCATAGAAAGGCCGTAAAAAGGATAGGAATGCCTGGTAAATTCGTGAAAAAATGTTACGCACAATATTCAATCCACCCCCTATTGAGCCCGCCACGCCCATTTGGCCTTTAAATATAAACATGAATGGCACCATAAGTGTTTCCATTATTTCCGTAACACGCCGTTTCATACAAAAACTAAAATTTTCTTGGGCAAATTCCGTATCAGAGCGCGAATCCGTCGATGGTTTGAAATAGGACGCCCCAAACATGACTGGCAAGTCACAGCGGCGTTTGTCCCAATTTCGAATAATTGTTTGTTTTTCAATACTAAATACAGCATAGGCCAGCAACGAAAGTAATATCCCTGTTAGGGCTAAAAATGGCCATATTAGCATCTTCTAGTGAGCTCCCCTTCCTACCATTTTCCTACGAAGTTAGGCCTCATAAAATTCCGAATTTAAATAACGTGTATATACTTCCTCGGAATCGGGCGAAAACACTTCCAAATAATCCCGTATATAGTTACCATCTGCCAATTCAATTTGCGATGAAGACTCCACAAATATACCAATGAAAATTTGCGGAGTTGAAAATCTCTTAATAGGAAATATTTCACCTGCGCGCTGCCATGATAATGTAGAATGACGCCACAATAAAGTGGATGCCGATATAACTGATTTTTCAAGTTCGCAATACTCTGTAATTTGTTTCTTGACGATTCCCACCACTCGGTAATTTGTAGACAATTTTTGTCCTATGGATATATTACATGCGCTGATTTTTTCACCATTCTTTAGGCAGATTTTGGTTTCTGGAGAAATAGTTGGAGAATATTCTGAAAATTCATAGGATATATTCGATAAATTCGCCGATTGTGCCGCCGCGCCCGTAGCCGTATTATTTACTATGTTCTGTAAATTCTCCATTGTTTCATTATCACCTATGGCTGTTTCATCATAATCCGAGAAAATTAGTAAATCATTGAATGTTATTGTATGACTATCCGTGTTTAGACAAATTAATGGTAAATGTTTCCCTCCGCTCCACGACGTATACAAAACAGCCTCTGGATAATCCCGTGATTGAATCCATTTTCCATTCCACCGTATATAGTGATTTGTGCTTACGTGAATGTAGGCGGAACCAGACTTATCCTGTCGTGGAATGAGAACCATTGGCTGACCATCCGCCAAAAATTCAAATGTCGCTGTTACAGTCTCTTTTCCTGGAAGAAGAACATCGCCTATTTTAACGGACTTAATAGGAATGAACCCTTTATCTTGGACTTCTATCAACGTATCTGGACTGAAACAAAATGTATCAAGAAACTTGAATAGAACCGTATTAGATAGGCTCTGCATCCCAGTTAAAGCCGATAATCCCATGTAAATCACGGCAAAAAAAGTGGCGTAGAGACGATACATTAGCTGTTTAATTGTAATGGCACTCACACGGACTCGGAAAAAAAACTGGCGAATTCTGTCCGTAAATTCCTGGAATATTACATTAATACCACCGCCCATTGTGGCAATCGATAGTCGCATACTATTGAGACTTCCCAGCAGAGTGCCCAGAACACCTGTCAGACCACGCAACATAGTAGTAAAGGATGACGTGTAGTCTCCAGAATGTTCTTCAAAGACTTTGCCCATACAAAATTGGAAATTTTCGGCGGCATCAAATCCATATAGAGTTGCGAACGGCATTATAGAAGGATTACAGCGATATTGGGGCCAGTTTCTCCGAATTTTTGCTACGTTGGATAAACTTGTAATGAAAGTCAAAATTAGAGAAAATATTATTAACATGAAAATTATAACGGCTATCCCATTTGAAACATCCCAAAGAGCGTTGCCTTGTTCAAGGATACGATATTGAGATTTCAGTCCTTCTATGGAATTCGTCGATTCCATCCCTGTGCTTCCCTTATAAAATTAATATTTAGGTAAATCTCGAATTTATTTATGGCATAAAACGAAGCATTTCCAGTGAATAAATGCTTCGTTTCAATAATTATAATATTTATCGCGTCTAAAATGCTCTTAAATCTGAATGTTCCCGCACCCAATTTCTATCGGCGGTAAATTTGCGGGATGCTTCAGGGGCAGTGCGGGTCGTCAACTTCGCAACGGCATCCAACTTTCGAAAAACTCCCAGGGCTCCGAATTCTCTCATAGCTTTCTCCAGGGCCGCATGGCGCGCAGACTCTGACAAATCGGTCGAATACCCGTGCTTTTTTAATTCTCCCTGACGAAGAGGACCAATTAGACCCCTGCCTGATTCTAAACCCTTACCCTTTTTTCCAAGATTTTTAATACACCCAGGCTTCACATATATATCACGTGCAGTAGGTTTAACCCGTATGACTTTTCCTTTTTTAATCTGCACATATCCTTCTCTGCGAATGGTATTTCGAAAATGACGAACATAACCCTTGCGCACTATCATACCCTCGGGACATGACAATTCTCCGCGAGCCGTAGCAGCTGCCGCAGCCGACGAACGGCTCAATCTCCGTGTCGCTCTCTCACTCAGTCTTTTTTTAAATTCGCGCTGGGATTCTGTGTATTTTGTAGTTGAACGCACACAGCGAGGGGGCACATAGCGTCCAGTATTCTTCACTGTATAGGAAGTTCTTTTATGATATCCAGATGGACATCCCCTTCTAGAATTATAATGAAGAGATTTAACAAATTTATGAGTAAACGCCATTCCCTAATATTAATATAATTTTTTTGAATGGAGCAGGGCCTATTCCTCCGAGTTCCCCAGCCACCACGCATATCGGAAAAAATAATTATCCAGGAATGACTCAATAGGAATATTGTCAGAGGGATCATCTGAACGAGCTGACTGAATGGTTATAATTAATTTATGAAATGATTCCTTTGTTTTATTGGATACATTTCCAATATCTTTTACGGAATTAGGACTGCCATTCATTAAAATATTCTTCAATTTCTGGTGTATTTGCTCTAATGTCGCAAGATATCGCGACTCCGTCTCTTTCAGCTCTCCTTCATAATATTTTTCATTATTAACATCATAGACGTCCTCATACACTCTCTTTTTAGTCTCATGAGCAAGTTGAATAATTTCCACAGGAACTTCCATTCCAGTGCTCTACTTTGCTTTGATAAAAGCTAAAATAACAAGTAATATACCCGCCGCGAACAATGTCGGATAACTGAAATCACAGAAACCAGATATAGTGCCGCCAGGGGAAGCGGGCGGAGGTGGATTTGGATCATACAATGTATCGGCGCGAGAGGCGGCTGTCAATTCCGTCAATTGTGTATTCGTATCATTCATTTCCCTTTTCGCGGTTGTAGAGCCAGTTCCTACCGGTAGAGTCTGTTGAACTACAGGGTCTAGGACTGAATTTGTTGACATTATATCTATTTAATCATTCATAATACTTTTTAGTCAGCCTAAACCAATGGACAAAATACACTTTATAAAGAATGAGCCAGAATAATTCATTTCGACCTGGACCAGTTGAAAGACAATCCTACGATGATGCCGCCAGTGAAGCTCAGAATCGGCCATTGGAATATGACCCGTCTGTCCGCGCTAATTATATTCGCCAAATGCTACGAGATATACCTCAGATGCTTGAAAGAGGCATGACAGAGGAGCAAATAAAGACGGAAACAGGTGATTTTGCGAAAAATTATCCCAATTTTTTCAAGAAATTAATGGATAAAGAAGATCTTCAGCCCATATACACTATGATTAACATGCTTGATAGGATGGGAGCGGGTGAAATTAACCAGCATCAGGCATCTGTAGTAGTAGGAACCAAACTTTATCAGAAATATATTGAACCCTCTCTGCGTCGTTCAGGCACTCAATAGGCGATGTGGTATTCTGAATTTTACACACCAATTATAACTGAGTTTCTCATTTCGTTTTAATAAATTCCTTATTTCGTTATTGGGACCCTCTGTGCTGCCTGATTGATGGAATTCATGATGGATTTTCTGAATAGTTTGAAAGATAATTTCCAGATATTTTATTTGAAATTCAATTAATTGTTCTTGAAATATTTCAAGATTGTAGAGAAATTCAGAAGGCAGGCCCTCAGGATAAAAAGAAACCAGGCCAGGCGGAGATAATTGTATCCTGTCCATTTTTTTTATTATTTCATTCTCTCCTCCCTGCCCATATTTGAATCCAATCCCTACAAAGTATTGCTCGGGATTGCATGGACGACTCATAGCAGGCTTATAGAGAGTCCATTTTGAAAAACACTGTTGTATTATAAAAATAAGTTGTTTTGTATTCTCATTCTGAATATCAAAAAACTTCAGTATCATCATTCCTCCCTTTTTTAAACATCCGAGGCCGATTCTGGCGGAGGCCAATAAGATGGGGAAAATCTGCGATTCCTGATTTTCGTAATTTTCCGAAAAATCTAGGCCACCGTCGGCCGTATACAAATGGACTTTCCCATGGTTATGTTGAACAGAATCGACGAAACTATCTTGATTTTCCAATTTTAAAATATCCCCAGTCTTGTCTTCCCCATATACAATCTGGATTTGCTTGTGTTTTGCCAGAAAATTACTTGCTCTTCTCCAGCCTGGGACATTAGAATGATTGGACCGCAATGTGATGGCCGTCGATGCCACGATTCGTGTCTTGTATTTATCTGCCATATCCCATATTGCCTCTATAAATCCCCCAGGCCCCTCACACGCATGAGCTGTTTTTAGGCCTGTCTGCTGAAAATCAGAGCGAAGTTCGTCGAAAAAATGGAACACTTCTAGGAGCTCTATCATTTTGAAATACGAACGACTGAGAGGTTTCAATATACAGATTGATTGTGGAAAATTAGGATATTTACATTGAGTATAAACAAGTTCATAGGGATTCACTAGTTTTTTATAATACTCCCAATTATCATTGTAAAATAAATGCGATACCTCATATTTTGCGATCTTTTTACGCAAATATTCCAAGTAATATTGCCGAATACAAGGAAAATTTTGTAGACTTTTTATGGGAAATATTGGATTATATTGGGAACCAGGAATCAATAAAAAATTCAACCAGGGTGGTTTTTCACTCTCGTGAAATTCATTTGGATATACTATGGAATTAGGTAAATTAGTCGCCATACTTAATAAGAGATTATAATCCTTAGGCGGTGGTGCTGCTCGCCGCGTCCGAGTCGAGCCAGTGCGTCACTAGAGAAGGTCGGATCATCTCTAAATTTCTTCCAATTCTACGTCTGGTTCTTCGATGATATTCGCCGCTGCTGGTATCTGGAGATGAACCTGGAATTGCGTTGTTGAACACGGGTCCGTTATTGCAACGGCATTATCAATTAGGTCCGAGATATCACCGTCCTGTTCCTCCTCATCAACTGGCACAGGCGGCAGACCCTCACTCAAGCGTGCCAAGGCCTGCTCATCTAGAAGAATTTGACTGTATGCTGTTCCTCCGCGAATCACCTGACCCATCATAATATTTGCGCTTACACCCGTCACAGAATCCATTTCACCAAAGATAGATGCTTTCTGCACAATCTTCTCTGTCTCCTCAAATGACATCTTTGCAAGGGGGCCAATATCGTTCTTGTTAATGCCATAACGGTCCGCCGACATTAGACGACCAGCTCGTGTCATTACATCTGCAAGCAGACCTAGATGTCTATAATTCACACCAACTTCATTGAATAGAGAATTAATCTCAATCATTAGAGTTTCACGAGTAGCCTCGATTCCTAGCACTTCATAAATATCATGAACATTTGTGCTAAGCAATTTCGTGCCGTCGACTAGAGGGTGATTCATTACAGCAATATAATTGGAACCATCCGTATCCAAAATATACTGCTCAATTGTATCATATCTCATATCAACCGCCTCGGCTTCTCCCTCACCACCGACCTTCTTAAGTTCCAAAATCTGATTATCTTTGCGGAATGTGACCGCTTTGATTCCAGGAATTCCACGAATCACCGTGGTAATCAGGAGACTATTAAGGAATTTTTTGAGACCCATATAATCACTGTTGAGACTCTTATCCTCCTCAATACGAATCACTAGCTTATCAGCATTGTAGTCTGTATAGGACACTTGGAGATTATCCTGATTTGAATTATTGATTGCGAACACGACATCCTGAATAGAGATATTTTTATTGAACATTATTTCCCTGTTAAGCTCCAGGCGAATGACCCATTTGTTCGTATTTGTCTGAGCGGCGTCCGACTTCGATTCAGCCACGCCATCCTTATCCGTCTCCTCTTCCCCTGCCAGACTTGCTTCTATTAGACGATTAAATCGCACCCACTCCTTGTCCTCCTCATTTACATTTTCCTCAGTCGGCTCCCAGAATATTGCAGCCTTATTGGTAATCATCTTCAGAGTTGTCAATTCCAAGTCCTGTTGGACTTCTCGTGCGCGGTCCTTGTTGTCTCGCAACTCAGGCTTGAGTGGAATTACGAGCGAAGTGGCCTTTGGATTTTTCGTAACCTTGAGAAGCTCACGTAGACGAGGGACACCTCGTGTGACATTCGATTTAGATGCCACACCTGCAAGATGGAACGTATTCAACGTCATCTGTGTAGCAGGCTCTCCAATTGACTGCGCTGCAATGATACCGACCTGCTCACCAGGTTGCGCCCAGGACTTCATATGGCGGACGACCAATGTCTCAGTCAATGTATCAAATGCTCGCCGAGTAAAACGCTCCTTGAGAATAATGTTGTGAGGTGCTAAATAAAATCGCACAAGAGCTGCCCAGATACGATTATAAGGAGCAGTTCGCGCCACGACGCGTTCGATTCCCGCCAATACCACATCGGGCACTAAATCCGTTCGTCCATCGGGAGTCAGGCCGAACTGAATCTTCGTATTCATGATACAACGTGATACATTGACTGGGGCCTGCACTGCGCCAACATCAAGATTAGACGATTTACCAACATATTCTACCAAAATACGCTGGTCTTCAATAGCCTTTTCTATAAAGTCACCCATAATTTCGGAATTAATAGACGGCACGCCCAGTCCTTCCTCCATAACAAGAGACCAGTCAACTGCCTCTAGCCCAAATGTCTTACGAATGTCGCCCTGGCTGAATTTGAGGAATGGCAGGGATTGTGACTCAATCTTGGTTGCGGCCGTGCCATCTTCTCCATAGTGGAATTGGACGATGTTGCCTGCCGCATCGCGCACCGTTCCGTCATGCTGAGTCACGAGATCCTCCAGAGCCTTGATAAGTTGTCTCTGAATATAACCTGTCTCCGCAGTTTTAACTGCAGTATCAATCAGACCCTCACGGCCTGACATGGCGTGAAAGAAGAATTCCTGGGGACTCAGGCCGCGAATAAAGGAAGACTCGATGAATCCACGGGACTCGGCGGAATCATCGTATTTCTTGTAATGCGGTAGCGTGCGATCTGTGAAGCCATACGTAATTCGTTTGCCTTCGATGGCCTGCTGACCTAGACAGGCGACCATTTGGGCAATATTCGTCTTGTTACCTTTGGAACCCGCCTTAATCATACTGATGAGACGATTTTCGCTTGATAGGGATTTGGTTGCCATGCCGCCTGCCGAATTTGTGGCCTCATTGAGAATCTTGAAAATCTGGTCCTCAAACTCCTGCTGGTTCGTTTTACCAGTATTGTTATCAAATAGACCCAAATGGACTTGGAGCATAATCTGCTCGACTTCCTTTTTCTTTTGCGCAATGATTTTCTCGACCTCGGCCTTCGTCGTGTCATCTGCAACCAAGTCACTAATACCGACGCTGAAACCATTGAGAACGAGAAAGGACTCCACAGTGGATTGAATAGCGTCCAGAAGTTCCACTGTCTGCTTGGGTCCATAGTCGTTATATGTAGTATGTATAATACCCTTTCCAGCCTTACCGAAAATGTCGTCGTCTAGAATTCCCTGTAGTATCTCGCCCTGGCGAATCTTGACATAATTCGGACTCTCCTGTGTATCCTTGTCATCATAGGACTTGTTGCCCATGGACATATTAATGGGCGGCAGAAGCTGGCTCATCACTTGCTGTCCAGTGTAGCGTGCAAGCTCTGCTTTAGGTGTTGGTAGAGTGCCGTCGAATCGCTTGTTATACATCATGAGATTCATAAACTCACGGCGATTGAATGTGATTCCTGGGCGGGTGAGACGATAGGAACCTGCAAGAGCATCCTGAACGACTCCAATCACGGGCTTGCCGTGACGCGGAGTGACAATCTGAAAAGGCACCGCTGCGATTTCCTCCAATTCTGTTGCGGTTGCCTCGGATTGGGCAAGATGTGCGTTCATTTCATCACCATCGAACGGTAGAATTTACCCATTTTTTCAAATGGGGGTAGAGTATATCTTATGCCGACTTTATAGGGTATGTATCCCCCCATATCGACCGACCCACGTTTACTCGTTGCACTGCATCCATGCCTGCACTTTGTGCACAGGTTTAGGACTTGGCTCAGGATTGCCCATTTCTTACTCGGTGCGTCAAGAGCCACCGAGCTCGCATCTCAGACGATTTTCACTATATCCTATTCGGCTATTAACCGAGGCCCCTGCTCCCTTTCGGGTCAGGTTAGTACGTCTGAGCTTTAGGGGTTCCCCTGAATTTGAGGGTCTTGCACCCAGATACCCGTCATAGTATCTGGGCACTAGATGGTTATATAGTAGATTACCAGCGAAATGATAAACTGGACCTACTGTAACACTTACACTGTTTTCCTGAATAGGTTTGTGTTACAACCTACTCAGCAGCCACCTGTTGCGGACTTCGAGTTATACTGTCTTCAATTATTTCAGGATTCGGATTCAATTCATTTATAAAATCAAGGGCAGTTAAATAGGCTTCTTCATGTGATATATTTTTTCCCCCAAAGCAAATTCGTATCTGTTCTTTATAATTTTTTGTTTCAACTGTGGATATGTATAGTGCAATAAGTTCTGATGCTGTTGTAATTCTAATTTTAGTCAGAATCTTATTATCAATTTGCTTAAGCTTCGTTGCATATTTCTCGTTAAGATTGGAACTAGTATAGATTTCTTCTGTCCAGGGACAATTCAGATTCTGAACAAAGTCAATAGCACTTGCTCTTGCTTTGTCATAGTCATCATGTTTATCCTGGCCAAATGTAATTCTGCGTGATGTTCCATCTTTTAATTTTAAAACAAGATATATAAGTGCAAATTCACCATTTCGCTTAATAGGTCTGATTACCGCAGACTCTGTATTTTCACGAAAATGGTTTTGAAGCGTAGTATTTGTATGATGCTTGTTTCTAGATTGTCGAGCAACATTCAGCCCATTTGGAGTAATTGTATTTAGTTGCTGAATCCATTTGGCTTCCAATTCATCCAGATGCTCTAACAATCCTCTTTCAAGCACCTCCACAGTGAAGTTATCTTTTCCAAATTGTCTAATTGATTTGGATAGGGGGGTTTCTGATTTGGTAGCGTTACTAACATGGTCTGACCATCGTCCTATGGGACCATAATTGTAAAGTCTGCCTTTTTTTTGTTTCTTATCACATGTCTGCCCAATATATTTTAGCCCTGTCGGAATACACTTGATTACGTAAATTGATCCTGACATCCTGAATTGCCTTTCTACTAAGGCTTTAGACTTTATTCCCGCAGTTAATCCGCATTGTAAGGCTTCACAACCTGCACGTTTAGACGGAAGGTCTTATAGGGCAGAATCTTCGCCCTGTGACACATCATGGACATCTTATGTAGCGTCGGCTGACGATTGAACAAGACAGGGTCATTATCCATCAAGTGCCGATTAACCACATCGCCATTGTATAGAACAATCTCGGCGGTGTTGATATGCTTCAGTGAAATCATGCGCCCGTCTGATCGCATAATCGTCTTGGCACCAGGCCACTTTGTGGGGCCATTCTGGACGAGCTTATAGAGTCGGTCGCGATTGTATTGAGTCACTCGCTCAGGCACCGTCAGATTCGTCGCGATTTCCATCGGCACACCCAACTCGGCAATCGACAGATTCGGGTCTCCAGTAATCACGGAACGCGCCGAGAATTCCACACGCTTGCCCTGAATATTGTAGCGAATACGACCCTCCTTTGCCCCAATACGCTGCTGAACGGATTTCAGTGGACGTCCCGAGCGCTGGGCGGCCAAATTGACACCAGGAATCTGATTGTCAACGAGAGTGGCAACGTGATATTGGACTACCGACGTCAATTCATCAATGACCTCCTTTTTAGCACCCGCGGCAATCTTTTGTGCTAGAATCTGGTCATTTTTGATAATGTCATGGAGTTTATGCGTCAGGTCATCCTCTGAGCGCTGATTATTATCCTGGACGACACTTGGACGAACCTGAGGAGGAGGAATCGGCATTACTGAGCAGATCATCCAGTCTGGACGACACCAATGCCTTGAGAGTCCCATGAAATCGACGTCCTCATCTGTAATACGCCGAAAGAGCCGATGGACAAATTCCACCTCCAACTCCATAGTGGATTTTGGCCGAGGAATCTCCGATGGTCCTGTCTCACCCTCGGACGCCACATTTTGCTGAGGTGCCAGCACACCCTCTGAGAAATGTGCCACGATTCGTGCAATTCCCTCTCGGACGAATTTTCGCGGCTGGGGAGCACCACAGCCATCTGCTGTCTCCTGACCACAACGTGAAATGTTCGTGCATAAATTTAGCACCTCTTTCCATCGTGCCTCGCCCTGTTTTTTCAACAAATCCTTATGAAGTTCCTTGTCGATCAGGAGTTTACCGCAGCTGATACAGCAGCATCTTAGCACATTCATAATCATTTGAAGAAATTGGAAGAAATACACTGGTCGTGCTAGTCTATAATGACCGAAATGGCCGGGACAACCATGATTCGTTTGTCCGCAACTTCGACAGACTTTGCCATTATCAAGGACACCCATGCGAGGATCAAACAAGCCGCCAATCTTTGGGTCATTTCCTACATAGGTGTCCTTTGATACGACTTCAACCACAGATCGTCTCTCAATCTCATCTGGCGAGAAGATTGAAAACTGGACTCCGACGATAGATTCAAGGTCCGAAGAAGGAACTTGAAATCCTGCGGGCATTCTACTTAAGGTTTATTTTGTAGTCTCTAAGTTCTGGCGAGGAAGCGATGCTCGATCAATTTTTGGAGTTGGACCAAAATCTACAATTGAAAAATTTTATAAATATTAAGTATATAAATGCCCTTTGAATTAAAAGCTGGTGAAAATTTGGATAACCTTGAACCTATAAATATTGGCTTATTAGAGCAAAATTTTGAGAATAATATGTATCCTAATAAAATTGTGGCCAAAAAAAATAGAATAGAATTGACATTTGATCATGCGGAAGAAGAAAATGGATATTATATGGCACAGCGGATTATTCAACAAATAGGACTTCCTCGAGCAGATGCGAATAGATTTATGAGTTATGAAGAAGTTACAGCTGAACTACGTGAGTTAATGCAGATGCCTAACGCCATGGGTGGCAGACGCAGACTCGGGCGTAGACGCAGACAAACACAAAGACGCAACATAAGCCGTAAAAACAGACGCTCTATGCGTTCGCGTAAATATTAATTGGATGAAATTATGGATCTGGCATATACAGAAGCATTTACTAAATATTCTTGCGTAATTTCTAAGTCTTGAGAATAATTAAATAAAATTCTTAGAAAAGAGAATGTTTATATTTTCTATTTTCTATTTAGAATGTCTTCGGCAACAAGAGAAATTATTCAAGAATTTTCTAGATTATTACGCACTGTAGAAGAGACTCAGGGGCAAGAACAAAAATACTATGCGTATATTAATATTCTAAACTTTTATGAAAAAAACAGTATTCTTTTCAATAACGAAAATCTAAAAAAGCAGATGTTTATAAAATCATTAGAACTTATATATATAATTAAGAATAGTGATAGAATTCAAGAGGAAAGTAAAAAAGGAAAAATAAGTGAAATTATAAAATTACTTTATAAATGTTATTATCGTGGATCTAGATTGGATGAATTTTCACATTCATTTATGTATTATTTTAATAATATAATATTACCAATTTTTGACAACAATCCATTATTAATGAGAAATTATTTGAATGATGAAATTTATGAAATACTTGATCAGGACAGAATTGAATATGGCACTAATAATAATGGAAATTATGGAGGTCGTCGCCGCAACCGCCGTCGCAATCGTAGCCGTGCCCGCGTAGGTCGCAACCGCACCCGTCGCACCCGCACCCGTCGAAACCGCACCATACGGAAAAATTGATTCCCGTCCTCCCCTACTATACACTTTCAGAAATGGCATCAAATCAGTATCGTCTTGAAATTCTACCTGTTGACTGGGAATCAACTGAGGAGGGATGTCCTTATAAATCCATTCGCTCACTAAATTCTGACAATGCTGGATATGATCTATATTGTCGTAGATTCATGACTATTCCTAATGTAGCAATGGCTAATGGCAAAGGAACTCTCATTCCGCTAGGTTTGAAGGCGCGGCTTGTGAAACTTGGACCTGTAGAAAGTGATTCTCACTATTGGCTGCTACCTCGCTCTAGTATTTATAAAACACCAATGATTATGGCGAATTCTGTGGGAGTAATTGATAAGACATATAGGGGTGAGCTCATGGCTCCTGTTCGTTCAATCGGCCCAGAATACAATATTGAATGCGGGGAGCGATATTTCCAGATTGTCGCTCCTGATATGGGTTGGATTACAGAAGTTCGCATTGTTGATAGTCTACCTGAAACACCTCGAGGCGAGGGTGGTTTTGGTTCTAGTGGGAAATGATTAGATGGCTATATAGGAAATGTAGCAAATGTAGCAAATGATAAAAAAATATTTTATAATTAAAATTAATATTTGGTTATAAGTCTTATATTTATTTTTTATGGTTGAGAAAATCTTTATTCATTTCCTTTGATGAATGTTGGGTAATTTGAAAACGACTGCATGTTCCACAATGGTCTTCATTGGACCAATTGACTTTATTTTCAATACGCTTTTCACAGTAATCAATCGTCCAACGTCCGAGAAATTTACGACTTTCTTTCATACTGAAATTAGCTAATTTTAGTATGAGAGTCTGGAGATTATTCATTTTACTAAAATCATAAACCGAGTATGATTTTAGTTCAAATTTATTTGGCTCTAGGCCATACAGGTTTTGCCACATAGGTGTCAGATTTGGTAAATTTTTCCTGAGGTTCTACAATCGTCGGCATTTTTCTTTCAGGTGTTGGTTGGCTCTGTTGGAAACTTTCGCCGCCACTGCCGCCACCCCACATCCTATCCTGGGCATCACGTTCCGCCTGGATCCTGGCAAGTCTTGCCTGGTTCTCAGCAGCTACTTCTGGATTACTTGGACGATACGAAGATGTTCCGTGACCTTCATAGAGACGTTTGGCACATTTAAATGTTCCACAACCACTCATTTCTATTTAGTAACTCCATAGAAATATTCACCGACGGACACAAAAATTGATGAACTATGTATTGATAACGAAAATCAAAAATGTCTGATCCGTCCCAGTCCCAACCAATCCAAGGTAAACTGTTCACCAAAAATTATATTGAGTTTTCAATTGTCTCAAATGGCCTAGAAATTCTCCAGTTCCAGGGTGCCCAAAAGGCCCGAGGCTGTCTCCCAGGCGACGAGGTCCAATGGGACACCGAGCACCAGTGTCTCCAACTAGTCTCAGTCTCCAATCATCAGCCCATTGTCGGAATTCTTCAGCTAACTTCCAAGACTCGCTATGGGCTTACAAGTCGTGGTCACCCTATCTTCCTATTCAGACCGTTCGATGCTTCGTATCCTCCATTTATAGTTGCATCAAGTCAGAAAAATCTAGAGAAGAATATGCTCTGCTCAATCCACTACAAAGACAATTGGAAACCCGATGTGACAACGTTCCCTAAGGGAGAAATTATCGATTATTTTGGCCAAGTAGGAGACTGGCAAGCCGAGCGTTCTGCCTTATTGATGAGATGGTGTCCTTGGAAGCCAGGCGCAGTTGACAAAACTTTCTGGGAGAATTGTCAGCGTAACTCTAAACAATTACAAGAACGTTTTGAAATATCTGACGCAATCGGTTATACATTTCATATTGATCCAGAAGGCTGTAAAGATGTGGATGACATCATTACAATCTGTCCGAAAAAAGAAAAAGAAGATTATTTTGCCGCCATTATAACGATCTCGGATGTAGGAGCGTGGATAGAGAGTAACAGCAGAATTGCTCAGACCGCGTCCCAGATTAGCCAAACATTTTACAGTGAAAAAGGGGTCGTTCTTCGTTCTATGCTGGCAAATATATTGAGCGAAGGCGTATTGTCTTTAAAAAATCAGAGAAATGACTCGGATTCTTGGAAACTGGGTATTAGTCTCAGAATTTACATAGGTATTGATAGTGAAAATAAACCACACATTATTACGAATAGCTCCACTTTGAGTCCAGCACTACTACTATCAAAAATAAAATCATCATCTATAAATACATTTACATATGATAATTTTACAGTAAACAGATTGCCAAATAGGGAATTTATGAAATATTCGGAAGAAATATATGAGGCCATAGAAAACTATTTAAATCGACCAGGATTTGACTGGAATACACATAATTTCATTGAAACATGTATGTTATTTTATAATGAATGGGTTGGGACTACACTTGCCAATCATAGACTGGGTGTCAAGACAATATATCGTTCACAGGATTCTCCTTGTGCAGAGCGAGTAAATCGGTGGAAAGAATTGGGACGGATCCATGGCTTTGGCGATGAACTCGCCTGGCTAGGCGCGAGTGCCGCAAAGTATACCCTGGGAACGGGCGGACATGCGGGACTGAATTTACAATTTTATACACATTCCAGCTCTCCTATTCGGCGGTTTTCCGATTTATGGAATCAGTGGCTTTTACATGAAGTCTTGGAAAATTCAGGACAGAGGGATTTAGCAATAGACAACTTAATAGAGAGGGTCAATGAGCGCTCCAAGGCGGCGAAACGATTTAGTAGAGAATTGGCGATTTTGGCGACAATTGAGAGTGGCAGACGGGAGTTCGAAGGTGTCTGTTTAGAGTGGCGGGAGGGGAGCTCTGGTTTTTGGAAGGGGCGTTTTTGGATTGCTGAGTGGAAAGAGATTGCTATAGTGCGACAGATGGCTGATAAAATGAGGCCCGAGCCTGGCAGTAGTTGTCGTATTCGTTGCGGAGTAAATTTGGCGTCTGGAGTATGGAGAGAGAGATTTGTTTTAGAGATTGTTGCGTGTGCGGCTGGCACGGCGACTGGCACGGCGACTGGCACGGCGGCGTCTTCGTAGGCCTCCCCGAACCTGATTGTTCTCAA